GATATGACGAGTCTAGGGGTACTCATCAAGGAAGAATATTCAATTCTACAGGCTTATCTGAGGGGTGGCATCACTTTTTTGTAACTGACGGACCCCGCGATGGAGGGTCAGCAAACGACGACATAAGAATATTTGTTGATGGAGTGCTTAAAACAACACAAGGCTTTGACTCCGGCACATACGTAGGTTCAGAAAATTTAGAAAGCCCCATAACCATAGGCGGATTAGGTAATGAAGATGAATTGCCAGAGGGTGTAATGATATCTGACATATCAATTTGGAACCAAGAGTTAATAGCGCAAAGTTCTAACGGAGTTTATCATGATCAGCTAGACAGCAGAATAGACGGCTTTTATCAAAGAGTATTATCAGGCCAATTAGACAGTAAGACTACCAGGCTAGAAATACTTCCAGGTGAAAAAGTAACATTCATAAAAAAGAATATTCTAGTTTTTAGATCTGAATCAATTGACCCTTTGTCCGGAGCGACTTTAACTAACAAAGTATCTTACTTCGTCGATGATATAAAGGTATTTGATGACTCAGAAAATTTGGTATCGTCTGAAATAGTACCTACTAACCAGCAGGCTTTCTTAGACTTAATTTACATGGATTCAGAATCATCTGGATTAAGAGCTGTTGTGCCTAATGAAAATATGGTCACAGATAAATTTTTTATAGAGTTGCCTATAGATGCTGACGTGATGGTTTCTGAATATCCGCCACTATTTTATACAGGGCCTAAACACGGCTCAGCGGGTAGAGCCGGAAATGCAATTACTTTACAGGCGTACGGAAACAATGCCGGCGAACTATACGGAGAAGGTGTTTTAAGCTTAGCGACAACGCAGCAATTTTTCGGTGATGAAGTATTTACAGAGGGCGAAAGAATTAAATTAACCGGCGGTTCTGAAAAAATGAACCACGCAGCTCCAGCTAAAATATTTAAAGACTCTGATGCGCTAATGAATACTGCTAAATTCTTAGGAAATAATGGATTAGTAAATTTTGCCAGGGTTTCTAATCCTGCTAGTGCGGCTGTCGATGAAGCTAGTGGGGAGACGGACCCAAAATTTACTAACCTAATAAACAAACTAAATAAAATTACCGTGACTAATCAAATTTCCATATCTGCAATTTTTTCTCTAGAAGAAGATATGAGCGACGGTGAATATAGAGATATCATTAATATGTCCGATAATGACGCCGGCGATGATGGTATAGGCAATGCTTTTCACGAAATAATATCTTTAGGGCTGTTTAAAGAAGCAAATAAGGACCCTCGACTATTTTTCTCTATAGCTTTTGAACATGTTAATGTTGGAAGACACGTTAGTAAATTTATTTCTTCTTTTTCTTTGACTAAGCATGTATCTAGCCACACCATTAGAACAGAAAGAGACAATGACGAATCTATTTCCGGTAAGTTTTATCATGTGTGTGTATCCTATGACGCTAGCTTGATAGACGGAAAAAGGACTAATTTGCCCGTATTCTTAGTCGACGGAAAAGAATATACAGTAAATGAGTTAAGAGGCTCACTCAGATCTCATCCGGCAGGAACTCCTAACGTAATTAGCAAATTAAACATTGTTCCGCTAGAAGGCACTTCAATACAGACTATAGAAAATTTCTGTATAGGTAATAATCAACTTGGTACCAACGAGTTCCCAGGTAGAATAGGCGAATCGTTAATTTGGTCTAAAGCTCTTTCTAGAAACGAGATGCAGAAATTAAGCGCTTATTATAAGGGATTAACTAGTATAAACCCAACAACTACTGGATATAGAGAGCTAGTAGGTTTTGCAAAAATTGGGTTTACAAAATCAACCAGTGAGCTTTTGTCAAGGCAAAGCGCTGCAGTGATAGATCCCGAAAATGAATTTTTAGGAGATGTCTTTGATAAAATAGTACCAGTTGATTCAGACAAGTTTATCAAGGTTGAAAACAATAATGTTGCTGAAGATGTTATTAGCGAATCTAGCTATGTAGGCAAAATTAATTTTAACTTTGAACCAACAATATCGACAGTCAGTAAATTTACTTCGATAATGCCTCTTAGGTCCACAAAAGGAATAGACATAAGTAGTGTAAGCAACGATGATTCGTCAAGAGAAAGCTTTCCCATTCCTGCTAAATATAAAGATAACTCCAGTCCAGCCGCAGATGCTATAAGCCCAGATTCTGGAATACTAAGTAATCCTTTCGGCGGTGCTTCAGGTACATCTTCTCCTTCAGGAAGACAGTTAGTTAGTTCTATAATAAGCACAGACTTCTCGCTAGAAGATAACTTGATAGCTACTCAGTTTGATTCTTTATCCGAAGAAGACAAGAAAGAATATGGCGACATTTTTTCTAGACAAAAAGAGGTTAGAAACAATCAAAGAAGAACTAGCCCTTATCTAATAAAGCCTACAGACCGGCTTATTTTTGGTTGGCAGAATCACTCATTTAACCCTACTCACGATTTCTCAGATGCCCGTAAAACAGTTTCAGAAGCCAGCGAGTTTATTTTAGGTGAGCAAATGTTTGATTTTATAGAATCAATAAAAGTAACGCTGTTTGGATCTAATGTAAGCTCTAGAAAAGAATCTCACGGTGGAGTAAAAGATAATTTAACCAGCAATTCTTTACATCAAATTGTTGGCGATGATCCGGTTTTAGACCAGTTTGATGTTTCTAACATAGAAATGTTGTCAGGTTCATACATAGATGCTTTGATGTTCGGAACTATGATTAAAAAAGGAGAAAATGGGCGACCTGTAACTGGCATAAGAGGCAGAAGAGGATCGCTGGCTTCTCACCATGGAGGACCTACGGGTTCTTTACAAAGAAACATTAAGCACTCGAGTACGGATTTAGTTTATGCAGATACTCAGTTGCCTTATTTTGGTCAAATTATAGCTACACTATTTCCTTCTGCGTCCTCTGTAAGAACCGGCTCTGTGACTTTAGAGGGAGACGTAGACTATGGTTCAGGGCTAACTTTTTCTGACGCAAACCCTGCTGCTACTGCTCAAAGAAATATAACATGGCCAAACATATACACTATAGACTTTTACGTATCGATACCGCAGTTTGAATTATTTCCGTATATAGGGGTACTTGAAAACAGCTTAGATATTAGCTATGTACCGGCAGCAACTTATCAATATTCTCCCGCAGTAGAATTAAAGCAGCCTGATGCTCCAGGAAATTTTAATGCTGTTGTAGAAAAAACTTCATTGCCGGGATTTGAAACACCTCAAGCTCCAAAGGGTAGAAATAACCCGGGAATGGAAGGGCCTTTTGGAGGGCCATCCGGTGGATTTAGTGGATTTCAACCATTTTCAGATCCAACTCTAGTAGGGATATTCCCTCAATCTGATGCGGATTTTTTAATTGTCGATTTTAATAATCCAGAAAGAAAAGCAAAGAGAATGTCAAATCTCGAGGGAACAATTTCTAGATTAGGAACTGCTGATACAAATCAAATTTTAGCCGCTCCTATGTTTAGACAGTTTACAACACAAGAAAATTTATTTGGAGTAAAGAACTTTGATGACGATTCTTTAACGACAGTCGGTTCTTCTGAACCTCTATCAATTACAGCAACTGAAAAATCTAAAATAGCTCTTTCTAAATTTTCTTTCGGCATATCTGCAGGGAGGCAGAGAATACTTTATTCTGGTTTACCCGCGATCCCTGTTTCTTCCAGCTTTTTTGTGCCGCAGCCTAGAGGTTTTAAATACGGAGTTATGAATACTCCTCCATTAAGGCCTTTTAATATTTACAGAAGAGACAGATATGGACAATTTAGAGATATGCTTGAACAGCACCCAGAAACTCATTTTAACAGAGATAGCGGCAGATCAAAGGTTATACCTTCGGTAATAATAAACTACGTTTCTAGAGAAGGCGAAGCAAGAGTAGATCCAGAATCTACAAACACACAAAACTTATCAATATTTGCAACTTCATCGCGTCCTTATTCAGATGGAGATATAGGAATAGACAGAATAACTACTCAACCAGATCTATTAGATCAAATAGATATTCAGCTGGAAGCTGATGCTGTGCTGGATGAATAGTCATGACCAAAAAAGTAAAACCGGAAAAGTATAAGGACATACCTGCTGCGATAATAAGAAATCGTAGTAAGCAGCAGGTAGACACCGTATTTTTTCCAAACAGCGTCGTTGTAAAACCTAAACTTAAAGTAATAGGTGTTCTGCAAACTACAGAAATATTAAACGCCGGCGAAGTTCGTGAAGCTGGAGTTCCTATAACTCCAGCTAGCTTTTTGTTTACTCCTGGTGTAATGTTGATAAAGGCTAATTCACAGTCTGTTGCTAGCCCTGATAGAAATACTGATTTTATAGACTTAGCGACAGCTTACGGTTTTAATAGAGAAGTAGATTTTTTGGGATATGGAAATTTAGAAAGCCACCTAAATACATCTTTTACTTATGTTAATGTTATAAATCAGATTACGGCTAGTGCGAACAGCGGAAAGCCTTTATACATTGGAACTCCTTTAGATACAGATGGAAAAGTTTTAAACATTACGGGTTCAAGCGGTTCAATATCTTTTTATACAGAAACTAGTGCAAACCGTGCAAATAATTTAGACCCGGATAAATACCTGGCTTTAAAACTAGAATTTGAAAAAAATAATTCTGATGATGTAACTTATAGATGCTTGTTTTTGAGCCAATACCTAAGTAAATCTGATTCTACTGAACACCAAACCGGCGTCAGGCCTTTACCTCAAGTAAATGGAGAAAATATACAAGAGCAGCTGAGATCTATAAATCTATCTAACCCTTTTATTATAAAAGGCAAATCACAAACCGTTAGAATAAACCGTGCCTTTACAGTAAAAAAGCTAGAGCCTGGAGATAAAGGCGAGACTGGAGGTCCAGGAGATGAAGGGCCGCAAGGACCTCCTGGACCAGCAATCGATGTAAATGTAGATATAAGTCCTGAGCCTCTTACTTTAATTTCTGATCAATCAGGAGTAGTAACTCTATCTAATGCAGATTTTGTTACTTTGACAGTTGATATTTCAGGTAGCCATGCACAATATGATCAACCTACTTCAGATCTTGAGTCTAAAAACCCGTCGGCAGACTTAAAATATAGTATCGCTGTCTTAGATTCTAAAGCATTATTTTCAGATAAAGACGGCTCGACTCATGAGATAGACCATGATTCAGCAAACAGCCCCAATGTTATAGATGGTAACAATAAAAACCCAATAGTTTTTCACAATAACGAAGAAGATAGACTAAAGCTGTTAGTGTCTAGTGATGCAGAAAATAATGCTAAAATACTAGTAGATTTAGCATCTCAGTTTATTGATGTAAATAAAATATGGACTAAGTGTAAAGTAGACTTAGATCTATATATAAATAGAGACGGAGCAATACCTGATCTTCCTGGCCGTCATTTATCTTTTGAAATAGTAAAAAACATACCTATAGCTCCAATCGACGTTTCATTCACAAATCCAGATATCGTAATAGTTACTAGTTCAGAAGGTGGTCATCCAGATACAAATAAACAGATGGATAACGGTAACGACACCGGATCTTCTAACCTAGATGACAATATTCCGGTAACAGCTTTTACAAAAGTCACTGCAAAAGCAGGCCAAGTAGACTTAGCTTTTTACGGACACTGCCAAAGTGAAACTGATATAGACGTAGACTCCTATGCAATTGTTTCTAACGAAATTGTCGCGACAACCGACAATGGAACAGTTATGGGTCCTGGAGAAGTCGGGGATACTTTGGTGGCAGCTAGAACAACTTATGTCGACAGTACTGATTCTTCAGTTGGGGATAAAAGTTTTTTTATACAGGTCAGAAACATAAATGGCAATTTAAGACTAATATTAAAAGTAACAGAAGAAGATTCAGACGCAAAACTTCAAGTTTGGCTTTTAGATATATACGAAGATAACTCTAATACTACCTTCAATAATATTACATTAGAAGTACCTGTAAGAATAAATAATGCCGGCACTATAACTACAGAAAATAAAACGCTGGTTGTTTCAAAACAAAAAAATCCTGAAGATCTAATAAGTGTAAATTTGTCTAGAGAAACAATAAGCATTAGTACTGATTATTTAGGAAGACACCCTACCACTGGCCTTCAGTATGATAGCTATCCAGCGGGTTCGGAGAGGCTTTTGCCTGCTGCGGCTTTTACTAAAATAGAGGTTACGTCAGGAAATGAAAATTTAGCTTTTGGCGGTCATAATATACCGGATAACGAAGATAATGATACAGAACTAAACACTTATCAAATAATTTCTAGCGAAACCGTATACAAAACTCAAGGCCCACCTAGATCAGATGGTTCTAACGGAACTCTTGAAGAAAGAACTTTGCCGATAACACAATTAAGGACAATCTCAGTTTACCCAAATGGAGGCTCCGGAAATCCCAAAAATGACTCAGACATAATAGGATTTAAAGATTACCACATCTGGGGACGCAATGCTACATCAGCACAAAATGCAGTTTTTGGACTACACGTTTCTGAAGATTCAGGAAGCGCAAAACTTTCTGTTTCTTTATTAGATTATACCGACGGTACCGAAAACGCAGCTGATATTTCAGAATCAGAGCTATTTAACAGCGTAGATGTTGAATTAACAATAAGAGTAAATTCCAAAGGGATTATTAAAAACTTTACAAAAACTTTTACGGTAGAGAAAAATAAGTCCGGACCTCCTTCGGTATCAGTTGGGTTTTCCAAAGAAACTATAAACGTAGAATCTGATTTCTTGGGAAGAAATCCAGATAATCCTAACGCATCTAGTAGCGCAAGTTGGACAGATACTCATTTTACAGAAAATCATAGCACAATAGTAGATGTAAAAGCTGGTAGCGATAAACTAACGTGGAATGGAGACCAAAATAGTGAAAACCCTGATAACCCAGATGAAAACACCTTTGTTATAGATTGGCATAATATAACAGGTACCACAAATAACGGAACAGTCTTAAAGTACGCAGGAAGTGGAGGCTGGCATGCCACTGATATCGATAAAAATTACTCTGTTTTCATAGGTCAAAGCGACGGTTATATAGCATCTCTAAAGATAGAAGAAGATAATGGTAGTCCAAAGATATCAATGGAGCAATTAGGTCAATTTGAAGATACTACCGAAGAATGGGAAATTTCAAGTACCGTCATTACTAGATTTGATTCCATAACAATAGAAATACCTTTTATATCAACCGTTGGCGGAATTACTAGCACCACAACGAAATCTTTAGAAATCGTAAAAAATAAATTAGATCTAGAAGATGTTACGGCAACAGTTACTAGAAGTACCATAAACGTAAGCACAAATCACCACGGAGGAACTCAATCAGAAGCTTTAGGAAACCTATTGTCTGAAGGAGGATTGTTAAGATCATCGACCACGGGAAACAATTCAGCTGCCGGCTTTAACACTTATACCGGAATACCTTTGTCGGCGTTTACACAAATAAAAGTAAAAACCCCTTCTTTGGATTTACCTTTTGAAGGCCTAGGAGATTCTGATAATCTTCCTGACGAAAATACATTTAGAATCAACAAATCTACTATAACAATAGCTACTGATAACGGTGTTGAGTTTTCCGGCTTGTTTGGTATCGCGCCACAACCTCATATAAGATTTACCGACGGCGCTGTCAACGACCCCGTATTTGGTGATAAAGATTTTGATTTCACGGGACGAAATACAGAGAGAACCATCATCGGTTTTGATGTTGACGAAGTAGAAAACAGCGCAAAAATTAGATTAGAGTATCTTCACTGCCTAACAGATAAAACCGACATCAACACTAACAACTCTAAGTTTGACACAGCAACCGTAAATATAGAATTATTAATAAACAACATGGGGATTCAAACAACTGAAACCGTTAGTTTCGATGTAGTAAAAATAAAAGACCCAATGCCTTCTCCTTCTGTAACGGTAGAGCCGGCCTCTGTTTCGCTAAGCGCAAACCATGAGGGCGTAGTATCAGACTATTCGCCAGGGGTAACTGCTATAAATGCTTATGCCGGAAATACTCAATTAGAACTCAATGCATCACCTTCTTGCGTTCAAGATTCTTATAAAAGACACAGCAAACCCCAAGTTAATATAGAAGCAGGCACCATGGATGTCACTTCTGATAATAAAACATCGACTATGTCTGCCCCTAGTAACATGACTGCAAATACAGCGTCAATAACATTTCCTATTACTTGTAGAATAGGCGGTGAAGATACTCGTATAGAAAAAATACAAACATATTCAAAAACTATAAATGGTGAAGATGGCGAACCCGGACAACCGGGTGAACCTGGTGAGACGGCACCGGGATTTCTTCTTTTAGACCTCAGTTCCTCTTCCGTCGTCTTCACCAGTTCGAATCATACGATTGCCAGCCCTTCATTTGTTACTGCAACTATAATTCAGTTTAACCAATCTGCAAACCTTGCGTCTAGTGATGTTACCCTAACTGGCGGCACCATATTAAACTTTTCTAAAGTGTATGATCCGAGAGTTGGTACCGGGAGATATACTTTCCGCATCAATCTCCCAGTGGGCCAGAATAATTTTCCAGTTACTGCAACGGTTGAAAAGAGTGGACTATCGTCGTCAAAAACTGTCGGAAAGGTAGTTAACGGCGATGACGGCGAAACACCCCCGGAGACACTTACAAAGGGATTTGTATTTTCTTTGAACTTCAATAATCTCAAATTCGAAGATCCACAGCAAGTCGCCAACTTGCCTATTACTTTTATACTTAAAAAATCTGGAAACGCAGGCCAAGAACCGGGTTTTGAAATTCCTGGAAGCGTTGTTCAAGCGCACAACGAACGCATGCTCGTAGGCGAAGAGCTTCCCACTACGATCGGCAACGAAAGTAATGTTCCTTATAGAAGCCAAATTATGTGGTCGCCTGCAGAAAATATTAAAATAAAAAGTTATAATATACAAGCTAGTACAGATGCCAACGTCTCTGGGTTTAAATATAGAAGTTCTTTGTTTTTTAGTATCGCGAATCTCCTAGGAGAAGGAGGAGACGAATCTCCAGATATATCCCCGGACACCGGATATTTTCAGAGAAGTGGAACCGGCAATAATTTAGGCCTAGGCAATAATTTTAATGTCAGTCGAAAGTCTTTTGATTCGGTCATGACCGATTCAAAATCAGGCATAAACTTAGACGTAGGTCCCAATGAAGACCGATCTCATTTAGGATTTGCCTTCGTACTTATTCCTACGGCTGCAATAAATGACATGCAAGGGGCATCAATACACTTTTTTGTGAATATACAATATACAACTTAGGATAAATCGAAAGAAAGATTTGTATAATTAAATAACATGGCAGGAATACTAAACAATAAAGAGCGCATAATGGATTTGCTGGTTACTAAAGAAGGCCGTCGACAAGCGGCCTATGGTCAGCTTAGAGTTCAATATGCAACATTTACAGACCATCATACTTTTTATCACGCTAGTGGATCAGAAGGGGTTGCAGAAGATGCTACCAATAGAATATTTTTTGAGGCCTCTAGCCGCTATCAGGACGTCATAGTACCCGAGCTTGAACCTGGTACAACATCTACAAGCCAACCATTCAGAACAGAAGATTTCAGAGTCTCAGGCAAGTCTGTTGCATCTGGAACATTTAGATTAGGGGTAAGCTCTATAGGTCCGATTGTGTTAACCGGTTCAGAATTAGCAGAAGGTACCGGTAGAATGCTTCAGGGAGTAACTAAAAATTTTACTGACCAAAGAATAATAGGTACAGAAGATCCATTTTCTTCTACTAGCGGATTTAAAATATCCCAGCCGCTAACTGGAACATTTAATCTACATAACTATACAAAATACAACGAGGCACCAGCTGGACCCCCAGGTTCTAGAGGATCAGAAACAATAAACGTAGATACTAGCTTGTCCATGTTTCAAGATGTAAAACTTTCTCATCTTCCAAACTTTAAGTTTTTACCTCCGGTTAATAGATCTACCGATGGCGGACAAACTGCTGTTCCGTTGGGCGTTTACCCTCAGCTAGATGACCACTATATTATGAATTACAGTGATTTAGAGGATCACTTAGAAGGAAAAGAATATTTCGAAATAGAGTTTGAAGAAACCTCGAGGGATAATAATTTAATAGCACAAGCTTTTGAGTTTTCTAATACTGATATAGAAAAATTATCCATAATAGATTTTGGAGTATTTCCAGATAATGATCCTTTTAGTCCGGATAAACATGTTTATTTTATAGGCAAAGTAAGAAGAGATTCTTCTGGTACAGATACTTTTATAAACTTATTTACAGTGGTTTTTGATTAATGAGCATAGGAATACAAATACTTCAGAACAGTATAGACTTTAAGTCTTTTATGAAGCCGCTGTCTGAAAATGATAATAAATTTTTTAAACTAACAGATATAATAAAAGATTTATCTTCAGAAGGTATAAATGAAGAAAAGCCTGCGATGTTTAAAAACGGGCTAGATCAATACGGTTCATATCAATATACTTTTAGTGCAATACTAGACCCTGACGTTGTTCAAGACTCTAATTTAAAAAGATTAAGGTTTCGTTTTTTTACAGAAGAGTTTATAAATCTAGGGTACAATGCAGAAAATGTTAGAAAAAGAAAAGAGTTCCAGTCTTTCTTTTTAAATCTAGAGCAACAATATGAAGTAGATAAAGTAACGACCGTATCTTCAGACGAAGATCAAACTAGAACAACTATATTTCCATCTACTACTAAATTTCATTTTTTCGAAAGACCAAGAACTTCAGTTCAGAGAGGAAATTCTCAGGTAGTTCCAATAAAAAGCGTTTTAGAATTAGACGAGGATGGAAGAATTCAAAGGCTAAGTAGATCTACAACGGAAGAAAGAAATTTAGATTTTATAAATAGAAACATAAGAATTTCTAACGAATTATCATCTCCGTTATCTCATTTTCCTTTGCCTTCATCTAAGCTAAGCATGACTCAAACAAGGGCGGGATTATTTGATATAGACGCTCATTTTTCAAAAGAGCCAGGAATTAATAATTTAAAGAGGCCATCAACTGGGAAATTTTGCAGTTTAAATGCAGTTTCTTTTACGGAAGTAATAAGCAAAAATCAAAAAAATATAAGATCGAGGCTTAGCGACAAAGAGCTGTTAGATTTTATAATAGAATTAAGAGATTCAAATAGTAACTTCATGAACATGGAATTAAAAACCAACCATGTTAGATGCGTAGAAAGACTTATTACTATTGATTTTAATATCCCTAGATCAATTGTCGGAGCAGATGATTTTGGGGTAGAGATAACTCCGCTATATAATGATGATGGTGACAATACTGAAAAAGAATGCGTAAAAACTTTTATTACGATAAATAACTCAGATATTTCTGATTTGTTTTTATCTACGCCAATAGTTCCTCCTTCTATAAAGCTGCTAGCAAATACTCCTAGGAGATGCATTATAGAAGTAAAAAGAAATGATCCATCTAATACGGCAATAAAATTATTTAGACAAGAATACGATCCGAGTACTAACCTATATTCAAAACCAAGCCTGGTTGGAGAAATTCAGCCGGATGAACCCAACATTATTTCTGACAACAATATTAACAACTATTATCCTAAAAAAATAGTTTATAAGGCAATACAAGAGCATGGAAGGTTAACAGATTTAGTAGGCTGCACTTCATCAATAATGGTTCCAGGATTAAGATCCGGAGTACATAGAAGTTCACAGCCGTATAACACTTCAACTATAATTTGCGAGAATAGAGTAGAATCAGTAAAAATATTAGTCACCAATATTTCTTCTAATATTAAAAAAATAAGGTTAATAAGAGAGAGGCTTACTAGTTCTGGAATGTCTACAAATGAAAGGGTGACTATACCCTTTCGCAGAGGCGTAAACGAAGTATTTTTGCAGTCCGATATGACGACTACTAATTTTTCCGACTTTACAACAACCCCAGGTCTAAAATATAGATACTACCTAGTAATGCTAGACGCGAAAGGAAAAGAGTTTGTATCTGACGAAGAAGAGTTTTTAGAAAGATTGGTTCCTAGTTTAGCAAAAGACAGTTTTAGCGTATCTATAAACGGCCCTACTATAGAAGATAGTACAGCGGTTTTTAATATTCAGACCAGACCCACTCGTTTAGGCGTAAATTTTCTAGAAGAATCTTTAAGCGAGATAGGGAGAAAAGAGTTGTTGGATAGTAATTCTAAGTCGGGGGTTCTGTCTAAAGATTTTGTAGTTTTTTCAGTAGATGAAATAAACCACTCAACAGGCAGAAGAAAATCTATAGGGTTCTGTAGATCAGGAAAGTTTAGCGTTCCTTTAATATCAGACGGTTCAACTAGAACATACCAATTTAATATGTGTTTAGTGGCTCCGGAGGCAATAGTGCCTAACGTAGAAATAAAATTATCTAGACCTGGAAGACCTGGCGATTTTGAAAAAAAGTATAGAGCCAATAAATTTAAGTCTTCTCTTTTAACTCGAGTTGGAGCAGTTCCGTCTTCCAGAAGATTAAATTCTTTTGACATAGATGGAGCAATCCTCTTAGGAAAAACAGGGTATTCTATTAGTAGAACAGTCGATAGCACAAAAAATAAAAGCAAAATAACAAGCCCTACTATATCAGAATCTTCTTCTTATGCTTCTATATTTTGGGATTTAACAAAAGATCAAGCTTCTAAAAAAGTTCATGAAAATTTTATGGTCGATTATTTTATAGTCTGCTGTAAACTAAATGGAAACATGCTTACATTAGGTACGGTTGAAAATACTAAAGAGTCTGGCCGTTTTTATTTTACAGATAAAAATGTTTACAGGGAAGTGGGCACAAAAGAATATTTTATAATAGGGATCTGCAACGATGTTAAAAACTCGGTAGTTTCGTCTTCTGTCTCTTCTAATAGAAGATTTAGCATACCAGAAGAAATAGTGGAATCTTCAAAAGCAGAATTGATTGGTGTAAATTAATGTCTCAAAATAACATGAATTATAGTGGCGCAAGTTTTACTAGGACTTCTAATCAGAGCGCTTCTTCTAAAAACTATGTAAAAGACGAGACTGTAGTATCTAATTTATCTGATTTTTCTGCAGAAGATTATAAAACATTTAAATTTTCCAGAGTGTCAAATGCGGCATCAAAAGCTCTTTTTAAAAACGCAATAGAATCTCTAAGAAGAGACATTCATAACACAGATTTTTCATTAGAAAATATAGGTAATTTTCTTTTTAAGAAAATAAACATCCCCGAGCTGTCAGACTTGTTTGATGCTAGAATATTAGAATGTGAATTAGATAAAAATATAATTGAAAAAATTTACGAAAAGCTTGAAAATACAGAAGTTAAACAGCTTATAGCAGACTCTACAGAAAAAACCATACAAGAAATAGAAGACTTTAGAAGTGCAATAGACTTAATAAGAACGCATATAGACGAATATAATGGCGCAGTATCTTCTTTGACAACAAAGCCCGATGAGTCTTCTTTTAACGAAAGAATGGAAGAGCTGAGCAATATTTCCCACATATTAAAAAGAGATCTAGAAAGCATGTCTAGAACTCAAAGAATAATATATTCTCTTAGAGAGCTTCATTTTCATTATTATCGCGGATATTTTATGAGCTCTGTAAGAAGCGACAGAAATACAAGCGATAGCTTTAACGGGACTACAAATCTTCATAATCCTGTTTCAATAGCTCACAACGATGGGCATTATAATATAGAAGGATTAGCTAGTAAAAGAGACATACAGCCTAATTCAATACCTGCATTAGAAAGTTCAGGAGACTTAATTGATCTTTTTCTAAGGTGCAGCGTTATAACTTCTATACTGAGAAGAGCTGCCGGAGTAGCAAGACTTGAGAATTCAGACGAAGGAAGAGCTAGAAACGTATCTAGCAAACTTCCTATAGACTCTATAACTGGCGGCACTGATGTTTTATATACAACCGAGGATAAATACCCGAACCAAAGTATAGGCAAATATTTTACCGTCAAAAAATCAAAAAAAGAAACCAAGTTTAGAGTGGTTGGAAGAGATACTGTTGCACTTTTAGAGCCTACTTCTAAAGCAGCTAGCTCAGGTATACCAGACGAATATCTAGATTTAGATGATGTAAATTCATCTATGCATTTTTTTAAAGATGTTTTACACGACCCTATAAATCATAAAATGGATTTATTTTCTGAGTATCTTTCAGAAATGGGGTCATACGTAAATAGCAGTAAAGACTATATTGAAAAATTAACTTGCGCAGATCAAGAAGGTTCAATAATACTTCCGCACGTTTTATTTAAAAGAGTTTTAGAGGATTTCCAAAAACACTTTTCTCTTTTAGCAGAGCGTGCAACCTTAAGAGAAGTTACTGCAAATTTTTTCACTGTTCAAAACTTAGAAGACTCTAAGCTTTTTGAATTAGTAAGAAACAGAGTTGCACAGCTTTTATTGGCTGAAGATATTTCAGGGGCAGAAGTAGAAAAATCGGCTTTTTATTCAAGCGCAATAACAGACCGCGGTAAATTAGGAAACGCTGTAACTAATACTAGAAGAGCGCTCGACAGAGACCCAGAGCACCTTCAGGCTATAATTGATGGCATACAAAGTAAATGCTTTGACATTTCTGATCCTTTTAATTATGGAAATCACTCAGGGTTTAACTGCACAATAAACATACTCAGATCAATTTTATCAAATGCCGGCGAACTAGATGCAGATGATAGAAGCTCTACAATAGGTATATCCATGAGGAACCTATTAGAGATGGGGCAAGACGTAAATAGCGATTTAAATATCATTAATATGATAGCAAAACTTTATATAGAGATAGAAAAAGAGTGTAGCCGAATCGCTAATCTAGATTCAGGTAACGGTGATTATTTTTCCGGGGCTGTAGGAAGAGCTAGGGGAACTAGAATAAAATTTTCTACAATCTTGTATCAGCTTTGCGTTATTTACAAAAAAATGACTACTTTTGGATCTTTGGAACCAATTAGGTTAAGAAACGACCCAGAGTATTCTCCTGACGGACAACTAGTCCAAGGCGGACTTTTTATTTTTATGTTAGCTGATATTGGCGATCTCCTAAATAAGACCGCAAGAACATCCGATGAAAAAACTGCTAGAGATACAATGACTCAATTTTACAATGATGACATTAGGCCTATAGCAATGCGGCTAGGATATGATTTTTCTCACGCTAAAAACTTTTCTACTATGCTAGACTACATACTTCCTGCTATAGGAGAAATGAAACCGGACTCTATAGATCTTCTTTTTGATAGCAGTTATAAAATACCCGGAACAAATATATCTAAAAATTCATCTTCTTACGGTTTATCTTTTAGGCCTGCGCAGTTTTCAAAAGTTTACCATTACCTAGTTAGAGAGTCTAACGGCGCAGTAAAATATCTAGAATTAATAAAAAAAGAAATAGATGAATACAAGCTACAGACAGAATCGATGGTATCTTTATCTGAAAAATTTAATGCATCAGGAGAAGACGCTAGCCCTATAAGAAAATTATACGAAGCCAAAAAATTTGATAAGTACTTAAAAACTACTAGCGATTTTGCCGTAAATAATTTAGACTACAGATTAGACAGAGTTTCGGAAGTTGTATTAAATAATCAACCTTCTATGGACGTAAACTTATCTAAATTTGTTAAGTTTAATTTTTTAAACATGATTTCAAGTTCTGAAACAGAAAGAGACGACGGAGGAACCTTTATTCATGTATTAGGTTTAGAGTCTGGAAAGCTTCTTTCTAAATCTAGCGATAGAAAAAATATAAAATCAAAAGGATTTGCTAAAATAAAAACGACTACAGATAATCTGTTTTTCTACACTGAATTAAAGTCTAAAGAGGAGTATTTTGAAAAGCAGATAAGGATATCGGTAGATGAAACAAGCTTGGTAAACTTGTTAAAAAAGCTTGACGAAGACGGCGAAACTTTTGAGAATCTAGATTCTCTAATTCCAAAAATTAAGTTTAGAACAGCGAACGACATGGAGTTTTTAGGAAACGACACCGAATCAAAAGCTGCGTTAGGAATAAATAGCAGTAATCTAGTAAAGAAAAGACTAAAGACGGTAATTCAAGATTTTATAACTCAAAAAGCGCTAGAAATTCTATACGGATTAGAGTTTAATTCGTCGCTAGTTTCTAAAAGCAGCATAGAAAACACGAATAGGTCTATTGATGCTCTGCCAATAATGTGTGAAGCTGTTAAAATAGCCGGCGGAGATGACTCTATAATAAAAGAACTATATACAATAAAAAATGGAAACTTGATAGCTCCTACACTTGAAAAACAAATTCAATCTATAAAACCTTACGAAGAACAAACGCCAGATGGTATAGTTATAAAATCTCCAAAACTAACTGAAGAGCATTTAATGTTAGCCGGACTTTTATATTCTACTAAAATAGCCTATACAGGGATGTTAGAAAAAATGCTTCTATCTCCAGCGGTCTATGATGAAATATTTTTTATTAGAACGAAAATGAATAATTTAGTAGGGGAAAATATGTTTGATCTGTCTAGAAGAGCCATGGCCAGCTGGCCTACTGCACAGCATCGAGGCATTCAAACAAACAGCGACAAACAGATCGCCTCCAAGCAGATTATGGACATGATAACTGGAGTAGATTATACTTCTAGAACATTTTACGTGGAATTAAAAGACTTATGATAAAATGTAGAAAACCTCATATAAGCATGGATCTTCCTGATGCAAAAATAAATTCAGCAAAGTTTGTATACAATTTTTTTGTTCCGGACGAGAGAAATAACGATACAGGCATTTCAAGAATAAAACAAAAGCCGCAAGATAATTTTCCAAGAGAAGTGTTAGATAAGCAAGTACCTAGATCAGTAAGACTCAACTTTTCTTTATCTGATTTTGAAATTGGTACAGTAGAGTCTGGAACATCTAATTCTAGTTCTACTTCAGAAAAATATGAAAAGTTTTATTCAAACGAAACAGTGGATATAAATAGACTTTCTGATTTTATACAAAGCGAAAATGATATTTGCTCCATCTTCGATGAATCTTTAAAGTATAATGATACTTTGCTTAGAGAAAGACTAAAATCTAAGTCAGATTTATTGGCTGGGCTAATTGATCAAGTACCTGGTACCTCATCCGCAACTAAAGAAGTTGCAAATTTAATGAAGGATATATCTAACCAGGATGCAATAACAGATATAAATTCCACTATATCTAATCCAAATGCCAGTTTTGTAAATGACGTAGGGGAAGAGTTTAAACTTCTTAGGTTTGAAAAGGCAACTAGAATAAGCTTAAAATGTTATGTTAACAAACCTTCAATAATGAACTTTGTGTATTCAGACCTAAAATCTTCGAGTTTTAATCAATCTAGCATGCTTTCTATGAATAAACATTTTGAAAATATAGATTCAAAGCTAGAAAATAAAAAATATTACGAGCCCGTAGTAAAAGTCGATGTAAACCTTTCTCGTAATGAAGGATCTGTTCGGCTTCAACCTAGGTTAGCTTCACTGTCTAAAAATAACTCTTCACAAGCTTTTGATGGATATCTGATACCCAGACTAAGTTCTCACATAGTGGGATATATAGTAAAAAGAAGAACAAACATTACCGGGACTTCTAAGTACAGCGAAAGAATTTTTTATCTTAATGGATCTAGAATAGATAGCTTTATTGATACTGAGATTTTATATGGAAAAACTTATTTTTATGAAGTAGCCGCAGTTTTTAGATTAAAATACAGCTATCCAATATTCCATGGATTAGATTCTGGTAGATTTGCTACTGATACATTTTTAGTTAGAAGTGACTATTCTCCTCCTGAAAAAGTAAAATGCATAGAAAAAGTTCCGCCTAAAGCCCCAGCGGTAACTTTTTACAATTTTGATTTTGGAAAAGATGAGGGACTTCTTATCGACTGGAGGATACCTGGTTCTAAACAAAGAGACATAAAGTACTTTCAAGTATTTAGAAGAAAAACAATACACGATCCATTTACTTGTATAGCATTACTTGATTTTGATGATTCTGAAGTAAGAACTGTTCCTATAGAAATGGTTAGAAGTGACGCCACGTATAAAACAAATTACGCTCGAGCTTTTTTTAAAGATTACGAATTTGGAAGAACTTCAAAGTACATATACTCTATAGCAACAGTAGATGCCCATGGGCTTTCCTCTCCCTATGGTCCGCAGTCTTTGATTTACTTTGATGTAGACTCTAATTCGCTGGTTGTTAGAAGAGTATCGAGGTCTGGTGCACCTAAGCAGTATCCTAATTTTTTCATAGATCCAGAAATGGACGACAACGTAACTGTCAATAATTTAACTCAAGATGTCATGCTGTCTAGCAATAAAAGAAAAATAAGGATATACCTAGACGCGGATTGTAGATACTTATCATCACAACAGTCTGGAAATGAGGAAATGATAAAGCTATCTACAGCTAACTCTTTTTATAAGTTTCACATGATAAACATAGACAGACAAAAATCAGCAGACTACGAAATTAGGTTTGAAGATAACAGGCGAGAACAATAATAATAATAGAATATAAATCTAGGCAACAAATATATTTACGCCATGTTGCGCTAGAGGTATAATTAGTTGTAGGAATAATAATATGGGTTTTTTAGATCATTCAACAAATAACGTTTTAATAGATGCCGTCTTAACTGATGAAGGGCGCAGATTATTAGCAGCGAACGATGGAAGCTTTAGGATCAGCATGTTCTCTTTAGGGGATGATGAAGTAGATTACAGCATGATATCAAAGTTCGGTAGAGCTGTAGGAAAAGAAAAAATTTCAAAAAACACACCTGTATTTGAAGCGCAAACCAGAAAAGATTTGGCTATAAAACATAGGTTGTTAACTTTACCAGACCAGACTGTAACTATACTTCCGACGCTTAGATTAACATCTGCAGGGTACACAGAAGCATCTAACACTTTGGCTTTCGATGCCAATAACCAGAACAGAAATTTAACAGTAGAGCAACAAATAGAGGGAGAATCTAGAATACCAGATGGTTTATCAGATTCAACTTTTTCAATTCAGCTTCCTGATAGATTTTTAAGGTTAGCAAACGCAAACCAGGGATTTGTTAGCTTAACGCCGAATAGCAGAATAGCTACTTACAAAGTAACTGCTGAAAACATAGACGCGAATACAGGCGTTGCTAGATTAAATTTAAATCTTCAAGTTAGAAACGGCCTTGATGACACAATCTACAGCATTTTCGGTACTCCACCTAACAAAAGCGTTATAGAATCGGTTATATCCATAGTTGGTGATCAGTCTGGAATACGTCTAGATTTTAACGTTCAGATTAGTAAATAGGGTTTTAAATGGCTATTATAACAGGCGGCAGCTTTAAAGAAATAAGTCCGGATGACATAAAAGTAAGAACAACAGAATTAAATCAGTTAATCGATGTAATACAAGAAGATATTTCTGGTTCAATTACTAGAAAAGCATACCAGGTTTTTTTAACTGGAGGAGTAGGAGCAGGCGTAACTAGTTCTTTATTTCAGACAGTTTTTGATCAAGACTTTACTCTGCAAACAGCAAACCCGATATTTGACATCACGGTTGGATTATCTTCTCAGAGCGATACCGTACAGAACGCTGCTATAGGTACAGAGGCGGCAAGCGGAAAGCTTTTATTTCCAAAAAACACTGTAATGATGAGAGAAAAAATAGATATATACAGACAATATGCATCTAATCTCTTAGGCAATTCAGACGCTAGATTTACTACTCCTTTTGGAAACGATCAAGAAACTATAGACGAAGCCGTTTTTATTTCTTTTAAGAGACTTTTTGCTCGAGACCAAATAAAAAGAGAAACGTTTGCAATTAGGCTATTTAAGTCTGCAGCGGATTCTGTCGGAAATACCGTAAATAATCTAGACGTGCGCTCTACAACAGGAGAGTCTATATACACAGACATAGGAGCTGCTTCAAACCAAAGAAGAACTTTTGGAGGAGAAGTTGCAAACATCGTCGATGCTTCAGATGTTGGAGAAAATGTAGGCCTTATATTTTATGATTCCGGAACGATTGTTTTAGACGCTAGAAAAGCGTTTGACCATGATCAACAACTTAGAGGCGTAATATCCGGAATGTTTTCTCTTAATAATACAACTAGCACAGAAAGCGGTACAACTTTAATGGGTGGTCCGGAAGGCGAAGATGACACAAACCCTTTAGCCAAATTAGTGCCCGATTTGTTTGTTTCTGCTTCTGTAGATGATATAGTTGATCACTTTTGTGAAACAAGGTTTGGAAACGGAAGCTTAACAGGAATAACTTTTCAAAATATTACCAATATAAATTCTACTCTTATTTTTTGCAGAGCATCTGCTGATGAGTTTAATTACTCTTCGAACCCAACATTTAAAGATACAGCGGGAAGAATAACAGTCGTTGATGCCGGCCAAGAAGAAACGCAAAGAAGTTTTGTTTTTCCTACTACCGTGGGGCTTCATGACGAGCAAGGCCGGCTATTGGCGGTAGCAAAAACTTCCAGACCTATAGAGAAAAACGACGAGAAAGATATTACCTTTAGGGTCAGGCTAGACTTCTAAGGGGGTGTCATGGCCATTATTCCTATAACAGGAGATAATTTACAGATATACAAGACTGTAGCACGTCCAAAAAGGATATTTACTTCATCATCCTTAGACGGCGTAACAGGCTCTTTTTATCTAAATGCCGATTATTCAAAGTCTGTAAAAGATGTGGACTTTAATATAACTCGAGGCACTTATGAAGAAAATTCTGTAGAGCAAGCTCGTCAAAAAATAATAGAAATAATAACGGATGAGCCAGAAAATTTTCCTGATCTAAATGCTACTTTCAGCGTAGATGTTGTTGGAGACGTCGACGTAAAAAGCATTATTGTTCATAATCAAGCCAGAATAGACCCTAACTCTCAACAGGGACCAGACGCCAAAATTGACGTTAACCGCTTAGGTTCAACTGTAGAATTTACGGCAACAGAAAACGGAAACGTCTCAACAGAAGACGCCGTAATAAGAGGAAGGACAGTAAAAGTTTTAAATGGAAATGGCGACGGATTTTTAACCGTCCCCGACGACCCAGTTTTAAATTTTCCAGACGCTAACGGCTTTTCTCTATCTATTTGGATATATCACCCGGATTCTGATATTCCTGACGGTTCAGAATTCGGTATAGTAAGTAAAGGAAACTCGGGTCAACGAGAATGGAGCCTTTTCTACAAAGAAAATAATCGCGGTTATTACTTCGAAAGGTTTGATGAATCTTCTAATCATGCCGAAGGAATAATTCTTCGAGATGTTCAGATTGAAACTGGTAAATGGAACCATTTTTTAATAACTGATGGCCCAATATCCGGAACGTCTGCTAACGACGATATGCGCTTTTACATCAACGGCTCGCTCAAGACCAGTGAATCGAACAGATCAAGTAACTATCAATCCTCTGAAGACTTAGGTGGCGACTTATTTATTGGTTCCGGACCGAAAGGTCCTTTACTGACTGATTTTAAAATTGCTGAAGTAGGATTATGGGACAGAGTTTTAAATAACAAAGAACGCCAGTCTGTGTATCAGGATGGGTTTACTTCTGTCTCTAAATCCCCAGTGGAGTATTCAGATGCCGTTTCAGAACATCTACAGCTTCATGCTGCGTATAGAAAAAACGAGAGGGAGCAATACAAGCTTTATAATATAGCACAGAATACTCAAGATGAAGTTTCTTTAGTTTGTTCTTCCGGCGGTTCAAATGTATTAACAAGAAAAATAGGGACAAAGAGATATAATTTTACCAGGTTTTCAAATAGAAATGATATGATTGAAATCGATAATCATGATCGACTAGATGAAATATTTGGGCCAGACTCTTCAGGACAAATTACTATTTCTGCATGGATTACTTGCACAGGAAACAATACGATTGCTGGGTTTTCTAGAATACTGGACCTAGGTGGTAACTACCAGCTGTGTATTACAAATGCCGGCAGAATAGGGTTTTACACAATCTACGAAGGAACTAATCATGTAGGGTGGAAGACATCCAGGTCTATAGGTTCTATACTAGGCCTACAAGATAATAATTTTACCGAAGAAATTCCTGTACACATTGCTGTTTCTTATAATCCCACAACATTTGATTTAAGTTTAGACCCAGAACCCCCATGGCGGGAATCTGACGAAACCCCTGTTTTCTTTGTTAATGGAGAAAAAATAGAAGGTATTGTTACTTCTGGTGCTTCTCAACCATCTGCAGAGACAAGAAAAAGAATAAATTTTCAAAACGAAAAGTCTAGTATAGGAAACAGGACTCAGGGAGATAGACCCTGGATAGGAGAAATTTCTGAATTATCTATTTGGAACAAAGCCTTAAGTTGGCAGAACATTATAGCCATATATAATGGAACTAAAAAAACAAAGTCTGGTTTTGAAGGCATCCAGGAATATATGCAGCTAGTAAAGAATACCGGACAACACATAAGGCAGACAAAAAGACAGGAAGTCAGAAGATATATACCGGGAACCAGGATGGAAGATAATTTTTTCCATAAGTTTACTATTAGGAATACTTTATTCAAACATTACAGAATACACTATCCTACTGCGCACTGGTCATATACAAATTACCATAGTTTAAACTTTTTTACTAGTGAAGCTAAAGATGGTCAAGAAAATGATTCTCCTTTTACTATACCAAAAAACAGCGTCATCGCCTATCCGGCTGCGACCAGCTCATTAGCTGCAGGCGGTGGAGACGTAAATAAACTGGCTCCGTCGAGCTCTTTTACCTTTGACTTCTTTATTAAGCCTAAAGGATCTACGCATAAAGACGATGATAGTCAGTGGACTGAAAACTACATGCCTGGATGCATATTGCACATGTCTTCTTGCTATGCCATAAGTTTAACGCCGGGATCTGACCTGGGTCCTGATGGTAGGCCTGAATCATACGGTTTAATGCTTCAATTATCTAGCAGTGCAGATGTTCCTCCTCACTCTATATCTTTTGTAGGAGATACTCCACACACTAGTTTAGCCGGCACAGACACCGGAAACTTTCCTATAGACTCTGACGGTAATGAAATTAACGATGCACTAAAATATCAGCTGTCTTATATATTTACATCTTCGGCTGGGGCTTTAAAAAGAGACAAGTGGCACCATGTGTCTATTAGGTGGGGTGGAACAGACTCTTTTAACGGATATGGAAACATAACGATAGACGGAAAAATAGATAGCCCTTTTGTTTTAAGTGAAACCGTGATTGAGTCCGCGGAGACCGCCAAAAGACCCAATGGCGCGAATCAAGACGATATAAACAATAGAAAACATCTTATAATGCAGGATCTTTTGGGTGATAACAACGGCGGAGTGTCGGATCCGGATGCTTTATTTGTAGGAAACTATTATGAGGGAACTAATATAGGGAATCAACAAGTAACCCTCTTGTTTGCGCCAAGCATAGCAGAAGAAGAAGGGCTAACTGCATTAAGCCCAGCTCTTACAGGAATTGGAGATATAGATCTAGATTATTCAGAAGATGTAAACAGCGTTGAGCAAGCAGAGCAGGACGACTACAGTGATTTTAACAGTCTAGATAAAGGGGTAACCTTTAGGCATCCGCTTAATGCAGAAATACATGACATAAAAATATACGATCACTATAGGCTAAATAGGCAAATCGAAGAACAGAGAAAAAGAGGTTCTGAGATAGAACCAGGCTTGCTTTTTTATGTTCCGCCGTTCTTTATTAAAGAATCTAGGTCTAGATCTATACTGCAGACTCCTTTTCAAAAAATGACTGGATCTACAGACACACCTTTTAATTCTCACTTATCTTTTGGCGTTTCGGGATTAGATATTAACTTGGAAAATTTTGTCAAAGATTTTGTGACAGGAGAATATCCTAGGCTTTTTCAACTAAAGTCAGGTCAGACTATAACGCAGGTAGACGAAGAGGGTTTGACCGCGAATATGATAATGTACGACAAGCCTACTCACAGAAAAAGAAACTATACAATATTACCTTGCGACAACGGCAGTTTTTATCCAAATTTTGAACTGTTGGCTTCCGGAAGTTCAACGCCTTCACCGGATGAAGACCATCCAGAAGGTAGATTTATAAACGACCTTGGAAAAAGAGATCTTAGAATGATTTCTTTAAACAACATGCTAAAAGGCGAAGAAAGGATATTGAGTTTTAATGAAGATGGAATAGGCACTATGTCTTCCGCTATTCTTGCTTCTACGCCTGAAAACCCCACCAGAAATCCTCAAATAGGCTATAGACTAGATTCAAAAAATATAATGACGGTTTTTCAAAGAACCGGCGACGATTCTTCTAACGAAGTAGTATTTTTCGATATATCCAACTTGTTCTACGGAGATAGAATATATCCAGGCAGTGTAGTCTTGACGGATACGGCCATGACTGGATCAGGTGGAGAAATTAATATTACGTTAAAGGATGATGGAAAAGGAAATTTATATAGGGACAATACCAACTCCGAACCTGCAACATGGTCATCGGTAGGAAATGTTTTATACGACGACGGTATTATAGCTATAAAATCTCCGCATTTATCCCTCTTTGGACTAGATGGATATACTTTAACGTTCGAGGGAGAAAGAAATATACACACCATGGAATATCAAATTCCCGCTCCAGCTGGTCTAATTAATTCTTCCTCTAACCCACAGTATAAAAAGCTGATACCTTCTGATTATGATTCAGAAAACGCTGATGAATTCGTTTATATGTCTGGATTACAGCTTCATGATAATAACTTAAACGTAGTCATGCGATCTAATTTCGCTCAACCCATTATAAAGAGAGATGGAGATCGTATTTTAGTAAAGATAAGAGTGGACTTTTAGTGATAGTTTTAGGACTAGATATATCAACTAGTTGTACCGGTTATTGCGTAATAGAAAGAAAAAATAAAGACAATATTCTTTTAGAAGCAGGTGCAATAAAATTAGATAGAAAAAAAGACTTATATCAAAAAGCCGTTGATTTATCTAACGATCTAGATAGAATAATAAAGAGCTTTAACCCTTCAAAAATAGTTGTAGAAGAAAATCTTCAGTCTTTTAGACCAGGAATGTCATCTGCAAAAACAATACTATCTTTAGCTAAATTTAACGGAATAACGTGTTATATTTTATACAGTACAACAGGAATTCAGCCGGAATCAATAAATGTAACAACTGCAAGAAATAGGTGTGGCCTTAAAATATCTAGAAAGTCGAGTCTAGATACTAAGTCCCAAGTTTTAAATTTTATTAAAGAACAAAGTTGTTTTAACGGGTTTCAATGGCCTAAAAAAACATTTACTAGAGGTCCACGAGAAGGAAAGACAGTAGACGATAGCTCTTGCTTTGATATAGCGGATTCAGCAATAGTAGCTATTTCTTCGTTAATTGAACAATCGTAATATACGAATATTATTTTATCATGCAAGATAGTAAGAAGCTTAAAGAGCTATGCAAATTAGCTTTTGGAAACGGCGATTTGTCTAGAGATAAAATAAACTTCGCTGTTAAATGCCCAGCCTGTAAGGAAACCAGGGCTAATAAAAAAAAGCTTATCGTCAGATTAGATGACGGAAGATATCATTGCTGGGTTTGTGGAATCAAGGGAAAATCTATAATTTCCTATATCTGCAAAACAAACCCCGGTCTATCGGAAAAAGCAAAGTCGTTAGGGTTTAAGCCTACAAGAGGTAAAGAGCAAGAAGACTTTGTAACTCTGCCTAAGGATTTTGTTGTTCTTAGCGAATACGAAGGTAGAGACCCCGATATTATTTCTGTTAAAAAAAATTTGGCAAAGAGAGGCCTTTCTGATTCAGATATATCCAGGTGGAGAATTTTGGCCTGCTCTAAAGGTTCATATAGAAGGCGCGCGATAATACCTTCTTTTGACGTAGATGGAAATTTAAATTATTACGTAGCTAGATGCATAGACCAAGGAACAAAGCCAAAGTATAAAAATCCAACTGCAAAAAAGAAAAATATAATATTTAACGAAATCGACATAGTTTGGTCCAAACCTATAATTTTAGTAGAAGGTGTTTTTGACGCGATAAAGTGCCCTGAAAACTGTATACCGATTTTAGGTTCTCAACTATCTAAAGACTCATTATTGTTTAAAAGACTGGTAACTAATCAATCTGAGGTTTATTTATCATTAGACCAAGACATGAAATCTAAAGCTTATGATATAGCTAGCATGTTGACATCATCTGGCTGTCCAACTTACGTAAGTTTTGCAGAAGAAGGAAAAGATATAGGCGATATGGATAAAAAATCTGTTATAGATCTATTAAGATCATCTGTTTCTTATAGTAGATCTGACAGTATATACCATAGAATATCTAATATAAAAAGTGGATCTATAATTTGAAGAAATATAAGTTTGCTCATTTTGCTGATGTACACTGGAGAGGATTAACCAGGCACAGTGAATACAAAAGAGCATTTAGTAATGCGTTTGAGACTCTTAGAAACGAGGCTGTAGACGCGATATTTATAGCCGGTGATATAGTACATTCAAAAACCCAAGGAATATCGCCTGAGTTGATTGATAGCTTATGCTGGTGGTTTAGAAAGCTAGAAGAAATTGCTCCAACCTATGTAGCTTTAGGTAATCATGATGGCCTTATCATGAATAAAGACCGTGAGGATGCGATAAGCCCTATAGTAAGAGCTTTAAATCTTCCGGAGCTATTTTTATTAAAAAACTCCGTAAACATAAAAGTTGAAGACAAGTTTAACGTATCTAATTTTAGCTGCTTTGATGAAGACTCATGGGGAAAATTAAAAATAGATCCCGATAGAATAAACATAGCTTTATATCATGGAGCAGTCAGAGGTAGTTTAACTGATATAGACTGGGAACTAGATGGTGAAGTAGAAGCATCGATGTTTTCAGGTTACGACTTTATATTTTTAGGGGATATACACAAGCAGCAATATCTAGACAAAGAAAAAAGGATAGCTTACTGCGGATCTACAATACAGCAGAACTACGGCGAAACTCCAGACAAAGGATTTATGATATGGGAAATCTGCGATAAAAACAATTATAGCTCTAAACACGTAAAAGTTGTTCATGATAGGCCTTTTGTAACGATAGATTGGAAGGGGTCTGTAAATAAAACATTAGACGAGGCCGACAATCACCCGGATCACGCTAGATTCAGAATAAAAACATCTGTACCTATAGCTCAAGGAGAAATAAGGCAGCTTTACTCTGGATTAAAAGAATTTAAGTCCGCTACTGAAATAGTCATGAAGTACGACACGGAAAGACCTGAGTTAACTTTAGAATCTTTTAACGGAAATAATTCTAAACTAAAAGTATATACTCCAGAATCAGTAGGAGAAATGATCGTAAATTATTATGAGAAAGCCGGTCTAAGCGAAAGGTCTAACAATAAATTAAAAGATTTAGTAAACAGGTTTTGGAAAAATGCAATGCAAACCGAAAAAATACCTGGAATATCTTGGCATTTAAAAAAGCTTGAATTTGATAATACGTTTGGTTATGGCAAAGGAAATTGCATAAACTTTGAGTCTATAGATGGGATATCAGGAATATTTGGCCAAAACAGAGTAGGTAAGTCCTCTATATGTGGAACTATAATGTACACAATGTTTAACACAACTGACAGGGGGTCTATATCAAATCTTCACGTAATAAACAGCAGAAAAGGTCATTGTAAGTCTAAAGCTATAATATCACGCTCCGGAAAAAACTATCTTATAGAAAGACAAACGGTTAAAAAAACTTCTCGCGCAGGTAAAGTTAACGCTACTACTCACCTAAACCTATTTGAAGTAGATGAAAACGAAAATATAATATCAGACTTAGCTGGAGAGCAAAGAAGAGATACAGAAAAAGAAATAAGAAAAATAGTAGGAAATCCAGAAGACTTTTTACTTACGTCACTAGCTAGCCAAGGCGAAATGTCTGCTTTTTTTAAACAAAAAGCTTCTTCTAGAAAAACTGTTCTTTCGAAATTTTTAGAATTAGATGTGTTTGAAAAATTAGCAGAAGCTGCAAGACCAGAAGCCTCTGGCGTAAGACAGCTTTTAAACTCTGTTCCTAATAGAGATTATGAAGTAACAATTTTAGACCTAAGAAATCAGTTAAAGTCTAGACTTCAGCAGAGAGAAAAAGAGTTTTCAGAACTAGATTTGCTTAGGTCTAAAATTAGAAAACTTGAGTTAACTTTAGCTACTCGCGATGATTCCAGCCTTGTTACTAAAATGGATGTTTCAGAGCAAGAAGATAGAGTAAAAATATTAAGCGATAGAAAAAATGAGTATGAAAACCTTATACAAATAACAGAATCTAAGCACAGGACTCTATCTGAAAAATCTGCAAAAATAAGTAATTTCAAAGAAGACTTTCCCATAGAAGACCTAAGAAGTTCTTTGTCTAATCTTTCAGATCTGCAAAACAACCTAGATAGACTAGAGCACGAGTCAGACATAGAAAAGTCTAAGCTTAAAAATTTTAAAAAAGAAGTATCTAAGTTAACAGAGGTTCCATGTGGAGATCAGTTTCCTAGTTGCAAATATATAACAAGCGCTCATAGAGCAAAAAAACAAATAGACAAAGTAAACGATAATATATCGCTCTTAAGATCAGATATTAGAGCTACTAATTCTGCAATAAAAAAGTTAGCTAAGCAAAACATAGAGGAAAAAATAGAAAAATTTAACGAGCTTATATCCAAGCTTAATAATTTTACAGTTGAAAAATCTAAACTAGAAATAGAGCTAAATAACCTAAAGAACAGTTACGAAAATACAAATAAAGACCTAAGAGTTCAAGAAGCTGAGCTAGATGAAAAAAGAGCAAACTTATCTTCTGACTCTAATGCAGATCAACTTTATTCTCTTAGAAAAAAACTAAAATCTATGAAAAGGTCTGCTGCAGAACTTGAAGAAAAGTACTCTATATCTTCTGAAAAGATAGGCCTTTTGCAATCCGATATAGATAAAAACATTGAACAGAAAGAAGAGTTTGATAGACTAAAAGAAGACTGGCGAATTTTTGAACTGTTTATAAGCGCAACATCTAAAAACGGAATTCCTTTAGAAGTTATTAGGGCTAGACTCCCAGAGATAAACTCTGAAATAGCTTCTATACTTCAAGGAGTTGCTGGATTTACAGTTGAGCTAGAGTCGGATGAAGGCTCCAATGAAATGAATATATACATAAACTACGGAGATTCTAAAAGAATAATAGAATGTTGCTCTGGGATGGAAAAAATGATGGCAGCTATGGCAATAAGAGTTGCGCTAACTAACGTATCTTCTTTACCCAAGGCTAGCATATTAATAATAGATGAAGGCTTTGGCGCTTTGGACAGCAGCAACCTAGAAGCTTGCAGCAGGTTCTTAGAGTCTTTAAAAAAATGGTTTAGGACTATTATCGTTATATCTCACATAGACGCCATAAAAGATGCAGCAGACAATATAATAGAAGTTTCTAGAAAAGGACCAGACGCTCATGTTTCAGTCAAGTAGAATTATAGTACATTCAAAAAAAATAAACATAACATGTGAGGTTTGTAATTTCGTAGCAAGAGATTATGAGGACATAGAATGTATTGAAAAAAATGGGTCTTGTACAGAGTGCTATGGAAACTTTGCATTTAATGATATGGAAGCATGGTTAGCAAACAAAAAACCTTCATCAGAACTTGCGAGAAAGAAGATGGGGATTCATAATTATAAAACAGTCGACGATGGAGGACTTAAATGAACGAACTAAATATAGTTTCGCAAATACTAGACAGCACTTATGGACATCCTAGCAAAAGTGCTTCTTATTCACTTAAACACAGCTTAAACGGAAATGTATTAGAACTAAAATATAGTACCATAGTTCATTTTGCTAGCGAGCAAGGACTACATAAGCAGATGGCTGTTCTAAGAGACCGGTCTAGTCAGATAATTGATAGCGTGTTGTCTAATTTAAAATCAGACTTTAGAGAGAAGGCAGACGCGACTTTAAAGATTGAAGACAAAGGCGGAAAAGATGATTTGGAATTAATATCTGCAACCGCAAACTCTTTAAGAAAAGTTGCTTACTACAAGTGTAACAGGGTTTTAGAGCTAAACGTCTAAAATGAGTTCAGTTCCAACAAAAAATAAACAGGTTAAAGAAATTATCCGATGTGGTAAAGACCCAGTTTATTTTATAAACAAGTATATAAAAATACAACATCCTACTAGAGGCCTAATAGGTTTTGATACTTACCCTTTTCAAAACGACTGTTTGGAACATTTTGTAGAGCACAGGTTTAACATTATACTAAAATCTAGGCAGCTGGGTATCTCTACTCTTACAGCTTGTTATGCGGTGTGGTTAGCTTGTTTTTATAAAGATAAAAATATTTTAGTAATAGCAACTAAGTTGGCCGTTGCTCAAAACTTTATAAAAAAAGTAAAAACTGCAATAAGAAGTATGCCTAGCTGGCTAAAGCTTCCGGAAATATCGTCTAGCAATAAACAAGGAGTAGAATTTAGTAACGGCTCTACAATAAAAGCTGTTCCTACATCTGACGATGCAGGTAGATCAGAAGCACTTTCTTTATTGATAGTTGATGAGGCCGCCTTTATAAGAAACTTTGAAGAACTCTGGATGGGATTGTATTCTACTCTATCGACAGGTGGTAGAGCAATAATATTATCTACCCCTAACGGAGTAGGTGATAAATATCACGAGCTTTGCGTTCAAGCAGAAGAGCAGCAAAACGAATTTAATTTTATCAAACTACTTTGGGACGTTCACCCCGAAAGAAACGAAGAGTGGTTTGAAACAGAAACAAAAAATATGTCTAGAAAGCAAATAGCGCAAGAACTAATGTGCGATTTTGCAGCATCCGGAGATACTTTTTTAACTGCAGAAGATATTGATGGATTAGCAAGAAGAATAAAGACGCCTATAGAGAGATGGGGTCCTGATATGGGCGTTTGGGTATGGAAATACTCTTTGAGTGAACACAACTACATAATATCCGCTGATGTAGCTCGAGGTGATGCTGGAGACTACTCTACTTTTCAAGTTTTTGATATTAATACCAGCGAACAAGTAGCCGAGTATAAGGGAAAAATACCGCCTGATCAGCTAGCCATATTATTAGCAGAAGCTGGTAAAAGATATTCTAACGCTTTAATATGCCCAGAAAATAACACGTATGGGTATGCCACTATAATGAAGCTAAACGAGCTAGGCTATCCTAATCTTTATTTTAAAAATGAAAAAGATAAGTACGCTTCAATTTATAGCGGAAAATCAGATATATCTAAGATAGGTTTTCAAACTAACGCACAATCGCGTGGAAAAATATTAACAAAGCTAGAGCAGGTTATAAGAACGAATAGCGTAACTTTTTATTCGTCTAGATTTCATGCAGAGCTAAAAACTTTCGTTTGGAAAGGAAAAAAGGCTCAAGCTCAAAAAGGAAAAAATGACGACTTAGTAATAGCTTCAGCTATAGGCGTATGGCTTTTTGATTCTGATCCTAAAAGAAATATGCAGAGCGTGAATTTAAACAAAGCTATGCTAGATGGTTTTGCAGTTAATTCTAGAACTACAAAAAGCACAAACGCTAATTGGAGCCATTCTTTAGCTAAAAACCCATATAAGCCAGTGGTTTTATCTAAAATGCCTACCAGCGGATCAAATAACGGTGTAGATTTTAGCTGGATATTGTAATTTAATTTGTGATATAACCTATTAAGATATTAAGTATTATTATAGGAGTTTTTAATGGCAGATAGAGCAAGTCTTTTTAATAGGCTGACTAAATTATTTAGATCAGGTCCTGTCATAAAAAGAAAAGTAAGAAATATAGACGCTAGAAATTCTGCCTCTACGGCTGTAGAAGTTTTTAGGAAGGCGCACAGCGATGTATATAATAGCACGCTTTCTTCCTACGGCGCTTTTGATAGAATGTCTAGATACAGCGATTTCAGTGAAATGGAATCTACACCAGAAATATCTTCTGCTTTAGACATATACGCCGAAGAAACAGTTTCATCTGACGAACACGGCAGAGTTCTTCATATACACTCCGACAATGCAAAAATAAAAGAAATACTAGACAATCTTTTTCACGATATATTAAATGTAGAATTTAATTTGCCAATGTGGACTCGTAATCTATGCAAGTATGGAGACTTCTTTTTATTTAATGACATTCATCCAGAATATGGAGTCATAAACGCTTATCCAATTTCTATTAGCGAAGTAGAAAGAGAAGAAGGGTTTGACCCTAGCGACCCTAGCGCAGTTAGGTTTAGGTGGATTACTCAAGGTAATCAAATTTTAGAAAACTGGCAAATGTCTCACTTTAGGCTTTTAGGCAACGACGCTTTTTTGCCTTATGGAAATTCAGTATTAGAGTCTGCAAGAAGAATATGGCGCCAGCTAATATTAATAGAAGATGCTATGCTTGTGTACCGAGTTATTAGAGCGCCTGAAAGAAGAGTTTTCTATATTGACGTAGGTAATGTCCCCCCAGAAGACGTATCAAATTATTTAGAGCAAGCACAAACTAGCCTAAAAAGAAATCAAATAATTGACAAGTCTAATGGGCAAGTAGACTTAAGATATAATCCGCTTAGCGTAGATGAAGATTATTTTCTTCCAGTCAGAGGCGGAGATTCAGGAACAAGGATAGATACACTAGCAGGCGGCCAAAATACTTCCGCAATAGAAGATGTTCAGTATATTCAAAAGAAGTTATTTGCTGCTTTAAAAATACCTAGAGCTTATCTAGGATATGATGAAGAAGTCGGAGCAAAGGCTACGCTTGCTCAAGAGGATATAAGGTTTAGCAGAGCAATACAAAGAATTCAGAAAGTTATTATTTCTGAGCTAAATAAGGTTGCTATGATACATCTTTATTGTCATGGTTATGAAGGAGAAGATTTAGCAGACTTTAATTTAATGCTATCTAACCCTTCTTCTTTAGCTCAACAACAAAAATTAGAGCTTATTAGAGTCAGGTTTGAAATTGCAGGATCTGCACCAGAGGGTTCGGTTAGTAGAAAATGGGTTCAAAAAAATGTTATAGGACTTACTGACTCTGAAATAGAAAACATAAAACAAGACAAGATAGACGAAAAACTATCTGATTCAGAGCTAGAAAATGTTCAGGCTGAAGCTCCTGAAGGGGCTGACGAAGATACAGATACAGCAGCAGACGAAGAGGCCGAGGAAGATCTTTTCGCTTCTGACAAAAAAGGCGGAGAGTTATTGACAGCTCAACCGCCAGAAGAAAATAATAAAAAATCTTCTAAAAAAGACGAAGAAGAAATTCCAAATATAAAACTATCCATTGATGACGAAGACGCTCCGATAAAAGCCCAGTCCGCGATAAGAAACGTTTTTGGAGGCGAACTAAATAAAAAAAGGACATCTAATGGACCTTCAAAAAATTCAATGCCCGATTTTTTAAAGATGACTTCTACTGGAAAGTCCGGACGCGGTCAAGATAGCTTAAATAAGCCTTACGGAAATAAGAAGTTTGTGGATCCATTTTCTGAATCAAGCGATCAGTCAGAGATGCCAAAACTATCAATAGGACTAGTAAAAACTTTGAATCACATGTCGAACAAAATAGGTATTAATAATAAGGCCTTACTTTCAGAGGCCGAAGACAAAAAGGGGGACCATAATGGCGAAGCATAACAAGAAGCGCAACGTCGGTCTGATTCATGAGCAGCTGATCAGAAAAATTAGCGAACATGTAGTCGATAAGGACCAAGATAATATTGACAAAATTTTCAATATAATAGAAAACAATTTCGTTAAAGGGAGCGAACTTTATAAAGAATTTAGGTTGTTCAATTCATTAGTTCACTCTAGAGTCGGATCTAAAGAAATTGCTTCTAAAATATTAGAAGAGAGTAAGTCAGCTGCTAAAAAACACAATATAAGCAAAATTGATCAGGAAAAATCAAAGTTGATAAAAGAGATCAATCACAACCTAGATGGAAAAGATCTGTACTCAACTCGAGTTGAAACATATAAGGTTTTTTCTACCGTTCAAGCTTTACTTAATGAATGGAGAGGGCACGGAAATCTTTTTCCTGAAGAAATAGTAAAATACGAAAGCCTTTTAGAAAATTGGCTTTGTAGAGGTAAAGAGGAAAATCAGAACAGCAATAAAGTCGGAGATCCTCTTGTTTTAAAAATGATGATACAAAAGTTTAATGAAAAGTATGAAGGAAACCTAAACAATATGCAGCGTTCCTTAATTGCTTCGAAGTTATCAGAAGATAATGAAAAAGTTTTAGAACAGGTCAGCACTATAAAAGAAGCAGGCCTGAAAAAAGTTAATGATTTTTATTCTAGCTGTGATAACAAGTTTTTGTTAGAGAAAAAAGAAGAAATTTTGTCTAGAATAGACAGTCTAGAGGTTTCTTCTTCTGATAAAATCATAGAAAGAGCTATGTCGTTAGCTAATCTTGTAGAAGAGCTGGAGAGTGAAGATGAGTAATAAAATGAAACTTTTAACCGAGTGGTTGCCTTTTGACTACTCTAAAGAAATGATAAAAGAGTCTAGAGATAACAACGACGGAAAAATAGTAATGAAGGGTATTCTTCAAAAAGCAGATACGTTAAATCAAAACGGAAGAATATATCCGGAGCCTATTTTAGAAAGAGAAGTAAGAAATTACCAAAAGTTTATCGAAGAATCAAGAGCGCTAGGAGAATGCGATCACCCAGATAGCAGCGTCGTTGAACTAAAGAACGCTTCTCATATAGTAAGAGAAGCTTACATGCAAGAAGGTGTATGTTACGGAACCGTAGAATTGCTTGATACTCCAAGCGGTAAAATACTTCAAAGCTTAGTAGAGTCTGGAGTTACTCTTGGTATCTCCAGCAGAGGCGTAGGGTCAACAAGAAGAGACGGCGACTACGATGTAGTTCAAGATGATTTTCAGCTTATTTGCTGGGATTTTGTTTCAGAGCCTTCTACGCCTGGAGCATTTATGATGAAAGAGGGAAGAGAGATTTCTAGAAGAGATCTAAACAACCACTTTAATAAAACAGATAGAATAAATAGGGCTATGAACGAAATCATAGCTTGGGAGGATTAATCATGGGAAATTGGGTATTACCAGGACTTGGAGATGTTGGCGCGTATCAAGTTTCAGGAACTCCTTTTGTTTTTGACGCAACCGGCGAACAAGCTGCAGCGGTATCTGCAACAGCCACGCTAAAATACGTGACATCAGATGTTCAAATAAATACTACAGGAGCCGGCTGTACTGTTCACTTCGGTGACGTGGCCGATACTACATACGCACTTCCTGCCGGATTATCTACCTTTAGAGTAAAGTGCAAAAAAATTGTAGTTTCTGCAGCAGCTCAACAAACTGTCAGTGTGTGTGCATCTTTAACGGGAATAGAAGCAAAACACCTGGAACAGCACGATCAAGACGATTACGGAACTGTAGTTTAAGGGATAAGAAATGGCAAAATTAACTAAGACAGCGTTAAAAAGTATTGTAAAAGAGTGTTTAGTAGAAATACTCGCAGAAGGAATAGGTTCAACCAACGCAATCAATGAATCTAAAAAGACGCCTGCAAAAAAACCGGTAAAAAGACCTGCGCCTACAAACAAAAAATTTGATCAAGCAGTTAGTCAAACCGTTGGCTCTATAACAGATGACGATATAATGAGAGAAATTTTAGCGGACACAGCTAAGGGTACTCTTCAAGAGCAGCTAAAGCATGAAAGATCAAAGCCTGGTGCAGTAGTTCAATCTGGATTATCTCAAGATCAATCTTCAGCAGGAATTAATTTAGATGGAATATTTAGTTCAGCTAGTGAAAATTGGTCTTCATTAGCATTCACTGAAAAGAAAAACTAGTTACATAATATTTATTTTTGAGGACACTGGAGATTAACCATGACTAAAAGAGTTAAAAGACTTACAGAAAAAAGCCTTCGCGATATGATAATCGAAGAAGCAAGAGCTCTAACAGAGACTTTAGAGCAAGGAAAAGATGACGCTGAAAAAGTTTCTGCTGAAGAATGCGATGCTGATAAATTAGCCGGTTCTTTAGAAAAAGATATAGATTACATGAAGGCCTTAAAGATTCACGAGAATAGACTTAGGTCTAGACTTGCAAAAATAGCAGAAGCTAAAAGCGTTTTGCAAAAAAGAATTATAAAAAGAATTTAAGGAGAAAAAATGCCTAGCCACAAACAAGGTACAACTGAGGTCGTCCAAACGGAAGGATCTCTAGGTACTATTAGCGGATTGTCTACTTCGGATACAAACAGAATGCAATCTTTATTTCCTGGAAGTCCGATTCACTTAGGCGAGATGACTAGAGAGCAGCTAAGAGAGTATTTTAAGACTGCAGTTCTCACCGGCGTTATAAACGACGGTGGCCATACTTTCGGCCAGCATAACACGGCTTTTTCTGATTCTCCAAATATAGACGATGTAGAAACTGGTGGTGAAGGACTACCTGCTTCTCCTCATGTTCCTAACCCTGTATCGCCAGGCGTAGGAAGTAATAACGCTGGAGATCAAGCTGAAGCCCCAGAGGGATTTGGGACAAAGAGATCGGACGTTCCTGGTTCTGGACCTGGTTCTAAACTTCAGCCTTCTGAGTCTTCTGAGAAAGTATACAATCAAGATATAGACAAGCTGGTCTTAGGTAAAGGATCTTGATAAGGAGTTAACATGCCAACAAGAACAACCGGAACCGGAACCCCTTCAGATACTCATTCTGAGGGCAGAAATTTTGGAAGAAGAAGAACGGACGGTAATCTAGACACTTTTAGAATTCCTGTAGATTTAAATTATGTTAGTAGACCCACGACCGGAGTAGAAGGCGATAATGCAAAAGACGTTAGACAAAAAATATTAGAAGGAACATTGGGGCAAAGTACCGGTACAGCTCTTGCAGATTTGCAAGGATATTACGGAATGACAGCTGCTGAAGTTTTGAACTTATTCAAGTACAACGCTCCTGATGTTGTAGCAGAAAGAGGTGCGCAGCCGGCTTATGGTCCAAATTTAGCCATACCTCCTTTTGCTTCAAGTAGACCGGCCAATGTACTAGGCACGGATGAAGATGAGTCAGATAGAAAAACTCAAGATAATTCTACAAAAATAGTCGGGGCAACTTATGGATCAATGTCACGCGAATCTTCTGAAAACAGAGCAAACCCTTCTGAAAATTCTACTCATCCTAGAGATAAAAGACCTAGCATGACTAGTGATGGAACTGACAGTATTGCAACTTTGTCTACCTCAGGCGTAGGCGCCCCTCCTGCAGAAGGATAATAAAAATAAGGTAAAATGTTTTGAGCGAAGAAGTAAATCCATACGAAAAAGGTTCCTCTAATAAAGAGCACTTAAAAAGTGTTTTTATCGATCCTAGAGATGCCGACGACCGACCGCTGCAAATAGAGCATCTAAATAAAGAGCAGGGAAGAGCAGACATGTTGTCTGGAAATACTAGGGAAATAGAAGTAGGAGACCGCGACGAGGACGGAGAAGATGAAGTCTATTTAGTTCCTAGGGTCAACGATACAGAAAAATTGGCTAGCTACTGGGGTTTTAGCGATACAAAATCAGTAGATTTACAATATAACGATGCGCCTGACTTTAGTAAAGATGCTACAAGACCGGCTTTTTTAAAATCTCCTTTTTGCCCTAATCTTGTACCTCCTAGTATAACTCCTGAGACTAGAGGAGCGTTTACTTCTGACGCTGATAATAGTGTAACATTTTCTTTACCAAATGGAGCAGATCCAACAAAACCTCGTTTTGGAACTAGAAGAGCAGTTTCTAATAGAAACAACGGTTCTTTAAAAAGCCCTTCTGAATTTGTTAGCTCTATTAAAGGCAGAGCTGTTAATCCGCCCGTTTTAGCTGTGAATCGCGTAAATTTTGAAGATTAGCAGTTGAGAGATAAGAGATGCCTACTAATCCTGAAAATAGCACAAAGGTAATTACACACTCAGGAGAGTCTAAATGTAATACCGTTACAAACCCCATAAACGAAGAATCTCAATTCCACTCCAGTGACAATGCGTTTTTAGGAAAAAGATACAATAACAACACATCTGGTTTTAGAAGTTTAGAGGGTTTATCTATTACGGAGGAGTTAATTTTTCAAAAGGCTCAAATTGCAGTAACAGTCAATTTAAACTATTTAGCTCCTGATTTTGATGCTTCAGAAGTTGATTTATCTATATTGAGCGGTATGAGTTACTGGGCACCTAATCTTATACCTCCTATAGTTCACGAATCTACGAGAGGTGCATTTTCATCAGAAGACGACAATACACGTTCTTCATACGGAGAAGAACATCCTTTTTATCAGAATGCAAAACAATACATTGGCGAAACAGAATTTGAAAAAATAAATCCGATTCAAGCATCTTCTAAAAATAAACAGACTACCTCCCGCATAATGTTAAGAAGATTGGATTAATTATGATAGATAATCAGTCTAGGTATGACAGTAGAACAGGATTAGGCTACGGTCAGACTAAAGATAGATTTCAAAAGTCAAGGACTTCAAATTCATCTTTTCCTTATTCTCAATCCGATAAAGAAAAACAAGAAGATATTGAAGATTTTGAGCCAACAGAAGAAACTATTTCTGCAATTTATTCAAAATTTTTAAAAAAATTATCTTTTGATCCCGGCGCTCACAAATCTACCGACGGATTTTATTTTGCCGCAGGTAATACAAAACTTTCTGATTGTTATTTTAGAACAGAAAAAATGCTTTTAGAGATGGAAACTTTTTCTAATTCAATCTCTCCTATACCAGGGCTATATTCTTCTATGTCTACGCCCTCTGCTTCTCCTAGTTTAACAACAGGAAACTTTAAAAGAACGGGAACAACTAGGGGTTTTTCTTCTGCCCCGGAAGATTTTATAGAAGATGAAAAAGAATCTAAAGAAGAGTTTTATTCTTTGAAAGATCTAGTTAAAATAATTAGAAGCAAGCGAGGTGAGTAATTTTTGCTCTCATTAACCATACTTAATGATAAACGCAGGTGGACCTATGACGAAATCCTTATACGAAGACGCGTTAGCGGATGCAAAAGAGCTTAGAGAGTTAGCCGAAGAGGCTGCAAAGAAAAGCTTAATTGAATCTATAACGCCACAAATACGCGACTTAGTTAATAAAAGACTAATGGGCGAAGACATATCAATGGATGACTTAAAAGATCTAGAAGCTCCTGAATCAGATGATGACAGAGCGGAAATGTCTTTTGACGACTTGCCTGATGAGCCTATGCCAGAAGAAATTGATGGACCGGTCGTTAATATAGACGCCGCTGGCGACGTAAATATAGATTTATCAGGATCATCTGACGATGATGATGACGAACCCGTGTTAACTGCAGCCATGGCTGAAAACTTAATGAGGTTAATTAACGGACATCGAGTAAATGAATCTAGCGGTTTAGAAAAAAGATTTAACTTGCTAGAAGAAAGATTTAATAAGTTAAAAGACGTAATTTCCATTGTGTCTGGTAGATCTGTATCAAATGATAAATCAGCCAGAATTCATAAATCGTATTCCATGTGTGTTAAAGAGGCGCATAAAATACACAAACAACTAATACTTAAAGAACAAGCGACTCAAGGGGATCTTGAGCAAAGACTGACTATAATGATCAAGGAGATGAAAAACATGTCAAAGTCAAACAGTCGCAACATCTTTGACTTCCTCTTCGAGGGTGAGGGCGTTGATGAAAGCGCAGAAGTAAATGAAGCAGCTGCAGCTGCAGCTGGTACTGCAGCACGGATGGCTACCGGAATAGCCGGTCACTTGGTCGGCAAAGGCGCAAAAGCTGCTGCTGATAAAGTAACAAGCGAAGCCGATTTAGAAGAGGCTGAGCTTTCTTTAGAACTTTCTGATGAAGAAAGAGACGAATTAGCAGATGCTGAAGACTCTGCTGCTGTTGACGCAGCTTTAGAGGATATTCTAGGCGATCTTGAAGTTTCAATGGAAGCTGGAGATGACGCCGGTGAAGAGCCTGCCGAAGAAGAAGCCGAAGAAGAGGCTGAAGAAGACGAAGATGAAGGCGACGACGAGGACGATGAAATGGATCTTCCTGAGGGGTCTCACATGGAAGAGACTTATAACGAAGCCGATACAGTCTACGAAATTGACGAGAATATGCTTAGAGCCGCTCTTAGTAGCCTTAACGAAGAGGCTTCTGATGAGGCTGATCAGTTTGGCGGAGGCGAACTTGGAGATGAAATGTTCGTTGATGTTGATGAGGAAGACCTTATTAACGCCCTAGCTGATGAGCTTGGCTCTGTTTCTGAGACTGGCGCTAGCGCTCCTGAGGTTGCTGCTGAGTCACGTTCATATAGAACAATGCGCAGAGAGCTAAACCAGGCGCACTTGCAGTTAGAGAAATATGACAATACTGTTAGAGAGCTTAAGAAGCAGTTGGTCGAAATGAATCTTTTTAATGCCAAGCTTCTTTATGCTAACAAACTAATGCAAAACAAAGATCTTACTCTAAAGCAACAGAAGACGATTGTTGAAGCACTAGACAATGCTCAGACAATAAGCGAGGCTAAGCTTCTCTTTAAGACTCTATCAGAGTCGTTGAGAAGAAAAAAGGGAACTAAGAATCTTCAGGAATCAAAAATCTTGGGTTCTTCATCAAAGGTTACCAAGTCCGGACAAGCTCAAAAAGTGAATCCAGAAGGCGCTCGTTGGGCAGTTCTTGCTGGAATTAAATCATAAAAGGGGATAAGATGTCTTTTACACTTGAGCAGCTTTCAGAGGGCATCCGCGCTCGCCATCTAGGGGCTGAAAACAACAGATTAATTGAAAAATGGACCAAAACCGGTCTTTTACGCGGATTAAACGGTGTTAATCGAGAGTCTATGGCTAGACTGCTTGAGAATCAGGCATCCCACGTTATTAAAGAGGCTTCTAGTCTTGGAAATGGTGGTAATGGTGCTTTAACAGCTTCTGGCGACATGAGAGGCTTCACTAATGTTGCTTTTCCTATCGTTAGAAGAGTATTTGGTGGCCTAATTGCAAATGATCTTGTTTCAATTCAGCCTATGAGTCTTCCTTCAGGACTGCTCTTCTATCTTGACTACACAAGAGGCGGAGATCACGGCGTTGGAGATCCTATTAGCGGTCAGTCAAACTCAATATATGATAAAGGTTCTTCTTTATATAATAACCCAACGGGCTCTGCCATAAGAAAAGGTTCAAATGCAGTTGCTGGTCAATATGACCTTGCAGGAACTTCTTTTTCTAGAGCACACGGCAAGAGGTTGCTGGCTACTGCAGATATTGCAGCAGCTGGAACTGTTTTGGCTGACGGAACAATTGGTCGCGACATTGATGGCGATAACGGCGATAGAACAAAAACTTTGACAGCAACCGGAGCTGATGCACTTCTCCTTGATTTTGATCAGCAGGTTCTAGACACTGTTGCCGCTGGTGATAGTCATGCATCAGGTTCAAATCCATTCTCCTTGCTCTGTGTTAAAACAGAGAACATGACGGATTTAGATCCAACCGCTATCAAGGGCGTTGCGCTACTAGCAAACTCTGGCTCTGCTGAGGGTATTGGCGGCGGCGGTGGTCCTGCCTCTGCTACTGTTACAGTTTTAGCTGATTCGTTTGGCGATGCATTTGGAAATGGAAACGAATTAACTATAGGCATAGTTCTTCCTGCTGCTTTTGTTTCTCCTGAGGCTGGACAAAATGCCGCCGTTCCTGCAGCTCAGACCACAATAAGCGTAATCATTCAAGACTTCGGCGAATTAGGACCTGGTAATCCTGCACAGAATGCAATACACGTTGATTCTGCCGGAACAGCTAATATTAATGAAGTTGCAACACTTATAGCTAGTGCGCTTAACGGTACAGAAGATGCTGCTATTGCTACAAATATAGCAGCTGCTCTAGCAAGTGGCGATGACGACATTGCAGATGGCCCAATTTTTGGTATTACGGCATCTGTGGATGGTGCTGTTGTTACAATCTCTCAAGCTCGCGACGGAGATGAACATGCGGTTGGATTAACTGCTGCAGGCCAAGCTCACGATCAAGCTGCTCAAGTAACCCTAGGCGGTCTAGTCAACGGAAATCTTTCTGGTGGCGTTGATGATGGTACTCCTGTACACCTCAAGGTTGTTGGAAATGACTCAAAGGGTAATCCTTTCCAAGAGGGTGCTGGTTTGGTTAACATCAGAAGACTAAATGTTCTTGGTACAATGTCGGGCGGCGTCTTTACAGAGAATCCTTTCGCTGACGTAAAAAATGCAGCTACAGCAATCAGAATGGTTGTTGCAGGCGCTATACCAACAGAGACAATCGAAAAGGCAGAGCTCGATACTTCAGGTTCACTAGTTTACCCTAGAGCTTCGCAGCTTTCTACAGGAAACGGAGACACTCTAGTTGTTCCTTCTTTTGAGTCTGACTTTAACGGTGCAAACCCGCAGCCTTCAATCCCTGAGATTGACATAAAGGTTGAGGCTGTTCCAGTTGTTGCTGAGACTAGAAAGCTAAGAGCAAGATGGTCTCCTGAATTAGCGCAGGACCTTAACGCTTATCACAGCCTAGATGCAGAGGTTGAGTTGACTCAGATTCTATCTGAGCAGATTGCCCTAGAGATCGATAGAGAAATTCTCAGCGATCTTTTGACCGGCGCTTCTGCAGCAAACTTCTTCTGGTCAAGAGCTCCAGGTAAGTTTGTTAACAAGGAAACGGCTGAGGATGGCCCAGCGACCGCTAGCTTTACAGGTACGGTTCGTGAGTGGTATGAGACTCTAGTAGAGACGATCATAGACGTTGCCAATCAGATTCACAGAAAGACGCTAAGAGGTTCTGCGAACTTCATTGTCTGCGGACCTGATGTTGCGACGATTTTAGAAGCTTCAGTTCTTTACAAGCCTAGCTACTCACTTGACGGTGACGGTCAGGTATCAGCGCCGATGGTTATTGGAGCTGATAGAGCAGGAACATTGAGCAATAGATTTACAGTCTATAAGGACCCTTATTTCCCACGTAACAAGATCTTGGTCGGTTACAAGGGCGGAAGTTACTTAGAGACAGGTTTTGTATACGCTCCTTATGTTCCACTTATCGTTACTCCTACAATCTTCCAGCCTGAAGACTTTACTCCTAGAAAGGGAGTGATGACTCGCTACGGTAAGAAGATGGTAAGAGCCGATTTTTACGGAACGGTTACTTGCTTGGATATGAATATCATCTAAGCTTTTAGCTAGCGAAAATTAAAAGGGACCTTTTTGGTCCCTTTTTTTTATTTTTAGTTTTTTCATAATACATTTTAACAATATACTTAGTTAAGTGGATATAAGCTGCAAATGGAGGCCATTAATGGATCCAGCGGCGAAAGATTTTTAAAAGAGGATCAACTCACAATAGTTGTCCAAGAAGTTAATACAGATTGAATTCCCGGCCTTCTGTGTTTGTTTAGTATGGGAATGGTAAGTTCTGTTATCTAACAGATCGCTCCGGCTGACGCCTAATGGTTGCGATGAAGATTTTGGGGCTTTCCGATTTTGTTCGAATGATGACATAATATATTTTTTAAGGAGTAATAAAATGTCAAACTTTTCATTGGAGCAGTTGACGGAGGGCATTCGCCAGAGACATCTCGGTAGCCAGAACCGTCAGCTCGTAGATAAGTGGGCCAGAACCGGTCTACTTCGTGGTTTAGAAGGCACAGGCCGTGAAAACATGGCTCGCCTACTAGAAAACCAAGCTTCACAGGTTCTTCGTGAGGCTTCTAGTCTTGGTGACGGCGGCAACGGCGCTCTATCTGCTTCTGGCGATATGCGCGGTTTTACCAACGTTGCTTTCCCTATTGTTCGCCGTGTTTTCGGTGGATTGATTGCAAACGATCTTGTTTCAATTCAGCCTATGAGCCTTCCTTCAGGACTGCTCTTCTATCTAGATTATACATCAGGCGCTGCTCACGGAGTAAGCCCCGCTCATGCAGACGGCAGAAAAGCTGCTGCAGTTAATCCAGAGGGATCTTCTCTTTACAATGGCCCTTCAGGAGCCGGCGTCAGAACAGGCTCAACAGCAATAGGCGGAAAATATGACTTAGGCGGTTTAGCCCAGTCTCGTAACATGAGACTAAATGAAGATCTTGATTTCCTAGGAACCGATGGAGAACCTGCAGCTTCTAGAAACTTTGTTTTCTTGGCCAATAATCATGATCTACCGGTTATACCTAATGCAAATGATCCCGGTCCCGGAGTTGGAACTACTGGTTTAGCCGGTAGACTTCTTCAGTTTGATGCACAGACAATTGCTGATATTGAAGCTGGACAAGAAGTCAGCTTCTTGCTTATACCGTTTACGGAGCATAACTTCAAAGACTGCGATTCAACTATGGTTAAAGAAATCATGGTAGTTGATGATTCAGATGATGCTTCTTTGACTTATTTTCAAGCAGTTCCTACAACTCGCCAAGGTGCTTCCAACGCCTTAAACATTATGAAGCTTAATCAGCTTGTTAAGGTTGAAGATTCACACGGCACTGCCAAGTTGGATGCTCCCAAGATCGCCGCAATGACTCCCGCACCTTTAGCTTCTGTTGGAGACGATGATGTATGCTTGTTGGTTGCATGCCATAATGACGGTGGTGCTCTTACTAATGCCGATATGAATGATGGTGCTGGCGGTAAGCTAGGTGTTGTATATCCAGTTGCATCATCCTTATCTGCTGAAGACGGATCAAGCATAGTTGTTCCTTCTTTCGAGTCAGACATGGATGCTTCTAATCCGCAGCCTACAATCCCAGAGATTGACATCAAGGTTGAGGCCGTTCCAGTTGTTGCTGAGACTCGCAAGCTACGTGCACGTTGGTCACCAGAGCTCGCTCAGGATCTTAACGCTTATCACAGCCTTGACGCTGAGGTTGAGTTGACCCAGATCCTTTCAGAGCAGATTGCTTTGGAAATCGACCGCGAGATCCTTAGTGATCTTCTTACTGGCGCTTCTGCAGCAAACTTCTTCTGGTCAAGAGCTCCAGGTAAGTTTGTTAACAAAGAAACAGCAGCTAATGTAGTAAGTTCCGGAGTTCCTTCTTTTACAGGAACTGTTCGTGAGTGGTATGAGACTCTCGTAGAAACAATCATTGACGTTGCTAATCAGATTCACCGCAAGACGCTTCGCGGTTCTGCAAACTTTATCGTTTGCGGTCCGGACGTTGCAACAATTCTTGAGGCATCTGTTCTTTACAAGCCTTCTTACACCCTTGATGGTGACGGACAGGTTTCGCAGCCAATGGTTATCGGTGCAGACCGCGCTGGTACACTAAGTAACCGCTTCACTGTTTACAAGGATCCTTACTTCCCAAGAAATAAGATTCTTGTTGGTTACAAGGGCGGAAGCTACTTGGAGACTGGATTCGTCTATGCTCCTTACGTACCATTGATTGTCACACCTACAATCTTCCAGCCAGAGGATTTCACCCCACGTAAGGGTGTCATGACTCGCTACGGCAAGAAGATGGTTCGTGCTGACTTCTACGGCACAGTCACTTGCTTGGATATGAACATTATTTAAGTTCATTTCTAGCAATCGCTAATCGGAGGGGTCGTTATTCGGCCCCTCCTTTTTTTTTCTTATTTTTAAATCTGATATTTATACTTGTCTATTTTTCTGTTTGAGGTTTATACTATGTCTAGCGAACGTCTAAAGCGATTAAAGTGTCTTGTTGATGAATTGTCAGACAGGGATCGCCAACTAAAAAGCGATTCTGGCATGTTTGTCGATTTTTTTCAAAACTTTCCTATTCCTGTTACCATGTGGTCTTTAGACGAGTCGGGGAATATATTAGCTAAGCGTGGAAATGCAGTTGTTAAAGAAGCCGGTGCGACTTGCTTAGGCAATATGTTTTTAGACAATTATTCTAACGAATTTAAGGAAGCCCATAAAAAAGCATACGAAGGACAAAACGTAGAATTTTTTTCTGAGCTAACAGATAAAGTATATTACACTAGACTTGTTCCTAGAAAATCTGAAGATGAAATAATAGGACTAACAGGAATATCTTGGGATATAACTTCTAATTTTAAAATTTTACAATCACTAAAATCCATAATTGAAATGTGCGATAATGAAAACTCTGAAAAAAAAGATATTAAAAAAATCGCTCAAGAATCAATAAACATCAGCAGAATAAAAAAACTGTTAGGAGAATAAATGAGCGACAATAATCAAAACGGCTGGAATGAATATTCTAGGCTAGTATTAAAAGAGCTAGAAACTCTTGCAGATGGAATAGAGTCAGTAAAATCAGAACTTCAAGAAGTCAGACAAGAGATGGCAAAAATGCAAGTTAGAGAAGACCGCATGGAAGAAATAAAACAGTGGAAAGAAAGAGTTGACGATGTTGCTTCTCCGATACAACTAAAAGAACTAGTTAACGAAGTAAGTTCCCTTAAAGAATTTAAAACTAGGGCTATAACAATTTTTGCAGTCGTACAGTTTATAATGGCGTTTTCTGTATGGTATGTTAAATTCTTTCCGACAGGTTAATTTATGATCATATTTACTTTTATGGAACTGCAACATGGCTAATTTTTTAAACACACAAAATCCTACCCCTTTTGGATTTTTTGATTCTGATAGGGACTTTCAAGTAGAAGCAGACTCCATGGTTGTATTTGTTAAAAGAAAACTAGGCGACGATATACTCAGCGTAGAGTTAACTAATAAACAAATATGGGCTGGTTTCGAAGAATCTATGCTTGAATACAGCTCTATTATAAATCAATACCAAGCGAAATCTCAACTTTCTAATCTACTAGGTGAAGCCACAGGTTCTTTAGAAGGAATGGAGAATAAGTTTTTTAGAGAGAGCGTAGAGTTTATGCTTAGAAGAGCAGAGCCCTATGCTATGGAAGCCGGCTTAGGTGGATCTTTTAATATGATGTCTGGTTCTATAAAGCTAGAAAAAGGCAGGCAGGATTACGATATTTATACAGAGCTAAAAGATTCAGATGGAACTCCTCTTTTCGAAAGAGAAGATACGCCCGACTCAAAAATGAAAATAATGGAAGTATTTCACTTTTCTCCTCAGGCGGCATATAGATTTTTTGATTCTACATCGGCTATAAACTATTTAAATAACGAATTTTCTTTTGAGTCTTTTACGCCTGAAACTGTATTTTACGTTCTTCCAGTTTTTGAAGATGTTCTTAGAGGCGGGATGTTAGATATGTCTTCTAGGGTTAGAAGATCTAACTATTCATATAAAATAACAGGCACCAAGATAAGAATATATCCAGTTCCAACTCAAGAAAACCCCCAGTCTTTATTTTTAAGAGTTCATTTTGCACCGAATGTTTCTAATCCATCGTTTAAAGACAGTTCTATTTCAGGGGTTAGTAATCTGTCGAATGTTCCTTACGGAAGAATACAGTTCAGCGGGATAAATTCAATAGGCAGACAATGGGTTAGACAATTTTGCTTAGCAAACTGCAAAGAGTTATTAGGCATGGTTAGATCTAAGTTTTCTAGCGTTCCAATACCCGGAAGCGATCTGCAGTTGAACGGAACTGATTTAATAGCTCAAGGAAGAGAAGATAAAGAATCACTGAGAGTAAAGTTGTCTGAAATGCTAGATAGTATGACTTACAGTAAGATGCTTGAAGACGAAGCTCAAGCTTCAGAAAACTTAACGACTATACTAAAGAAATTGCCTATTCCCAATGGAAAAGCTATAATAGTAGGATAAAAAAATGGCTAGGCTATTTATTACGGCTAGAGAAATAGATTTAATATCTGACCTTACTAAAGAAGTAATCAAAGATGTTTCTGGCCAAAAAGTTTTTTATTACAGAGTAAGAGAAGACTTAACAGACGTTCACGAGATTTACGAAGAAGCAGAAAATAAAGTATTTGATCCACCAGTAGAAATAGAAGCCCGCGTAGAGTATCAGCCCGGAATAATAAAAACCAACAGGTTCGGCAACGAGGAAATAGATACGATAAATGTTTTTTTCCACGAGAGAGATATAATAGACAAAGATTTAGAAATAAGAATGGGCGATTACTTTAGTTACGGAGAAGTTTTTTTTGAAATAACTAGCGCAGTAGTAGAGTCAAACATTTTTGGACAAATAGAGCACTCTATAGGCATAAAGGTTATAGGAAAGCAGGCAAGAAAAGGTGCTATAGACTTTACCGCTTTAGGTCCTACTCAAAATGGAATAGAGGAAAACAAAGTAGTACAAGAAGAATTTGAACAACAAAGAGGGCTAAAAGAAAATTCTTCAGGAGAAACAAACGACGTTAGGGCTTTACAAGAAAAAGGAAAAGTTGATCCTGTTAAAGAGCCGGCTAAAGTAAAAAATCAAAAGACTAAAGATTCCGGAACAACAGAATCATTTTTTTACGGGGATAGATAATGACTACAAGAACGTTTAAAAATAATGGTATATTTGCAGTCCCTGCTAGAACCACAGAATATTCTATTCCCGAAGATTTTGATATACCAAACTGCACTGTAGAAGACGTTGATCGAGCCGTGTTTAATCTTTTTGAAAAGGAGCTTCCTTTTACTTATAGCCATAAATCCGGATCAAAAAAAGTACCTGTTATATTTGCTACTGGAGAAAGATTTGCGGTGCTAAGAAGAAAAAAGCCGCTTAGAGATAAGGCAGGCGCTCTCATACTTCCGTTAATCTCTATAATGAGGACAGGCATATCTCAAGTGCCCACCATGGGATCTGCAACAAACCAAAGCACTCCTATGACTATCAAAAGAAGGCTTTCTAGCGAAGACCCATTTTATCAAAGAATTATAAATAAACAAGGAATAAAAAACTCCGACGATTTTTCTGTTTCTTCTAAAAAAGAAGTTTTTGCATCTGCAGACGGTCCAATGGGACTAGCATCCGGCGGAGGTGTGGTAAGCTTCTCAGGCGTTTTAGATGTTTCCGGCTCTGCTAGACTAATAAACTCAGAAAAAGGTTTAGACCAAAACATATTTGAATTTATTACTTTGCAGCCTCCTAGATATTATACGGCAAGTTATGAAGTGACTTTTTGGACTCAGTATACTACGCAAATGAATGACATGATGATGAGCATGATGTCGCTATATCAATCTTTTTCTCAAAGAACATTTAAGTTATCGACTGAAAAAGGTTACTGGTTCGTTGCTTACGTTGGCGAAGAGTTTAGTCCAAGTAGCAACTTTGAAGAATTTACAGACGAAGAGAGATTAGTTAAACATTCTTTTACTATTAACGTGCCTGCTTATTTAGTAGGTTCTGTAGTGCCAGGTGGTCAAAAATTATTGAGAAAATCTTATTCCGCAACATCTTTAAGTTTTGGAATAGAAACGGTTCATAAAGTTTCTTCTAAAAAAGCACCGGCCGGTATACAGTCTGGAAACGTTAATGATTATACTTTAGAAGATATAAGGACTACTGATGAACCGCTTCCGGGCCAGTCTATAGCTGGTTCAGATTCAGACGCAGAGGTAGATACTAGAGGCCCGAATAAAGACACAACGAAAGAAGTGGAAATAGTTGCAGGCACTATTTCTAGAAATTCTTAAAAAGAGTTATATTTTTATTTGATATAACCGATTAAAGTTCCTGCTGAAAGATATTTAATATTAATGAGTGGATCCGTGCATAAGGTTCGTAGAATTTTTAACCTTTTGCTCAATACTTATTCAACGAAGATACACGCGCTCGAGGAGATATAATGGCTGAGCAGACATTCAGATCACCGGGATTTTTTGAAAGAGAACTTGATAGATCGGCACCGACTGTCACACCTAACAACGCTGTACCAGCGGGTATAATAGGAACTTCTGAGAAGGGTCCGGCCTTCGTTCCAGTTACGGTTGGAAATAAAAACGATTTCAAAAATAAGTTTGGTAACAACAACATTTATAGATTTGGTCCATACGCGGCAGAAGCCATGTTTGGAAAAAACCAAAAGGCTATTACCTTTATCAGGGTTTTAGGTGCAGGTGCAAACGATAGTGTAACTGATATATCAAACACATTAACACAAGGAACAGTTAAAAACGCGGGCTTTGTTTTAAAAGGAAATGATGGCCACAGTGATGCCCATGTTCCTCCTAGAAGCAATTTAGGGGACCCGAACTCACCAACGCAGACGCTGGCTAACTTGGGCTCTAGAAAAATAGGTTCGATACAGTTCTTGACTGCTATACACAGCGTAAATGACGCAGAGCCCCAAGGATTTCCTATTTTTACAGATAATAGAAGTACTCCTATGAATGCATCTGTACCTGACGGCGTCGCTGACGGAGATGTCTCACTTCTTCGTGCAGTATTAATGACTCCAAGCGGTTCTACATTTTTAGTCGGCGATCACGACGCAGCTACAGCAGACGACTACTTTGATACAGCTAGCACCGGTGACGTGAATCAGTTTAAGCTTCTTTTGACTTCTTCTTCCGGGGCTGGACTTGGATCTGATTTAAATGCAGGGTCTAGACTGTTTGATATATCTTTAGACCCTAACGCTGACAACTATATTTCTAGAGTATTAAACACGAACCCTCTTAAGTTTCAAGAAGAGGAGCACTTACTTTACTTAGATTTTGCTGTAGAAAATGAAATTGCTCCAGTTAAAACCGGTGGTGGTGCAGCAAATAATAGAAACGGGTCAACAGTAGCTTTGCTGATGGGTTCTAATAACAATACCGCAGCCGGCGGAATTAGCAATTCTCCATTTAGGGATCTCTTTGGAAGATATGATACCAGATATCAAACGGCTAGAACATCCGCATTTATATCTCAGCCCTATGGATCCAAAGAATACGAGCTTTTTCATTTTGAAACAATAGACGACGGAGCATCTGCATCAGATGAATTTAAGGTATCTATAGCAAACTTGAGAGCGTCTAACGATGAATCTAATCCTTATGGAACTTTTGAGGTTCAAATAAGGTCTTTTTCTGATTCAGACAAAGGACCAGAAATATTAGAGCGATATCCTTTTTGTAACTTAAATCCATCTTCAGACGACTTCGTCGCAAAAAAGATTGGAGACTATAAAGCAAGATATGACTTTGATCAAGCTGATCCTGATGAGCGTAGAATAGTAGTAACAGGAAGATATCCCAATATGTCTTCTAGAGTAAGAATTGTAATCAACGAAGATGTATATAGTTCTGAAGTTCCAAGTAATGCTCTGCCTTTTGGCTTTAAAGGAATCCCGGTTTTAAGAACGTCGAATACTTTAACAGATAGGTCGGCTAATCCTTTACCAGGAGGAACAGCTGAAGCAGCAACAGCTAGACTCGCTGCTCCTTCATCAGGAATAGAAGCTGACGAGTCGCCGTTAGCACTTCAGCACGCAGTAGTGCCACCTCTTCCGTTTACTTTTAAAGTAACTAGAGGCGAACTTTCACAAGCAGCAGGCGCTGCTTATTTATTCACTGGTATGCCCAGCGATACAGAAAGAGTTGACAGTGCTTACTACTGGGGAGTTAAAACAACACGCCTCCCGCGCGCTGTAGACGTAGGTAGCGATGCAACTGCTGTTAGAAGATCGAATGAGAGTTCTATAATTAACCCGTTGGTTAGAGCATATACTAAATTTCAAGGAATAGAAAAGCTTGATGTTTTAGTAACAGGCTCTTCTAACGTAGACGATTTTAATGATAATAAGTTTACATTGGCCAGAGTGGCTTTTTCACAAACTGGAACTGACTTAGGATCTATACAAACAGATTTTTCTGGTTCAGCTAGAGAGCACATGAAAGATGCTGCCTACATAAGAAACGGGGAACCTAACACAGTAACTTATACAGTAAACGACATAGACGCGAATGGACGACTTAACGGCGCTGTAGATAAGACAGACCGGTTTACGATGGCTAGCCTTTTAGCTACCAGTTCAATTATATTTAATAGATTTTCTTCTTACGCAAAATTTACTAACATATTCTACGGCGGTTTTGACGGCGTTAACATCCTGGATAGAGACCAGACGTTTTTTAGAGATAGAGCTCTATCTGCAGACTCTGACGGAAAAGCTAGAAAGGTAACTGGCGCTCCTGAAATAGTAGATAACGGCATAGCTGTTTCTAGTGCGACTGAAAATCCATTTGGATCAGGAAGAAAAAACAATTACGTCGCTTCTATTAATAGAGCGATCGATATCATGACTGACCCTACTGCTACTCGCGTTAATATACTCGCAATACCAGGAGTAAGAGAGCCCTTTGTTACTGATCACGCATTAGAAAAAACAAAGCAATACGGCCAAGCACTATACGTCATGGATAGCATTCAGTACGATGAGCTAGGAAACAGGTTATACGACGACTCCGCCGCTCGCCCGGACGTAAGAGAGACATCAGAAAAATTTGAGGCTAGAGGACTAGACAATAATTACGGAGCTACTTATTTTCCAGACGTTTTTATAAGCGACCAAGATAACAACCAAGTCGTAAAAATGCCATCTAGTATCCCAGCTCTGGCTACTCTATCAAATACGGACGATTTAAGAGCACCGTGGTTTGCTCCTGCTGGTTTTGCTAGAGGGGCATTAGATTTTGTTGTCAACGTAGACGTAAGATTATCTTCAGAAGACAGAGACGTCTTATACGACTCTAGAATCAACCCAATTGCGGTTTTTCCAAGAGCAGGCTTCGTAATTTTTGGTCAAAAAACTCTGCAGCAAGCTAAATCTGCTCTAGATAGAGTTAACGTCAGAAGATTAATGGTAGAAGTAAAAAGAAAGATTGTAGGAATTGCCCTAAATCTTCTTTTTGAGCCTAACAATGGAACCACGAGAGCAACATTTATTTCTGAAGCAGCGAGCGCTTTAGCAAATATACAACTCGGTGCAGGCATAGAGTCATTTAATATTGTTATGGATGATTCAAATAATTCACAGGAGGACATAGATTCAAACCGCCTAAACGGTAGAATCGAAGTTGTTCCTACTCGTGCCGTAGAGTTTATAGCAATCGACTTTGTTATAACAAATAGCGGCGTAGAGTTTAATTAAAATAGTATTTAAGGAATGAGGATTTTAGGAGACACTAAATGGCAGAGTTAACATTCAAGAGTCCAGGAGTAAGCACAAGAGAGATAGACCATTCGGGTCCTACTCCACAATCACCCACGGGTGTACCGGCCGGAATTATAGGCCCCTCAGTTAGAGGGCCTGCATTTGTTCCAGTCACTGTCGCAACATTTCAGGACTTTGTTAACAAGTTCGGTAACGCTGATGGTAAAAAGTTTGGTCCTATAGCCATGAATGAGTGGTTAAACAATGCTGGATCAGGAACTTATGTTAGAGTCTTAGGCGTTGGAGATGGAAAAAAGAGAAACGCTGATGGAACTGTAACAAACGCAGGCTTTGTTGTTGGATCTGATAAGCCGCAAGAAAACGGTTTGATAGGAAACAACGAGTATGCAGAAAGCGGAAGCGTTCCAGCAGTTACAGCTAAAGCCCACCTAGAAACAGCTGGAGTTGCTAGTGCTGAAGTAGACATAGACGTTGGTAATGCAGACAACGCCCGCTCAACTTTAACACTAGAGGATACAGAAGGCAATTCTTCTGAGTTTATGTTTGTTAATTCTGAGTCTCCTCGGGTTGTATTAACTTCCGGTACAGCAATTCAGGCCGACGACCCTATAGACGCTCTCGCCGGCGAGAATCCCGCAGCCGGGGATACAGCTCAAGCGAATGATGCAGGCCGTATTGCAATAGCTCCTATAGGAACAGGGGGATCTGCACCAACCGCATCTATAAGACTAAAGCAAAGCGATCCCGCAAGTTTAGACGCACTGGCGGTTGACGACGGATCTTCTTTCGACATTGATATACCAGCTGCTGCTCCAAGCTCGGTCTCTGGAACGCTTACTATTAAGTTTGTAGCTGAAGCCAGCGTTACTTTAGACCAAGCAACCGATGGCGAGTTGAATACAGTTATAATAGTAACAGACAAGGATGACGGAGCCGACGGCTCGGAAGAAAACGCATTAAGATTAATCAAAGCAATTTTAGAAGGAACTGACATTACCACGGTGCAGCGCGAAGATGGCGTTACTAATTTCGATAATGCTTCAGTTCTTTACGCTTCTACAGGCGCTGTCGGTAGATTAGGACAAAACGATTACGGCCTAAGCGCTACGATAACAAGCCAAGTGCCTAACGGGGCCGGCGATGCAGTCGAGACTGGTGCTTCTATTGCAATTGCTTCTGTAGTAACCAGTACTTTGGCTCATAGAATAAGCATACAGACTGCGAATAACGACGCTGTACTGTCTATGGGGCCTGATGCTGCTGGATTACAAGCAGTAGAAGCCGCTGAAGCGACCACTCAAAACCTGGTTGGCGCTGTTATTACAAACGCAAACTTGCTAAGCGCAATAAAAGATGCTGTAAACGCTCAAGCCGGATTAAATATTACAGCCGGAAATGTAGACGGTAATGTCCTTCAGTTAGATCAAGACACTGCAGGCGACACTACAACTGCAATCGGTCAGACTGGGACTTTCGATGGAGACGATACTTTGATTGTTGCCGGCGGAACAAAAGCTGCACCTGCAGAAAATGCAGCAAATCGATTTGGCGGTGGCGACGACGGAGTAGCTGCTGCAGATTTATACGCCGGAAGAACATACGTTTTAGGCGCATTTATGGTAGACGCCAACAGCAGCGGTCTGCTAGCTGACGCTGGAATTACCAATAACGCCGGCGGAGGTGCCCCTGTAGCTCGTGGTATTTTAATGTGCCCAGCAGGCGTTATACCTTCAATAAAGTCTGTTAGAAATTCAAATACGACCCCACAAGGAGTTCACACACAGGATTTAACAGCAGCCAATAGAAATCCAACCAATCACGATTCTCCTGGGTCTTACCCTAGGTTTGGACCTAACTTTATGGCAGGAAATGAAGTAGGGGATTTAAATGATGATCTAACTACTTTTGACCTTTACCTTAACGGACTAAAGATTACGGGCAACGAATATATTAACAGCCGCACTTTAAAAATCTCCTTTGATCCAGATCAGCCCTCTTATTTTGTTAACAAATTAAATACTGATCCAAGCAAGATCGAAGAGATGGGCCACTATCTCTATATGCACTTTGATATAAGCAAGCAATTTGCAACAATTGAAAACAGCGACGGCGTCAATGCAAATGACGACAATTCTGGAAGGCATGCCGTTTTCTGTTTACCTACTCAACAGCTTAGGGATACAAGCGTACCAAGCGCTAACGACCTTATCGGTGTTCCTAACCTGGAGTCTTTTGAGGATAGATATTCAACTGCAGTTTCACCTTTTGTTATATCTCAAAAGTTCGGTGGAAGAAATAGAGACCTGTTTAGGTTCCACGCTTTAGATGATGGCGCTGTTGGGGCTGGAGCTTATAAGATAACCATAGAAAATATAACATCCTCCAGATCGGGCGCTAATCCTTTTGGAAAATTTGACGTATTGGTAAGAAAGTTTGACGATACGGATAAAACCCCGTTTGTTTTAGAAGCTTATAGGGGCGTCAATATCGACCCTTCATCGGATCGTTATATAGCAAAAGTCATAGGCGATACTCACGCCTATTACGATTTTGATAAGAGTGCCGCAAGTCAAAAACTAGTTATATCGGGAAGATATGATAACAACTCTTCTTATGTACGCGTAGAAGTTTCTGACGATTTACTAAACAACAACATAGATAATACGGCTTTACCATTTGGGTTTCGAGGGTTAAACCACATGGTTTTTGACGGAACTGCTAAAGTAAATGCAAACGCAGGCGGAAATACCGGCTGTTCATCTATATTGGATCACGGTGATTGCGACACCGGTATCAAAGTAGACTTTCAGACTGTAAAGATGCCTCCTGTGCCTATGAGAGAAAGATTGTCGGTTGGAACAGGCGTAAAGAAATCACTGGATTCTGATTTAACGTGGGGAGTTCAGTTTGAAGTTAAACCTAATCCTGCCGAGCCTAATGCTGGAAAGAAGATAGATGCATCTATACTTTCTCACGTAAGATTTATGCCATCTTTTGATACAACGGGATTAAAGTCTTCTGTAGGAAATAACGCTGGAGTCGCAGACATAGCAGGGGCTATATTGGATTCCGATCGTTATAACAACAATAAATTCTCTTTAGAAAATATAGCTGTTATACTCTCAGGGGATAAACCTGACAAAGAGCTTTGGGCTTATAGCAGATATATTAGAAACGGCGTTAACCCAGGAACTCTAGACGATGATGAGGGCGTTGCTCAAGTAGCTAGGTTAATAATCCCTTCGGATCTAGAAAACAATGCTGTTACAAAATACATGAAGTTTACACTACCTTTGACTGGTGGATTTGACGGAACAGATAAATTTGTTAAGTCTAAGGTTGAATTTACTAATGAAGCTGTTCACAACGAATCTTCAGATCCTAATGAAAATTCTGTAAGCTCTGCCACTATAGCCTCTTATAGAAAAGCAATTGACGTTATGGAAGAAAGAGCGGATGTTGATATTCAGTTGCTTTCTGTTCCTGGAATAAGGAATCCAAAGGTAACAGATTACGCAATGGAATCTGTAGAAAGACGATTCGACGCGCTGTATATTATGGATATAGAAGAAAGAGACGCGCAAAATAATGTTATTCTTTCTGATGCGCCTGTTTCTGTTTCAAACACGGTTGCTGGATTTTTAAATAGAGATATCGACAGCTCTTTTGCTGCCGCGTATGCTCCGGATGTTATTATAAAAGATCCAGGAACCGGCACAAACGTAAAATGTCCCCCGTCCGTTGCAGTACTGGGAGCTATCAGCTTAAACGATACCATAAAACATCCTTGGTTTGCGCCTGCTGGATTTAACAGGGCGTCTTTACCTTCTACAGTTGAAGTAAATACTAGGCTCAACAGATCAAATTTAGATGATCTATATGATGCAAAAATAAACCCAATAACTAAGTTCCCTGCAGCTGCTGGTACAACTCAGGCTAACCCTGTTATATGGGGCCAAAAGACTCTTCTTGCAGCTCCGTCTGCTTTAGATAGAATAAATGTAAGAAGGCTTTTAATAAATGTAAGAAGAAAAGTCAGGGCTGAAGCAAACAAAATATTGTTTGAACCAAATAGAGAAAGTACACTAGCACAGTTTAGCGCTGCGGTTAATCCGATATTAGCTGATATACAAGCTAATCAGGGTGTCGATAGATTTAAGGTCGTTATTGATACTTCAACGACAACTCAAGCGGATGTAGAGAATAATACCATTAGGGGCAAAATATTCTTGCAGCCGACTAGATCGCTAGAATTTGTTAGTTTAGACTTTGTTGTTAAAAATGCAGGCGCTGACATTTAATAGTTAAAAGGGTTATCTATGTCAGAGTTCCCGCTAAAACACTCGGGAGTAACAGCCCGCTTTACAACAGGCAGTGTAAATACAGGTTCGTCTAACGTAATCACCGGTATTCCGTACTGTTTGATTGGCACTTCTGTATCCGGCCCTGCTTTTGTTCCGCTTTCTTTTGGAAATAAAGAAAAATTTAGCCAGATTCACGGAGATTTAGTTTCCGACCACTTGGCTCAAGTTACTACTGACGAGCTGTTAAATCTAGAACAAGATGTGACTTTTGTTAGAATATTAGGCACCGGTGACGGCAAACCTAGAAACTTAGATGGAACAGTAACCAACGCTGGATTTATTGTAGGCGAAAATCAAATTCAAAACAACGTAGTAATAGATACTAGGCCTACAATTAACAATAATCAACAGATGGATGAAATAGTAGAAACAAATACTCTGCTAGAAAGATCTTTAGGCAATAATAAATTTTCTCATTCTCCAATAAACACTGCTGAGGCATCAAATTCTCACGGTAGAACTTATATATTAGGCTGTTTTTTAAAGCCTTATATAATAAGCAGGGTCGCCGGTGGTGGCTTGTTTGATCTTCCTGATAATAGCAAAATAAATACTTTTACCAGGTCTGGAATAGACATGAGTAAAAAGTCTGCTCCTATAATCAGAGCAGTCATAATGGCGGCATCAGGTGTTTCACTTTCAGTATCATCTTCTATTGAAAATACTCATAACGAACCAATAGATCAAGGGGTTACTGGGATATTTGGAATAGGTAAAGACGCAGGCCATCAAATTGGCAATGTAGATAAAGGCCCGGGTGGTGCTCTTCAAGAATTTTGTTTGTTTCAAAATGGGCATAAAGATGCTTCAAAAAGAAAATTAAATCTCAGCTTTGATAAAACAAATGATAGATTTTTTGCCTCTATATTGAATAGAGATCCAGATAGGCTTGAAGAAGAAGGCCACTATCTTTATACTAGCTATGATGACGTATATTTTTCTGATGCAGTCGTCGACAATGCTTACACAAATGCTACTCCTAAAGCACCGGAGGTTCAAGGAGATCAAGAGCTGCAGGGGATTGAAGATGGAGAATATTCGGTTTTTTGTCTAAGAACAAATTCTGGAATTGGAGCGCAGGCTCAACAAAAAGTATTAATTGCTCATGACGACGGCTTAAATGGAGAAACTATAATCATTACTATCCCTGCTAATATTCACGGTCAGGGAATACCCGCTCAAGCTACGCCAATAACTATTAAAATAAAAACTGTAGAAGCAGTAATTGAAGATTTAGATGGGCTAACAAATACTATCGTGGTCTCTATTGCAGGTTTGCAAGGCGTAGCCCTTGCAAGAATAGAAATAGCACAGAGAATCAAAGAAGTCTTAAACAGAAAACTAGATGATCAAGGAAATCCAGATTTTCTTCACCATGTTCATAATTTGCCGGCAGAACTAACTTCTAGTGAATCCCTAATAAAAGGCATAATAGCAGAACACGATCCTGCGGTAGACACAGTTAATTTAATACTAAAGGCATTAGGCAACGGAATATACGGAAACTCTATTTTAATAGAAACTTCTGATGAATCAAAGATAGCCGCTCAAGGATCCACTTTTGAGGGCGGCATAGATAATCAGCCAGGATCTTCCGGAACAACTTCCACAGAAGACTATTTGGGTATTCCTAATTTTGAAAAATTTAGAAATAGATATACTCATCCTAAAACCCCGTTTTTTGTTTCCCAGACAGTTAATGGAAGAGTATACGATCTTTTTAGGTTACACGCCGTATCAGATGGAGAGCATAAGGAGCCAATAGTTGCAACTATAAAACAAATAAGCCCTTCGGCTTCTTCATTTCAGAACAGAATAGAAAATACTTCAGACCGTCAAGTTAATGTAGATTTATATGGAACGTTTTCTTTAGAGATATCTGGGTCGATTATAGGCGATCCTATACTGGCAGATAACTTAAGTTTAGACCCTAGTAGTCCGGACTTTATCTCTAGAAGAATAGGCGACGTGCACTTGTATCACAACCTTGATTCTTCTGAAAAAACTGTAGTAGCTGGAAAATATCCAGCTTTCTCTAATGATCCTCAGACTTTTGGAAAAATAAGAGTAGAAGTAAACCCGGCAATCGAAAGAAAAGAAATACCACCAGAGTGTTTACCCTTCGGCTTCAGAGGAATGCCGCACTTAGCAACGGCAGGAAATACAGATGCTAATTCAAACGGCATTTTTTATTTGCAAGATGATTGCCCTGCGGTCATTAAAAATATGCTAAATTCAGTAACAGAACCTCCTTTCCCATTAAGAGACAGAATTTGGGTAGATTTAAACTCTGAACCATCTGTAACAAACGTTAGTTGGGGAGCAGCAACTCAAGTATTAGGTACAAACAAAAACTTGTTTAACAACATGTCTTTTACAAGATATTTTCCAGATTTTAATACTAACATTCAAAATCCATGGATTGTTGATAATACTAGCAAAACAATTCTCGGTGGCAAAGAAATTAATAACGACAAATTTAATAATAATGGATTTTCTTTAGAGAAAATATTAGTTCCTTGCAATGCAGATGAAGACGGCGTAAAGTCTATATTAGGCACATTTACAGACGGTGATATTACTAACCCCAGGGATCTTCCAGGATACTTTTGGAAAGCGGCCAGGTATATTAGGGATGGTATAGACGACGGCGGTATTCTTCTCAACTATCCAAATAAAGACGACACGCGATTTAATTTAAGTGCCGGTAATTCTACAAAGTTTCTAGAATTAAAAGACTTATTAAACACCGGTGTCCAAACATTGGCAAAATTTTCTTGTTTGTTTTATGGCGGATTTGACGGATTAAATATTTTTGACAAGCAAAAAAGAAATATGACAAATTTGGCTCTGTATGATGAGCAGTCAGAGTTAAGCCATAATAAACACTTAGGCGGTCCAACTTTTAATGCGTATAGAACTGCTTTAGATATAGTAAAAGACAAGTCTTTTTCTGATTTTGACGTGTTATTAGTTCCATCGATAACAAATAGAAAAATTTGCCAAGAAATATTGGATTTGGTAGAGGATAGGTTTGATTGTGTTTATATAATGGATCTGGAAAAATTAGATCAAGCAGGAAATATTTTAGACCCCGAAATACAGCAGATTATACAAGATCGCTACGATGAGATTGCGTTAAGCAATTTAAATGAGTTTACCACGATCGTTCCTAATACGGTGCCTTTATATTCTGATGATAAAACTTTGGAAAACTTTAGAGACATTTCAGAAGATTCAAGCTTCTGTTCAGTTTTTTTTCCTGGCGCCAGATACAATAAAGAATTTGGGGGTGTTACAGAAAATATCGCAATCCCAGGTTCTTCTTGTGCAGCCATGGTTTTAGCCAATACGCAAAAAGAAAAATCGTTAGCAGTAGCTACTACTGGAAAAACTAACGGAAGTCTACCATTAGAATTAGCAGAAAGATCAATAGTTATAGGCCCAGATATAGAAAGATCTAGATATTCAAGTTTAGGTATTAATTTATTTTTACCCAGCGAATCAGGATCTGGAATACACTTATCGGAAGCTAAAACCCTTATATTAAATACCTTAGGAAATAATTCAGGAAGAGATAGTAATCTATATTATCTTGCGCACAGAAGATCTATAATACACTTTAGAAGAGCGGTTAGGAATGCGTCTATGAGAACACTTTTTCAAGAAAATTCCAAAACTAATACAACCAAACTTTTAAGAACTAGGATAAACGCGCTAGGTAGTTTAATGGTAGAAAACGACATTATAGACAGTTATTCTATAGTGTTTCCACACCCAGGAGAGTCTACCGGTTTAATTAATATAGCGGATGCTGCAACTTCCTCTCCATCTATTATCTACGGAACAGGAAATCAACTGGTAAGAGGATTAATTAATATAAAATTAAGGTCTTCAAATATAGAAGAAGAAATAGAAGCAGAAGCTGATGACGATAATCCGAATGCATAATCTACAAATGTATAATTGAAACGAAAAGTTTTTCTTTCAGTACATATTTAATATAGAGATACTCATTGAGTTAGGAGATTTACAAAATGCCAAATACTTTACCAGTATCGGACATGCTGCCAAATAAGTTTGAGCCCAAAAGAAAGTTTAGATGGGTTTTTGCTATTGAAGGTATAGACGCTTTTCTTATGAAGACAGCAAACCGTCCGACTATAAATACTGAAGAGATTACAATTCCTTACATGAACCACACAAGGTATGTAGCTGGAAAGACTACTTTTGATACAGTTTCAGTCACTCTTCACGACCCGATTGCTCCTTCAGGCGCACAGCAGGTTATGGAATGGGTAAGAACCCACTTTGAATCTGTTTCAGGTCGAGCTGGTTATGCTGATTTTTACAAGCGCGATTGTCAATTAAAGCTTCTTGATCCTGTTGGAACCGTTGTTGAACTATGGGACCTAAAAGGAACTTTTATAACAAGCGCCGGCTTTGGAGATTTAGATTACGGTGCTAGTGATCCTACCGAAATATCTCTAACGCTACGATTTGATAACTGTATACTCCAGTATTAATAAAAAATTAGTTAATTTTTTCTCCCTGGTATTTACATTAGCAATAAAAAAAATTACATTTATTTGGAATATAAAATAGAAAAGGGTTTTTTTTATGTCAAATGACAACAGGGAGAATAATGCTATCTTCACTGCAGATGCAGCTCAGCGAGCTGGGTTTCAGGCTAGAAATGTATTAAAAGACGATTTCGGTCTAGAAATTCCAGTAGAGTCAATTCCACTTCCTTCGGGTGGAAAAGTATACAGCGCAGACTCTGCTCTATACGGAAAAGAAAGTATAGAAATAAGAGCAATGACAGCAAAAGAGGAAGATATATTAACCTCTAGAGCTCTTATTAAAAAAGGCACTGTAATAACAGAACTAATAAAGTCATGCTTAATAGATAAAACTATAGACGTAGACGAAATGATTGCAGGGGATAGAAATGCAATCATGACTGCTTTAAGAATTACCGGTTACGGTTCTGAATATAATGTAGAAGTAGACTGCCCTAATTGTGGCGGTAGAAGTAAACACGATTTTCAACTATCTGAGCTTCCTATAAACTATCTAGAAAAAAACCCAGTTGCTGAAGGCGCAAATTTATTTGAGTTTAGTCTTCCTGTTTCTAAGAAAAAAGTACATTTTAAATTTTTGAATGGCAAAGATGAGACAGAGATAGCTGTAGCTCAAGAAAGAAGAAAAAAGCAAGGGATGAAGTCTGATAACTTAATAACAACAAGACTTCAGTATGCAATAGTTGCAGTCGAAGAAATAACCGATAAGAACAAGATAAACACTTTTATCAGAAGTATGCCTGCAAGAGATTCTTTAGCTCTTAGACGCTTTATAGATTCTACTGAGCCAGGAATAGAAATGAAAGCGTGGATGGACTGCCCCCACTGCGATGAAAGTTCGGAGGTAAATCTGCCCTTAGGGGCCTCGTTTTTTTGGCCTGAATCCTGAGGATAAAAACATATTTTTAGAAGCCATATTTACCTTAATGTATTATATGGGCTTTACATATAGAGAAGCTTATATGCTTCCTATATGGCAGAGAATATGGTTTATTAATAGAATATCTGAAGAGTTTAAGAGAGCAAACGAAAGGCAATCTCAAGCTTCAAGAGCTGCTCACGACAATACGCCCGACATGAGAGCCCTCCAGGGCAATTCCAGAAGCCATGTACCTTCTAGATTATCTAGGTTTACTTAAAATAATGTCTAAGGTGAACTTAGGCAATATAATAATTATTTCCATGAAGATTTTGGTAAAGTAATATGGCTGATGAAGATTTAGGAAACCAACTTAAAATTCAGCAGCAGATCAACAACGTTCTCGCTAAAAGGCAGAAAATGTTGCTTGATCAAGTCCAAACGCTTGGTGCTCAAGCCAAGATGGCTAAAGAAATATGCAAAGGTCTAGAGTGTAAAGAGCTAGACGGCATGGACGAAAGAATTAATAGTATAAATGGAGGATTAAAAGACGTAAGAACTCGCACCGATGAACTAAACGGTGCACTAGATCAAACCGGTAAAAATGCTAATAAAGCAGCTAAAGGCATTTTTAATATGAGCAACGCTGTTAAAGCGGCAGCTTTAGTAGGTTTCGCCGGCGGCGTAGTATCTGCTTTTAAGGGCGCATTAACTATAATAAAAAACGTTATATCCGCTGCTGTAACTTTAGTTAAAACAATCTACAATATAGGTAAAGCCGTTGTAAGCATACCATTTCAGGTAATGGAAGGATTATCTAAAATGGCTGCCAAAACGCACGATATGTTAATTCCCGTAAGGGAAGCAGTTCAAGACATAGTAAGAGAATTTGGCAGCTTATCTTCGAACGAAGGCAAAGCTGTAATTGGTACATTTAAAACGCTGCAGAAACAGTCTAAGACTTTAGCAAAGGCTGGAATAAGTTTAGGAAACGCTTATGGTATAGATGAGGCCGGCGCTGCAGCTAGACTAAAGGCTATGAATGAAATGGGGAAAGCTGCAGGCGCAGGAATTCACATTTTATCAAAAGATATTAAAGAAAATTCCATTGTTCTAGACGTTATGAGAAGAACCATAGGTCTTACAGCTGAACAGCAGGCCTTTATGGGTCTTATGGCTAAAAAGTCCGGAAAGTCAATGCTGCAAGCTCAAAAAGATTTTCACGAAGCCGCAATAGCTGCCGGCGTAGGAAGCAAGATAAGCTCAAAAGTTATCGGAAAAGCTATGGGTGAAATAATATCCGATTTCGAAGAGTTTGGAGAAATGGCCCCAGAAGCTCTTGCTAACACTGCAGCTTTTGCTTTAAAATTAGGCGTAGAAATCAAATCGTTAAAGGGGCTGCTTAAGTTTGATAATTTTGAAACAGCGGCTAAATCTGCAGCAAAACTTGCAGGAGCTTTTGGCATTAATGTTGATGCAATGAAGTTAATGAGAACTCAGGATGTTGCCGAACGCTTAAAGTACTTACAGCAACAGTTTAAAGCTTCTGGAAAAACTATAGAAGGTATGAGCCGAATTGGATTTAAAAATCTAAGTAGCGCTTTAGGCGACATGGACAGAAAGACAATAGAGTTAGCTTTTTCTAACGAAGGTCTAAATTTGTCGTACGAAAAAATAAAAAATGCAACTAAGGATAATAAGAAAGAAGGAAGAAGCACGGAGCAAATACTTTCAGATGTTGCTGACAACTTAGGAAAAGTTGTCCATAAAATGGAGAAAGAATTTAAAGGGTTTTTTGATGCATTTAAATCCGGTTTTCTTGACGGGATTTTTAGATCTAAAGAAATGCGAGGTATGCTAGTTAATTTAGCATCTGCATTAAGACAAACTTTTTATGCCGGCAGAGAAGTAGGCTACATGTTTATGGCGCTGTTTCCAGGTGTCTCTGACATGGCCGGCGCACTAAAAGAGTTTTTTAGTCCCAAGGTAATAGGTAGATTATTATCAGGAATAAAAGATGCTTTTAGACAGCTTTTTTTAGATTTACAGGCTGACCCTAATTCAGGCTTCGAAGGTTTTATACATCGATTAAGAATAGCGTTTTCTAATTTCTTTGCTACAAATGGATACCTCTACAATATTCTTGTCGAAGGAGCACAAACAGCGCTTACTGCACTTTCTGGATTAGCAGCTCAACTAGTTGATTTTATAGTTCCTCAAATAGCTACAGGCCTAGGTCACCTTGCTGACTTTTTAAGAACTGGAAGTTTCGATACATTGAGAGCTGTAGGAGGGTGGTGGACAGATATCATGGATCCTCTCCTAACATCTCTTGAAAACAACCTTCCAATATTGGGTTCTGCCTTAGGAGATTTTTTTACAGTAGCGTGGGATTTAGCAAAACCTCACGTCATGGCCGGCCTTAAAGAATTTGGAAAGTGGCTATTATATTACATGGGAGCCGTCATAGTCTTTAGCACAGGTAAAGCTGTAGTCAGCACTGTTTTAGCAGGCATAGTATCATCTATGCTTTTCGGCGGAGCTATTGGCACACCTGGAATGGCTGCCGCGCAAACAGCTGAAATGAGAACAGTAATAGGCGGGCTGGCAACTATGTCAACCGGCGAGATTGCAAGAGCGTCAGCTAATCTAGCGATAATAGGCACTATACTTTTAGTAGCGCTAGGAGGAGCTGTTACTGTTATTGCGATGATGATAAAAGGAGCAAAGGTTTCTCTAGAGCAAGTCGGCTCTGCTGCCATAGCCTTAATAGGAATAACTGGATCAATTGCACTTATGGCATACGCAGCAACAGCCTTGGCTGGTATATCAGAAGGCTCAATATTTAAGGCAACCTCCGCAATGATCGCAATTGGCGTGTTTACTGGCGTTTTAGGTTTAGCGGCTGTAGGATTAGCTAGCTTGATGAAGTGTGTTCCTATAACTGCAGTAGCCGCGTTTGCTGGAATGATGGTAACTTTAGTAGGTTCAATAGTTGCAATAGCATTTACTGCTAAAACTCTGGGTCTAGCTTTTGCTGGACCGCAAGCATTAATAGCAGGCCCTGCTTTATTAGCTGGAATGGTAGTCTTAGGAAAAGTATCTTTGGCTGTCGTTGGCTTTGCAACAGCTTTTATACTGGCATTTAAATCATTTAATCCAAGCGATATGGATAATGCAGTTAAAGCATCGACTGTAACATTCGATTTAATGAAAACAGTTGTAATGGTTGCAGCTGCTACTCTAGCTTCAGGAATGTCTCATGCTTTTACAGCAATAGCAGTAGGAAGAGATCCAGTTGCAGACGGCCTTAGAACTTTAGAGGGCGTAACAAAAATAATGCAAGACTTTTTGCCTAAAATAATAAAAAATATAGTGAAGGCACTAGAAGGAGTTAACGTAGAGGAAACAAAAGCAACAGTTCAAGCAGTAGAATCGGTAATGAATGCATTAAGCCCCATGATAAACGTCACCGCGGCTTTAGGACAAACAGCTGCCGGCTTAGCGTCTGCTCAAAGAGATAATCCAGTTGACCCTCAAGAAATAAAAGAAGTTTTAAAAACTGTACAAGATGGAATGAGCAGCGTTTTTACAGGCGTTCAAGATGTAGTGAATACAATAGTTTCTAGTCTTACAGAACTTACTCCTGGTCAAATAAAAGCTGCGTCTGCAGCTGCTCCTGTAATGAAAGCTACTGGCGCAATGTTAAGCGCAATTATGGGCCCAGTCAATACTGTTCTTAAAGGCGCGCGTGATATTCGCGACGGAATCAAAGAAGGCGAGACTCTTTTTATGGCCGCTGATTACGAAAGAAGAGACTACGGTATAAGCGCAGACAAAGTAAAAGACACGATGAAAGCTTTGGGCGAGACTCTTCCCGGAGTAATGAAATCCATGGGTGCTGCTGTAACGTCCATAATGGGAGCAATAAAAGAGTTTACCATAACAGAATCAGAGGGTAAAAATATATCAAGGGTTGCTAAGATAATGAGGCCTGCCGGACAAGCTGTTTTAAACATTTCTAAAGCCATGTCGGGATTTATGGAAATGCTAAAGTCTCTGGGAGGTGAAAAATGGAATGACTACCCTGTTTTATTTGATAGCATTAACACGATGGGAATGCTTTTAACTGGAGGATCCGGCTTCTACTTAGACGAAGACGGCAACGAAAAAGCAGGAACACGCGTAACAACATCGGGGCTTTTGCCTATAATAAAAGGCATGATAACTTTCTTTGACGGAGTTACAATAACAGGAAACTTACAAACATTAAAAGCCAAATCAGAAGCTATAGCTGGAGTAGTAAGCGCAATAGGCGCAGTAACTGGAACACTAGGTGGTGCTATAAGCACTTTATTTGGATCAAGCGCTAAAAAACACGGCATAGATTCAATGTCCGCAACGACCATAGCTAACACTGTGCTAAAAGCAAAAATGATAGTTGATGGAATGATAGCAGCTGGATTTGGCGAAACAGGTTTCGTAAAAGATTTAATGGACAAAATATATAGTTTTGGAGACGATGCTTTTGGAAAAGGCGGTATTAAAAAAGTAAGATTTGTTGCTAAAAAAGCAAAACTTATAGGCGAAATAATGGGCGTTATACCTACGCTGACTACCATGGTAACCTCTATAAAGACAATGCAAAAGATGATAGGCCCTAGTATTTTTGATTCCATACTAGCAGAAGCCGATCCAGAGGCTGCAGCTAATAAATTTAATAATCCTATACAGTCTCTTTGGGATAATACAATTAGCAAGTTTTTTGGCGAGGACGGAAAAATTGGTCCTCTTGAGCTGATATTAAGTCACATGCAGCAAGTAGCTTCTATTATAAAAGAGCCTAAAAAACTATCTTCTAGAGTAAGTGCAATGTCGTCTGCTTTCGATGCTGTGGGAAGAATGTCTACTCTACTACAAAGATTTGGTTCAGATCCTCAAGAAGGAAACGGAAAGCCTCCTCCTCCAAGTGCATACACAGCCGCTCAAAAAGGAGCATCTCGATTAGCGACTATATTAAGCAACGAAAATTTTACTAAAGTAATAAACAGGGTCAAACTTTTCGCAGGAAAAGGCGATATGTCACTTCCTAATACAACTCAGAGCAAATATACTATAGCCAGACTAAAGCATATGTCTCTAGCTTATGCAGAAATGCAAAAAGTATTAGAAGGCAAAAGCTCTGGAGACTTTTCAAAAATGGTTAACGACCCAGATTTTGCAGCTAATTTTGTAAAAAATATAAACAACATAAACAAAGTGTTTAAAGAAACCGGTGGAATACAGTCTGTCGCCGCAAAACTAAACGAAGGCGGAACTATAGAAGTAAAACACAGTTTAAGAAATGTTCAAATGCATATTGCTGTCCACATAGATTCACAGCAATTAGTGAAAGAGTTGTATGATGTCTCGGCTATGACTGTGGGCAAAGGAAACCAAAAAGCTCAAAAGCGCAAGCTAAACTACGTTTTAGCTACTCCATAATTTAAAGAAAGGTTTTATGTCATGGTAGATAAAAATGAAATGTATAAACTTCAAGCTTTAGCAGAATGGAAAAGGCAGCTTGAAAACAACGAAGGCATTCCTGCAATGTATAGAAAAATGTTTCCGGAAAATACAGAATTTTGGGATAAGATAATAGAAAAGTATGTAAAAGAAGTAGCTTGGCTTGGTTTTTCTGCCAAAGATAATTTTTCTGGAGTAACAGAAAAAGATATCGAGAAAACAGTAAACGATTTAAAAAATAGGCCCAGCGGTTATAAAGAAGATAAAAAATGACTAGAAAAACACTCGGCGACTTTATCGACACTAGAGGCACTGGAAAAAGTGTTGACAAATCAGAGCTAAGAAAATCTGCGGCTGAAGCAATATCTCCTCGCGCCACCGCGGTCGCCTCTGAAGAAGTTTATGAAAAAGAAGCCAGAGATTTTTATTCTAAACTAAGATTTAAATCAGAAGCGGATGTTAACGCAATGTTTGCTTTAGAGGACGATTTAAGAAATTTTAATGGAGAGAGCGGAACTCGCGACGTTTTAAGTTCAGATTCAAAATTTTCTGGAGCAAAAATAAAAGGTTTAGACGATCAAGGCATAAAAATATCCCAGGGAGACCTTCAAAGATCTTCTATTTTAAAAGATTACTTTGAATCTTTAAAACTACCAAACGATAAACCTACTGGTGAATACTTAGATCCTTCTTCAGAGATTAAACAGGAATCAGACATTGTAGTTTCTGGCCTTTTGCAAGCTTTAAAAGATTCAAACCGCTTTACTCCAGGTAGTAATACTCCATTTATACAAGAAATAGGCGGAGTAAAAAGAATCACAAAGGACATACATCATGTATATGATGCAGCATCACTGACAAGGGCTCAAGATGGCGGATTAGATTCTACAACTCCTAATGCGTTCGGTAGATATCAAAGCATTTTTTCAGAGATAAAAAGTCTTCCTTTGGTAGATATACAAAGAATGGCAATTAGCAACTTGGCAGGAGCAACAGGCGTTGAAACTTTTTTTACTAGAAAGCCTTTTAACAAAGACGGCGATTATCCCAGCGATGACTTTTTAGATGAAGTCAAAAGGGGCTTTGATAAGGTCACTGGAGGAGTAATACCAAATTTACCCCTTGTTTCTCAGGGCGAATGGAAAATACCGGTAAGCACAATGGGCATTTCATCTTTTTCATTAATAGATAGAAATGGAGACGGAGGAGAAATAGGCGACGATAGAGAAGATTATGGCTCTTCAGACCCTATGAACAACAAATCTTTTGGTGTTATGAATTTTCCCGGTGGCCATTTTAAAGAACCTTTTAACTTTGGAATGTTATGGCCTGCCTTATTATCTTTAATATTTTTGTTCGTTATACTATATGCTTTCCAACTTCTTTGGGAAGCTTTTGGCGCTATAAGAAGGCTCATGAGCGGATCCTTTTTAGATCCTGAAGATTCCCAGTTAGACGAAGACACTGAGCACCTTCCGGATCCAAAATATGAACTAGACGCTATGGCTATGGGGAGTAGGCATACACCCGACAGCAAATCAGACGCGCTAGAAGCTTTATTTGATATGCTGTACGCTGCTTTAGATTGGCCCAGGTGGACAAGGTTTGGATTTTTTGCTAATGCTTTTAGAGGTCTATTAATGTTTATGGGCTTTGGAGTACAAGCCCATAAAAGCATCTGGGTACCGGATGTTGAACCTCAATCGGCCGTCCAAGCTCTTATAGAATTAATGAAAAACCCAGGCTATTACGTTGTTGTACTTAAACAAGTATTCAGAGAAATAAGTAATATAGCAGCCGGGTTTGGAAGTTTTAGTGCGGCAAATTTTGCCGCATTTGTAAGCAGCTTGATAGGGCTCTTTGACGCTATAAGAGAGTCGGCTACTTGGAGGTTTATTTTAATATTATCCGATTTAGGAGAACAAGCTGCAAGAGCAACCATGTTGCGCGCAAAAGCACCCTGGATAGGTCAGGCAGGAGCAGTTGCAAAACTGGCTGAAGGTAAAAATTACGCTAGCGACGTTATAGAAGACGTTTCTAATTACAGGCATTTAAACAGAGTGAAAACTAAGTCTTCGTCTCCATCTAGGTCTGCTTTATCAATTCACATGTTTAGATCCGTGATTTTATCAGGTCAGCCTTACGGATCAACCGCCGGAACAGAGCAATTGATCGATTTAACTAAATTAACTGACATTTCTGCCGAAGTCGGCGATGCTAAATCAGACATTATTAAAGTCGGACCAACTAAAGAAGCTGATGCTCAGCTTACTAGAATACCTAAAGAATTAGTTGAAAAATACGAAAAACAGCTATCAGCTGAATATTGCCCTTTCTATATACAGGACCTTAGAAATAATGAAATTATACAACTGCCGGCTTTCATAACGCAGTTAAACGATAATTTTGCAGCAGAATACAACGCTTCAAGCGGATTTGGAAGAACGGACGCTGTAAAAACTTATTCAAAAACGCAAAGATCCATACAGATTGGCGTTAAGTTAGTTGCTATGAGTAAAGAAGATCACAGTCACATGTGGTTTGTTATAAACAGACTAATTTCTATGCTTTATCCTCAAAGGTCTTTAGGAAGAATAAAAAATGTTCCAGGCGGAGGAACAAAGTTGCAGCCATTTTCTCAAGTTCCTACTTCTAGCCCTATGGTTAGGCTAAGGCTAGGGGATTTGTATAGGAGTAACTATACTGATTCCGCTTTTGCAAAAATGTTAGGCTTTCCGGGCTACTTAAATCCTCCTGGAGATGGTGATAAAAACATTTTCAGCGATGACGAAATGAAAAAGCTTCAAGTTTTTGGTTCTACTATACCTTTAAAGCTAAGAAAAGCTAAGCAAAAACTAATAGACGAATTTAATGAAGTAATGAAAAAAAAGGAATCTTCTGCTACAGATAAAGTCGAAGCAGTAAAAAAATTAGCAGAATCCTCCGACAAAAACCCGTGGGGCGGGCATATTCTGTTAAAACCAGGTATGCCTATATATTTGAGAGGCTACAAGCCCCCAAACCCTTTGGATATGCTAGGTGATTTATTAGGCGGAGGCGACGGAGACGAAAAAGTTGGAAATGCAGATTTCGAAATAAAAAATTTAATTTACGCTAAGCCGTTAGCTGCTAAAGCGAAGGACGAAGCAGCTTACATATGCGCTCAAACAAACGTTTTTAATCCACAAGAAAACTCAGACCTTAAAGAACTAGTCAAAATAATGAATGATTATTATGATGTTCCAGACGAATCTCGAATGGGCTTCGGTGCCAAAGATTCTAGTAAAAAAATTAGCAAAGCAGACGCTAGATTATACGCTTTTAATCATAATAAAAACAAATTTTTTGTCAGTAACAAAAAACAAATGATGAGGCTTCAAGATATATGTAAAGACTCTACTTCTACTGTTGTAGAAAGTATAGCTAAGATTATAAAAAAAGATTCTGAATATAAGATTGTTTGTTGCTTTGAGGCAGGAAAAACAGAAAAATACGCCGTAGTTCCAAGCATTCAAAAAATATACGACACTATGGATAATCAAGAGGTTGCAAAGATTCTTAAAAAATCTGCAACTGGAGACGAAGGAAAAAATTTACAAAAAATAAGAGAATTTATACAGAATGATGATATGTATAAATTTTTTAAAGAAACATCAGGATACGGATTAGCAGGTTTTATAACACAGATGTCTTTAGATTACGGAGATTCTACTTGGGAAATAGATCAAGGGTCTAAGGCTCCTAAAAAAGTAGAGCTAACTCTAAGCTTTGACCCTATTCATGATTTAACACCAGGAATTGATAATTCAGGCAGAATGCAAAACCCAGTTTTTCCTGTCGGCGAATATTCAGGCGGTGATTTAGACCCATGGACAAAGGATATTTCTTCTTACTCTATGTTTGAACAAGCTAAAACAATGATAGTAGATGCAACAGGAGATAACCCTGTTCCGGAACCAGAACCGCCAGGTTTTCCAGGTAACTTATTATAGGATATATGCATGACTTTTTCAAGATATAGTAACGATCCAGCGTTTAGTAATCATCTAGGGACTTCTTTAAAAACTTCTAAAATAAGAGCCCTTGTTCAAGATGGTTCTTTAGAGATAACTTTGTATACCACCAAAGAAGGTGAAAGATTAGACCACATTTCTGGAAAATATTACGGTGATGGAAGATACTGGTGGATTATCGCCGCGGCTAGCAACATTGGTTGGTGGCTACAAGTACCGGCTGGCACAAGCCTAATTATACCATTAAACTTAGATGAAATTGAAGTTTTATAATGTTAGTTGATTTTGAAGGAAACCCTATAGTATCCGACCAGGGTGACGTCAGCGTTGCAGCAGAATACAAGCGTATGATGATATCGATGGGAATTGCGCAAAAAGAGCACGAAGCTAGATGCTCCATACCCATTGCATCAGAATCAAAAAAAGATGCAGAGGAAACAAAAGCTGGACCCAAAAGCAGCGCAAACGCCTCGCGCAGAGGTACAAAAAAAAGAAGGCGAAAAAAATCTAAAGATCCTAAAAAAGGTGAACTAGAAAAAAGTATAGACAGCAGTTTTGCTGGTCTTCTAGACTCAAATAGAGCCGCTATAAAACAAGAAGCTGAATTTAGATCTAATAAACAAATGCAACTACCTGTAGACCTATTGGACTTTGCTGCTTTTTCAGATTCCCCTGTTTATTTTCCAATATACAACATGAATATATTCGAAGCCCAGGGCGATGCTACTTCAGGCTTTATAAAAAAAGGCAGTTTTGCAGACTCTATGAAAAAATTGCAAGGAGCTAAACTAGGATATTATTTGTCTTACGATTCTGGAGTTATGCATAAAGCTAGCGCCGACGCTAACGCTTCTTTAAAAACCAGAGAAGACCGCGGCGCTGCAGGAATTCTTTTAAAAGAAAAACCCGGGCATCTTGAATATCTTTCAATAGGTAGTGGTCTAGACAGAACAAAAATATTGAGTCAGTATAGAGACCCGTCGACAACATCTACTGACGGCATCTATCCAGGCGTAGGAGCTTTTTTAGTTTTTGATTCTCAAGATTCTGTTAACGAGACTTCAGTTCAAAGCCCTTCTTACTTTTCTACTATTTGTAATACTAAACTAATGTCTTCTGCTGTTCCTTTTTTAGATATCAAAGTAATAAATTCAATACCTCAATCTAATGCAGATAACAATTTTAAATCGACAGAAAGTTTTAGTACATTTCCAATGAGCATGGAATTATTTTTAGACCAGGGAGTCGTTAGAAAAAATCCCTCAATAGGCGTTACAACAATCGGGGAATTCCATTCTGGCGATAAAATTAATGTAGCCACATCGGGAATGGAAATATTTACATCCCCTCAAACTCTTACAAACCCTAAAAGAAAAATATCTAGAAATGATACCAAAGATACTATGAGGCCTTTTTTGTCGGTTATAGACCTTTCTATAGATGTAGTCGGATTGGGAGCCGGAGTTCTTTCTTTTAAATTGGCAAAATTAAAATTAAAATTACACGACAGAACAAACTTAAGGTTAATAGGAAATTTAATTTCGCCCGACATGTACGATTCGGTAAGGTTTGAAATAGACTATGGGTACTCTTTAAATGTTAATAAATATAGTTCAAAAGCTGAACATTATATTAACAACATGAGAATGAAAGAAACTTTTCAAGTTGCAAATAGCGCTTATACGGTTTCTGAGTCAGAAGTTGATATAGACTTGACATTAGTCAGTTTAGGATCTACGTCAGTTGACGAAGTAGACTTATCTATGCCGCCTGGATCCGGCCCTTCTTATGAAGATTTAGTTAAATTATTATATGAAGCAAGAAAAACAATACTCGGGTTACCAAATTTTGCGGACTTAAAAGTCCCTACAGTTATATCTGGTGAAGGATATCACAAATTTATGTCTTTTACAGATAAAGAAATTCAAGAAATACTAAGTTTTTCAAAAAAGCTAAGAAACCAAGGTGAAGACGGTATAGAAGCAGCTAAAAAGCTAGTAACGATGTTTCAAGATGAAAACAAAAGGAAAAAGAAAAAATTAGGGACTGCTAGAAAAAAGACGCAAGACATATTAAAAAGTATAAAAGAAAGATTAAGCAAAGCGCCTACAAAAGATAATCCGGACCCTTTTTTGCACAAACAGTATTTTCCTTTAAAAGCAGATGGTAAAAAAATAAAATCTGGTTCAACAACACAGAGATCACACAAGCAATATATATCTTTAGGCCACTTATTGATGTCCATGATTGCTCCGCATTTACATAAACAAGGCGGAGGAACAGAGGTCCTTTTTGTTTTCGGCTGCTGTAATAAAAATGCTGGAGCTAGTTTTGTAGAAAATTTAGCTAGTTTTCCTCTAGAAAGAAAAAAGGTCTTGGATGTTCTTGTTAATAATAAAGACGCTCTTTTTAAGCAAAACAAAAAAATATCTATAAGAAAGTTTGTAACAGCGGTAGCAAACAGTTTAGTTGCGGACATTAACTCTGTAGGTTATTTCGGAAAAGACTATAAAAGTTACGAGAATAGAACAAAAAAAGAGGCGCAGCTTAGAAGAATTTATTCTACTACCGCCCCTTTAAAGTCGCAGGCTGATTTAACACCCATTTCTTTAGGGATGAAGCTTGATTCTGGTCCTATGGTAAACACTGAATCTAACGTTCCAGGAGCTAAAGATCCAGACAGAAAATTGACTAGAATAACTTTTTATGATAATGCTCACAATCCAAAACAATCTGTAAGTAAAATTTTAAGTGGATTATCATCTGGGAAAATTACTTTTCCTTATAAAAACGAAGGTGAAAGAAAATTTGCTCCTAGGCATTTTAAGGCGTCTTTAGAGCAAATACAGAGCTTTAATTTTGCTCTAAAGCCTGATCTTAACAATAAATCTGAAACAGATCTACCTGCTTACGTGGTAACCCGCACAGAAGATGCTCCTGAATCTGTAAAAGACCACATAAGGACAATTAGTCCTACACTAGATTACGCTACAGAAAACTCTTGTATAATAAAGGCCGACCTTTCTTTAGAAACAGATGCCGACTTGCTAAGTATGAGATTGACCAATACAAATACAGACGCCGCAACTACAGCACCGGTAGATATTCCGTTGACTGTAATGCCTGGAAGTTTAAAAATAGAAACTTTTGGATGCAATCATTTTGCTATTGGGCAACAGTATTTTATAGACTTTGGAACAGATACAACTTTAGACGGATATTATGGCGTCACGTCTATAAGCCATTCTTTATCTAACGGAAAGTTTTTAACGAGCGTTGGGCTACAGCCTACCGGTACGCAACCGCACTATAGTTCAATAAACTCTCTAGCTAGGTCTTTAAAAACAACTCCAGATGTTATCGTCGAAGGTGACGCAGGTCAGAAAAATCAGCACATAGGAGCCTCCGCGATTGGTTAATAAAAAGAGTATGTAAAAACTAAACTGCAATGATTGGCCAAATATAAATGTAAAAGCTTTTTTTACTTATAGGTTTTATTATGAGCAATTTTTACCCGATGAATAGCTATGCATCAGCAATCTCTATAGCAGAAATTTTTGGTTTTTCTAACGAAATACCGCCAGAATACAAAAAAATGATGGACTGCCTGGGCTTAAAAAGTGGGTGTAAAAAATATATGCCTTCATTTTTAACAAAAAAAAGAGACGATAATTTATCTGCTTTTTTTAAATCCATTGTAGAAAATAAAGACAACTTTAAATACGCTGTTTTCCATCAGGAGTGCTTAGATTTTATAAGCAGCCTACACACTCCTAATTTCGATATAGGGTCAACAAAAAAAGCTAAGAAAAAATACGCGAATATATCAAACATAGACTTTAGGTTTATAGAAAAAACAAAATATTCTTGCTCAAAAACGTCGACAGGAAGAATGACCGTAGTAGAAGGTTTTAACATACTAACTGCTCCTGCAGAATTAAGATCCTGTATAAGGTCTAAATACAAAAATGGAAAAATAATGCAAATAGACCTTGTTTCTGCTGAGCCTAAATTTGCGCTTTTTACTTCGGGCAAAAAAATGCCTAAAGATGTTTATGATGACATATCAAGCGTTTGCAATCTAGAAAAATTAACTAGACAGCAGGTGAAGATGTCAGTAATTTGCAGCCTTTACGGTCAATCTTCTTTTAGGTTGTCTAATTCATTGCCAGGCAATTTTAACTCTGAATCAATCATACGATCGGTAAAAAAATACTTTTCGTATAATGAGTTGTTAAAAAAATTAACAGACGATCACAGCATAGGTAATTTTAGAAATTTTTTTGGAAGACCGCTAGCAACAAAAGACAGCTCTCTGTTGATTAGTCACTATCTGCAAAGCAGCGTAGCTGACTGTTCTTTGGCACTATTTAAAACCTTTTGTAAAAATAACAGCGATCTTATAACTCCGTACTATTTAATACACGATGCTTTAATATTTGATGCATCTCCTGAATTTTTAAAAATCTACTCTCATGAAGACTATGTAGATTTACAGTATTCGAATATAAGATTAATGGCAAAAATAAGCGAGGTTTAATATTTATATTCATGGAAAAATTGCAAAACATACATTTTATCCTTAGGGAAGTATTAGGCGAAGAAAATAAAAGTTCGGATAATTCTGAAAAAACTAAAAGTACGGATAACTCTGAAAAAACTAAAAGTACAGATGGCCCTAAAAAAAATAAAAATAAAGCTAGCAATAGAAATATAATATCAACTAAGGGGGCTTTTGGATCTGGGGGTAGGCCTCAAAAATTTGTATCTAGTTTAAAATCTAGAGCTAGGACTCCTTCTACAGCCCCGGGACTTTTAAAAGACCTAGGAATTAAAAGCCGCCCTTCTGGAGATGACTTAGATAAAGTTTTAGAAGTACTAAACCAAGGTATACACGGAAACCAGCTTTTATCTAGGGCCTATTTAGGCGCAGTTATTTCTAGCGACGCTAGAGATATATCAGGAGAAAAAATATCTGAAAAAGTTGTAGAGGTTACTGTTTCAGAAATAGATAAAAAAAACGGCGTAAGATTTTTAGCAGAAATGCTTAACGCATGCATAACCGCAGAGTTTATTAACTTAAAAGCCGGTATCCAGTTCGTTCAAGGTAGATCAAATACAATTCTTCTTCAATCTTTTTGAACATGTAAAAAAAACCTGTTATCTTTTATCATGAATAAAGAACCAGAAAAATTATTAGAAAATTACAAAAGATTTATCTCGATACTTTCAAAAGTTGTTGACAAGTCATCTGTTGAAAAAATAGAAAATCAGCTTGCTGAAAGATTAATATTGTCACCCCGAGGATTAAAATTGTCTGAAGGAGGCTATCCAGGAGCTCTACTAGAGTTTTCTATAGACGTAGCGACAGCCGCCAGTTCTATGTCTTCATATTTTGACAATAAAAAGTCCTTAGTTAAAGTATCTTTGCTTCATGAAATTGGAAGGTTAGGCGATTTAGATAACGACCTATATATAAATCAAGAATCAGAATGGCATAGAGATAAACTAGAGCAGCATTTTAAGTACAATGAAAGCTGTCCAAAAATGTCTATATCGCATAGAACTCTATGGCTTTGCTCTCATTTAAATATAGCCTTATCACAAAGCGAATATCTTTCTATACTGACCGGCCAAGGTTTACATCTTCCTGAAAATCAATTTTACGGAAAACTTAATGACCCAATTGTATCTGGGCTGCAGGCTTCGCGTGGAATAGTTTTGTCTACTCATAATTAAGTTTATGAAAATAACAGAATCACACCTAAGAAAAATAATAAGGGTTATTTTAGAAAAAAAGAAGCTATTATCTGAACCCGATCTAAATAAAAAAGATAAAGAAAACGAGGCTTCTGTATCAGGCTCTGTTGCTGGAGTCACGGTTCCGCTAGGAGCTGAATCTACATATCCAAACAAAAAAAAGAAAAAAAGAAAGCCTCCTCACAAGGTAGCCGGTAGAGCTTTTGGAAATGCAAAATTAGCTAAATAGTTACTATACAATCTAGCCTTTGCTCTAATATTTTAATTACTAATTTGATAGTTGCTAATTAAAAATTTGGAGGTTAAAATGGCAATTGATTTAGACGCAATTCGTAGAAAGCTAAACCAGCTTTCAGGTCAAAATACAAAAAAGAACACTATGTGGCGGCCAGTAGAAGGAGAAGAGCATACTGTTAGAATTCTTTCGTTTCCTGATAACGACGGACAACCTTTTAAGGAAAGGTGGTTTTACTATAACATTGGTAACAACCCCGGTCTTTTGGCTCCATATCAGTTTGGTAAGGATGATCCAATTCAAGAGCTAATAAATAAATTAAGAGATGATGGATCAAAAGAGTCTTACGAGCTAGCTAAAAAGCTTTATCCTAAAATGAGGTGTTATGCACCAGTTGTTGTTAGGGGTGAAGAAGACAAGGGAGTAATGCTCTGGTCTTTCGGTAAAATGGTATACCAGTCTTTATTAAACATTATGCTAGACGAAGACTACGGAGATATCACGGATCCTATCGATGGCCGTGACGTTAAGGTTATCTGTACAAAGGCGCCAGGAAGAATGTGGGCTTCTACAGAAGTAAGGCCACGAGGCAAGGCTTCAAAGCTTGCGAATTCTTCAAAAGAGGTATCTACTATGATGGAAAGCATACCTTCTTTAGACGAGCTTTTTACTCTTAAGTCTTACGAGGAGTTAGAAAAAATAGTAAACGACTGGCTGAATGGAGATTCAGAAGAGTCTACTTCCGAAGGGACTTTTAGAGGAGGGAATACTTCTAGCTCAAGTACAACCACTACCGGTAGTTCAAACGAAACAACTAAGTACAAGTCTCTAGATGACGCTTTTGCAGACCTAGAAGATCTATAGGGTAGGAATTTAAATTGGCTAAAAAATCAAATAAAGCGCAGGATTTTACAGACGATCTGATAAAATCTTTAAACAAAGAACACGGTGCAAAAATAGCTTACAACTTAGCTCATGACGATTCTCCTACGCACGTAAATAGGTGGATTAGTACTGGTTCTAAGCTTTTAGATTATACAGTCTCTAATCGGCCTGATGGTGGGCTTCCGGAGGGTCGAATTGTCGAAATTTTCGGCCCTCCGTCTATAGGTAAATCTCATATAGCAATACAGATAGCCAAGTCGACTCAAGACTCTGGGGGTATCGTAGTATACATTGATACAGAAAACGCGACCAGCGTTGAAAACCTGTCTTTATTGGGCGTAGATATTAGCAAGAGGTTTGTTTATGTTGATACTCACTGCACAGAAGAAGTTTTATCGATAGCAGAGGCTACTATTTTAAGAGCTAAAGCTATGAACAAAGACGTTCCTATTACTATAATTTGGGACTCTGTTGCAGCTACATCCCCTAAAGCTGAACTGATAGGTGATTATGATAAAGACAGCATTGGCCTTCAGGCTCGAGCTATATCTAAGGGAATGAGAAAAATAACCGGAGTTATAGCTAATCAAAATGTTTTGATGGTTTGCTTAAATCAAATAAGAACAAAAATAGGCGTAATGTTTGGAGATCCTACAACAACTCCAGGAGGAAAAGCTATACCTTTTCACTCTTCGGTTAGGATAAAATTAGGCGCTGGTCAACCTATATTAGACAAAAACAAAGAAGTTATAGGAATAAACGTATCTGCTAAGACTATAAAAAATAAAGTTTCGCCACCGTTTAGAACTGTTAATTTTGAAATACACTTCGGAGTGGGCATAAAAGAACATGAACAAGTTTTTGATGTTTTAAGAAAACACGGCCCAGAAAATTTAGAAGGAAGAACCGTTGCAATAACAGGAACCGGTGCTTGGAAGTCTCTTATAGTAAATGACTCTAATACCGGAGAAGTAATTGTGGAAAAAAAGTTTTATAAGTCAGATTTTGATGAAATATTAAAAAATCCAGAGTTTGCTCCTTATTGCGATTTTCTACTTCAGAAAGCAATGATTAAAACTATGTCCGATAACTCCAACGTAGACATAGATGTAGAGTCCTACGAAGAAGTAAAAAGTATATCGATGGAAATGTCTGATGAACTAATAGATCCGGAGGAATAATGAAAAGGCCTGTTCTTCTAATAGATGGCCTAAATTTATTCATGAGGCACTTTGTCGTTAATCCTACAATAGATGACTCCGGAAATCACGTTGGCGGAGTTGTTGGCTTTTTAAAATCTTTAGGTTACCTAGTAACAAGAGTTAATCCTTCTAGAGTAATAATAGCTTGGGAAGGAGGAGGCTCAGCTAGAAGAAGAGCTATATACAAAGACTACAAAAACAATAGAAGGCCTCAAAAGTTAAATCGTTATTATGGCGATCAAATACCAGATACGGTTGAAAATAGAAACAGCCAAATATCAAAAATAGTATCGATACTGAGGTCTGTTCCTGTTGATCAAATATATATTGACGATTGTGAAGCAGACGATATAATAGGATACATTGTAAAAAATAAAATACAGGAAAGGTCTGTTATAGCCTCTTCTGATAAAGATTTATATCAGCTTCTTTCAAAAAAAACTATACAGTGGTCTCCTGGTCAAAAAAAGTTTATAACTAAAAAAGACCTAATAGACAAATTCGGAATATCCGCAACCAACTTTTGTACAGCTAGGTCTTTTATAGGAGATTCTTCAGACGGCGTCGATGGAGTAAAACTAGCGGGTTTTAGATCTTTGTCAAAAAGATTCCCAGAGCTATCCGAAGATGCTTTTTTTAGCGTTCAAGATGTTTTTGATAGTTGTAAAAAAATAGAAGATAAGAAAAAGCTAAAATTGCACAACAACATAATAGAATCGATTGACTTAGCTAAAAGAAACTGGAAGCTAATGTATTTAGATATAACCAATTTGTCTGCAGAGCAAATTAAAAAAATAGATTTTTGTTTAGAAAATAAATGTAAATCCGCAAACAAAATGCAACTATTAAAATCAATATCGAAATTGGGAATAAAAAATTTCGATATTGATTCTTTTTACTCAAATATGATTATTGTTAGGAAAAATAATGTCTGAAGATTTTTTGCCAGCTCGATCAAGCAATCCGCATTTTGGACAATACGGAAAATCTTTTCAAGAAAAAATATTTCAATCTCTTATTTCAGATAGAGAATGGGCTGCACAAATGGTTGAGGTTATGGATCCAAACTTTTTTGATGTATCATACCTAGAATACTTAAGTGACAAGTTTTTTTCTTACTATAGAAAATATAAATGTTTTCCAACTCTAGGATTGCTTGTAACGATTATAAAAGATTCTCTTTCGGAAAGAGACGATACTATATTAAGAGATCAGATCGTACAGTTTTTACACAGAATAAAATCTAGCCCAGATGTTAGTGATCTTGCTTTTGTTAAGGATAAGTCTTTAGATTTTTGCAGAAAGCAAGCATTCAAAGATGCTCTAGAGCAGGCAGTAGACTTGATACAAACAGAGAAATTTGAACACGTATTAACTCTTATGAGGCACGCTGTTTCTGTAGGATTACCTAGCAGCACTGGACACGACTTTTTTGAAGATGCTGAAGCAAGATTTGTAAAAATAAATAGGCAGGTATGCCCAACTGGTCTTCCTAGGCTAGATGCAAAAGATGTGCTTCAGGGAGGTCTAGGTCGAGGCGAAATAGGCGTAGTTACTGCAAACACTGGCGTAGGAAAGTCACATTGGCTTGTAGCTATGGGTGCTAACGCAATGAGAAACGGTAAAAATGTTTTACACTATACGTTTGAATTAACGGAGCACGCCGTAGGACTTAGGTATGATTCGAATCTTTGCAATATACCTTCTAATGAAGTGCAAGATAGAAAATCTAAAGTTATGAAGCATTATGAAGATTCGGATTACGGAAGATTAGTAATTAAAGAATATCCTACAGGCTCAGCTACGGTTATAACGATTAGAAACCACGTAGAAAAACTAATGCTTAAAGGATTTAGGCCCTCTGTTATTATAATCGATTATGCAGATATTATGAGGTCTACTAGAAGTTATGACTCTTTAAGGCATGAACTAAAGCTAATTTACGAAGAATTAAGAAATCTAGCTATGGACTTAAACATACCGATTTGGACAGCTTCTCAAGCAAACAGGGATTCTGCAAATTCTGATATTGTAGGACTAGAAAATATGTCTGAAGCCTATGGAAAAGCTATGGTAGCAGATTTAGTAATATCGATATCTAGAAAAGCAACAGAAAAATCTACAGGATCAGGAAGATTGTTTGTAGCAAAAAATAGAGCAGGAAGAGACGGAATACTTTTTCCTATTCACATTGACACTTCCAGAAGTACTTTTGAAATATTAGATGAAAATTCGCTAACTCTAGAAGAAGCAGTAAATCAAAACCAAAATGATATGAAGATGCTGCTTAAGAAGAAGTGGAAACAGGTGGAGGCTGAAAATGGAAAAGCAGGTTAGTTTTAGATTTACTTCTGATTGTTTAGATGAATTAGTTTCTAGCAATCAAAGCCCAAGAGAAGTTGCAGATCAAATAATAGGCGTTGGCCACATAGATCTTTTTAATATGTCTGAAGACACGACAATCTTAGGAAGAACAAAGTATGTAGCTTTCGGAGAAGAAAACTGCAGCACTATTAAAACCGGAATTAAATTAGCTTTGCCCGAAGATGTAATTGGAATACTTTCGGGAACTGAAGAGCTAAATAATACCGGAGTGATAGTAAGGCAAAATATATTTTTTCACGGAAATACAAACGAGGTTTTAGTTAGTTTTTTAAACTTAGGTGAAAAAGACGTTGTTTTAAAGAAAGGGTTTAGGGTTCCTGCAAAAATTATTTTTGTTTCTTCGGCTAAGTCTATAGACGTCGTTAGCGATTTAGAATACTTAGATAAGACAGCCGTCGATCAACAAAATTCGGAGAATCAATGAACGAACCAATTCTGCTAGAAAATAAAAATAGATTTGTAATTTACCCAATAAAACATGACGATATATGGTCTTCTTTTAAAAAACAAGAAGCTAGTTTTTGGACAGCCGAAGAAATAGACTTAAATCAAGATCTTGTCGATTGGAAAAAATTAAGTAATGACGAAAAACATTTTATAAAGCATGTACTAGCATTTTTTGCCGCTAGCGATGGCATAGTAAATGAAAACCTATGTTTTAGGTTTATAAACGAGGTCCAGTACCCTGAAGCTAGAGCAGCTTATACTTTTCAAGCAGCAATGGAAACTATACACAGCGAAACTTACAGCTTACTTATAGACACTTATGTTGAAAACGAAGAAGAAAAGCTCAGCCTTTTACACGCTATAGAAAATCTCCCGTCAGTATCTAGAAAAGCAGACTGGGCCATGAAGTGGATAGACAGTGATACAAGCTTTGCTCATAGATTAGTGGCTTTTGCAGCAGTAGAAGGAATATTTTTCAGTGGTTCTTTTTGCGCTATATTCTGGCTAAAGCATAGAGGGCTAGGTATGCCTGGCTTGACTTTTTCAAACGAATTAATTAGTAGAGATGAAGCTATGCATACAGATTTTGCAATTATGCTATATAGGCGCCATCTTCAGAATAAATTAGACGAAGAAGAGGTTAGACAGATTATTTCTGAAGCAGTATCCATAGAAAAAGAGTTTGTATGCGAGTCTTTGCCGGTTTCTTTAATAGGCATGAATTCTGAATCAATGTCTTCTTACATAGAGTTTGTAGCAGATAGGCTTTTGACAGACTTAGGATATTCTAAGCTTTATAATACTAAAAATCCATTTCAGTGGATGGAAATGTTGGCGTTAGAAGGAAAAACTAATTTTTTTGAAAGAAAAGTTTCGGAATATGCAAAGGCCGGCGTAGTATCAGGAAATAATGACCTTACTTGGGATGAAGAATTCTAATGCACCAATACGTTATTAAGAGCAGTGGCGAAAAAGAAACGATAAAATTTGATAAAATAACTAGAAGAATAAGAAATCAGTGCAAAGGCTTAAACAGCAATTTTGTAAGCCCTTTAAATGTAACTAGGAAAGTTGCTGAATCTGTTATTGATGGAATAACAACAGAACAAATAGATTACATGATTTCTCAAGAGTGCGCAAGAATGGTCACGATACACCCCGACTATTCTTTGCTAGGAGCTAGAGTTTTAATAACTAGATGGCAAAAGTCTATACCTCTTAGTTTCTCTGAAAATATCGGTATACTATATGATTATATAGATCCAACTACCGGAAAGCATGCTCCTTTAGTTAGTTCTGAAATACAAGAATTAGTTTCAAAACCTTCTTTCGCTAGAAAAATAGATCGATCTATTATACACGACAGAGACTATAATCTAGACTACTTTGGCTTGATGACTTTACAAAGAGGTTATTTAAAATCTCACAACGGGCAAATATTAGAGACCCCTCAGTTTATGTGGATGAGAGTTGCTCTAGGTATTCATGGAGAAGATATAGTTAGTGCGATAAGGTGTTATGAGAGTATGTCTCAAGGATACTATACTCATGCAACCCCAACCTTGTTTAATGCAGGAACATCTAGACAACAAATGTCGTCTTGCTTTTTGCAAGCTATGAAAAACGACTCTATAAAAGGGATATTCGAAACTTTCTTAGAAATGGCAGAAATATCAAAGCACGCCGGCGGAATTGGTGTTCACATACACGATATAAGGGCAAAGGGTTCTTACATAGCAGGGACTGGAGGAACTAGCAACGGAATAGTTCCCATGTTAAAAGTAATGAACGAAGAAGCTAGGTATGTAGATCAAGGCGGCGGGAAAAGAAAAGGGTCTTTTGCTGTTTATCTAGAGCCTTGGCATGCAGATATAGAGGATTTCTTGGAATTAAAGAAAAACCACGGAAAAGAAGAGTTGAGAGCAAGAGATCTTTTTTATGCCCTTTGGATACCAGACCTTTTTATGAAATCTGTAAAAGAAGATGGCGACTGGCATTTAATGTGCCCAAAAGAATGCCCAGGCCTTTCAGAAGTTTGGGGAGACGATTTTGAAAATCTGTATAATTCTTACGTAGAAAAAAACAAATTTAGGGAAAAATTAAAAGCTAGAGAACTTTGGGTAAAAATTATAAAAGCTCAAATAGAAACTGGAACTCCTTACATATTATACAAAGACTCTTGTAATAAGAAGTCTAATCAAAAAAACCTAGGGACTATAAAATCCAGCAATCTTTGCACAGAGATAATTCAGTACTCTAAGGATGGGGAGACTGCTGTATGTAATTTAGCGTCTATAGCAGTTAACAAGTTTATATCTGGAAAAAATGTAGACTATGATAAAATAGCTTCTGCATCTTACGAAATAACTGAAAATCTAAATAAGATTATAGACAGAAACTATTATCCTACAGAACCAGCCGAAGTTTCTAATATGCTACACAGGCCTATCGGTATCGGAATACAAGGGCTAGCAGACCTTTTTGCTGCTCTTAAGCTGGATTTTGATTCTGAAAAATCTAGAGAAATAAACAAGAGAATATTTTCTTCTATATACTACGGAGCCCTTAAGGCTTCTTGTGATTTAGCTAAAAACTCTGAGCCTTATAGTTCTTTTGAAGGCAGCCCAGCGAGTGAAGGCATTTTGCAATTTGATTTATGGGGAATAGATCCGGACGAAAATTACAACTGGAAATCTTTAAAAAACAGAATTAAAAAGCACGGTTTAAAAAACTCGCTGCTAATAGCTCCCATGCCGACAGCTTCTACTAGCCAAATATTAGGAAACAACGAGTGCTTCGAGCCGTTTACTTCCAACATTTACGTTAGAAGAGTTTTATCCGGCGAGTTTATAATGGTAAACAAGCATTTAGTTAGAGACCTAATAGAAATTGGCATGTGGTCAGAAAATATAAAAGATGATATAATCAGGGGAAATGGGTCTATACAGCATATCAATTACATACCTGAAGAAATAAAATCTAGATACAGAACGGTTTGGGAGATGTCTATGAAATCAATTATAGAAATGGCCGCAGATAGAGCTCCATACATTTGTCAATCCCAGTCTATGAACTTATTTTTAGCAGAGCCCAACGTTGGAAAAGTTAACTCTATGCATTTTTACGCTTGGGAAAACGGCTTAAAAACAGGCATGTACTACTTGAGATCCAAACCAGCTAGTCAGTCAAAGAAAATTACGATAGAAGAAAACAGCAACACTCAAGCAGAAGATCAGGAAGGCTTGATGTGTTCATTAGAAAACCCAGAATCCTGTGAAATGTGTAGTGGATAATGAAGTACGTATCTAAAATATCGCCATTAATAAAAGAAGTAGAGCTAAGAAAAAACCCTATAATGATAAGGGTTAATAAGTTTGATGAAGATTCTGCAAGAAAATTCTCTGCTGAAATAGCTGCTGCTCACAATACGGGTCAAAAAATAATACCAATTGTTATTGACTCTTACGGCGGCCAAGTTTATAGCCTAATGTCTATGATTGGAGCAATACAAAATTCAGAACTTCCTATAGCCACAATAGTAGAAGGAAAAGCGATGTCGTGCGGCGCTGTACTTTTTTCTTTTGGTGAAGAAGGAAGAAGATTTATGGATAAAAATGCAACGATTATGATACACGATGTTTCTTCTATGGATTTTGGAAAAGTAGAAGAACTAAAAGCAGGCGCAAAAGAGGCAGACAGATTAAATAAAATAATATATAAAATGATGGCTCAAAACTGTGGTCATGATGATGACTACTTTATGGAAATAGTCGACAAGAAAAAGCATGCAGATTGGTTTATTGACGCTAAAGAAGCATCCAAGCACAACTTGGCCAACCACATAAGAATTCCCACTATTGATATTGACATATCGGTTAAGATTAGGCTAAAATGAAAATTGATCTGTATGATGACGGAATAGGCTCTCTGGATTACGTTCAACACGTTGGTTCCGATCTAACAATAGTAAATTCCGCTAGAGTATCTTTTGGAAAAGAAAAAGAGGAAATAGACGAAAAGGATAAAAAGCTAATAAGCTACCTTATTAAGCATAAGCATACTTCTACTCTAGAGCACAATATAATTACTTTTAGGTGCAAAGTTCCATTGTTTGTTAGGTCTCAGCATCACAGGCATAGAACTTGGTCTTACAATGAAATAAGCAGAAGGTATACTAGTATAGACATGCAGTTCTATGAGCCTAAAAGTTTCAGAACTCAGCACAAGTCAAATAGGCAATCAAGTAACGACGAATTAATTAATCCTGATATAAACGATTTTAATAATAGGCCATTACCTGTTTCTGCATATTATGCAAATCAGGCAGTCAAGGATCACAATACCAGAAGTTTAGGATTATATAATAAGCTTCTGGAAAAGGGTATTTGTAGAGAGCAAGCCAGGGGAGTTTTGCCACAAAGTCTTTATACTGAGTATTATGCAACTTGCAATCTTAATAATCTATTAAAGTTTGTTTCTCTTAGAACGCATGAAGGAGCGCAATGGGAAATAAGGCAGTTGGCTTTAGCCATGTTAAAAGTTGCCAAAGACTTGTGGCCGATCACTATAGAATCTTATGAGAGTGTAAACGATGTCAAATTATCCGGTTAGAGGCTACGTTAAAGATGAAAAGTCTTTTCACACATACAGAGACTGGAGTTCCGCAGTTGATTTTTTGTTATCTTCTCAAAATCTAGGAATTGATACTCGTGGAGGAAATTTGTCTTGCAAGCTAAAAGATTGTGATGAAAAAGAGCTTCAGACAACCGAAGAGGTAATAGACTATTTTTTTGGTCATATAAAGCAAGATATAGATAGATACGATTTACTAAGCGAAAAATCATATTTTGACTTCATAGAAGATTTTATAAATCACAAATTTTGGGCATTAGAAAAAAACTACTCGTCTTATTTTAAAGATTTTAAAACGTGCAGGCTTTCTTTTTTATATAGCAGAGGCGACATAGAACCCTACGTTTTAATAGATGATAACTTTACTAACCAAATTTACGGAAGCCTTTTTAATCCAATCGAAGTTATCCACTATACAACCCAGGATGGATTACAAAATATAAAAAAATCAATCGATAGTGGTCTGCAATTTGACATAAGCACTATGACTATAAAGTCTAGAGACTTTTTTGATAGTAAATCAAACGTAGAAGTCAGGCTTTTAGGAAACGCTAAGGCCATCTTTAGAAGTGACGTAAAGTCATTTGCTGTTTCAAATGGTAATAGAGCAGCGAATTTATTAAGGTTTGAATATCCGGGAAAAAATATTACCAACCTATGCTATAATGCTTTGGGCTGCGAATCCGAATTAAAAACGGGTATATGGAACGAGATAATAGCAACTCCAATAAAAATTTTAGATTTTAAGCTTATAAATTAGTTCACCACTCTTATAATTTTTATGACATTAAAAGTCTTAAGAAAGGATAAACATGAACTATAAAATGTCTGATTTTAGTATCTCTCAAATTGTTAGATTAATTCAAATGGGTATATTGACAGGTACAGATGTATCTGATCAACTAAGAACATTCGAGCTTTGCGTAAACAGCGAAGGTAATTTAGACCCATCCCCAGAGTTTATTGATAATTTTCAAAACAATATTACTAAGTTAGAGAAGCAAGCTCTTGAAGCACAGGCAGAAACAGAATAATCTATTGTCAAAAATAGTAAAGGTTAATGCTAACTCTAGTGGTTTCATAATGGAGGCAAATAGTCCTTCTTATATAAACAATAGATTTTCTAGCTATCACCTTTGCGTAGACCATTTCCACGAAGAAATAGGCATACTGTTATCCAGCGGAGACATAGCTTATTTTAATTTAGAAAACATATCTTTTTAAGTGCAGATCTTTTAATATCGTGTTAAAATTATATTAACAGATTAGGAGTAACATGAAAAATAAACCGAACAGATTCTTTGGATTACACGCACATTCAGGGTTTAGTACTTTTGATGGTCTAGGGTATCCAAATGAGCACATGGACTTTTGTTTGCAAAACGGCTTAGATGGCTGGGCTTTAACAGACCACGGCCACATGAACGGTTTTGGTTATGCTCAATTACACGCAGACAAACTTAAGTCAAAAGGCGTAAATTTTAAGTTTATTCCAGGTTGCGAAATGTATGTTCATCCATCTTTGGAAACTTGGCAAATAGATTATGATTTAAGGGCTGCAAGAAAACGCGGGGATTCTCAAGCAGAAAAAATTCTTTTAGAGCAAAGAGAGCAGATAATTACTCCTATTCACGCAGTTACAGATGGAGACGATGAGGTTTTAGACGTAGGTTTAGATGAGGCTTCTCTTACTGTTGAAAACGAAGAAGAAACAAAGTCAGCAAAGTTTTATGACCCTATTAAAAGAAGGCATCACTTAGTTGTTCTTCCAAAAACTAGTATCGGATTACAAAGGCTTTTTTCTTTAGTATCTAAAGGCTATACTGATGGCTTCTATAGGTTTCCAAGAGTGGACTACAAAATGCTTAAAGAGGCGGCTTCTGGAGGCCATCTAATGGTTTCTACGGCATGCTTAGGCGGACCTCTTTCTTATGAAGTATTTAGGTTTTTGCAAAATATAGAATTTGATAATCTAAGCCAAGATTTGTTAAACGACGAGTCTATTTCTAAAAAGATAATTGAGTCAATATCTAACTCGTATGACGATTTATCTTTTGCTATGGGAAAAGATAATGTTTTCTTAGAGTTACAATTTAACAAACTGCCTGCGCAACATTTGGTCAATAGAGCGATAATAGAGTTTTCTAGAAAACACGGACTAACAGATAAGCTTGTAGTGACTTGCGATTCTCATTATTCTAGTCCGGACCACTGGAAAGAAAGAGAGATATATAAAAAGCTAGGATGGCTAAACTACAAAGATTTTGATCCTTCTTCTCTACCTTCATCTCGTGATGAATTAAAGTGTGAGCTTTATCCTAAAAACGCTGATCAAGTTTGGGATTCTTTTTTAGAAACCACAGAAGATATGGATTTTTATGACGAACAAGAAATTATTTCTGCTATAGAGAGAACACACGACGTAGCTCATGACCTTATAGGAGAAATATCTCCAGATCGTTCAATGAAGCTACCTTCATATGTTATACCTAAAGACACTACGGCTGATCAAGCCCTAGTTGATATGTGCAAAAAAGCTTTAGTAGAAAAAGGGTTTAATAAAAATAGCGAGTATGTAGAAAGAACAATAAGCGAACTAAAGGTCATAAAGCAAAAAAAGTTTTCCGAATATTTTCTGACTATGAAGAAAATAATCGACGTTGCTTGGAAAAAAATGATTGTAGGCCCGGGCAGAGGTTCTGGCGCTGGTTCTTTAGTAAACTATCTTTTAGGCATAACTAACATCGACCCGATAAAATATGATTTGTTATTTGAAAGATTTCTTGACCCACTGCGTACTGAGTATCCGGATATAGATACCGACGTCGCGGATAGAGATGAGTTAATCGCTCTACTTAGAGACGAGTTTGGAAAAAACAACGTAGTACCCATATCAAACTATAATACCTTTAAGTTAAAGTCCCTGATAAAAGATGTGTCTAGATTTTACGGAATACCATTTCAAGAAGTCAATAAAGCTATTTCTTCTCTAGAGAGAGACGTAAACAATGGAAGAAGAAGAGATAAAGTTTCAGACGCTACTTTTGATATTCAGCTTGAAGAGGCGCTAAAGTATTCTTCTAGTACAAGAGAATATCTAGAAAAATATCCAGAAATTTTAGAGCCTATTGGCGTTCTTTTTAAGCAAAACAAAAACCTAGGTAGGCACGCTGGGGGCGTTATAGTTTCTGAAAACATAGAAGACAGAATGCCTTTGATACTAGCCAAGGGAGAGCTACAAACTCCTTGGATAGAAGGCATGACCGCTAAGCACCTTGAAACTTTTGGTTGGGTAAAATTTGACCTTTTAGGATTAGAGACTCTAAGAATAATAGAGAGCACGATTAAATTGATACTGATGAAGTCAGGTGTTAGTGATCCTACTTTTGAAGACATAAAGAAGTGGTATAATGATAATCTAGATCCTTCTACAATGGACTTAAGTGACCAAAGCGTCTATGAAAACATTTATCACTCAGGTAGGTTTGCTGGTGTATTTCAATGTACACAAAAAGGTGCTCAAAAGCTTTTTACAAACGCAAAGCCTAATTCCATTATTGATATAGCTACGCTAACGTCAATATACAGGCCAGGACCTCTTAGCGCTAAAGTAGACAAGATATACATTGGAGCAAAAAAAGATCCATCAAGCGTCGATTATGGCCATCCTTTGATTAAACAAGTTCTAGAGCCGACGTACGGCTGCATAGTTTTTCAGGAGCAAGCTATGCAACTGTGCCACGTCGTTGCAGGAATACCTAAGCTAGAATTAAATAAGATAAGAAAAATGATGAAGCCTGGCGGAAACAGTGACGAAAACGTCGAGAAAGCTATGGCGCTAAAGGAAAGGTTTATTACAGGTGCTGTAGAAAATGGTGTAGAAAAAAACACTGCTGAACGCTTATATGAAAAAATACTTTACTTTTCCGGCTACGGTTTTAATGCTAGCCACGCTGTTTCTTATGCAATTATATCTTACTATTGTGCCTGGTTTTTAACTCACTATGAAAAAGAATGGATAACTGCATACCTAGAGTCTTCTTCTGGCAACCCAAAGAAATTATCAAAGGCCATATCGGAAGCTAAAGGCTTAGGCTACAAAATATCTCGCATCGATATAAATCTTTCTGACAGAATGTGGACTTGCACAGACGACAAAGTTTTAGTACCTTCTTTCTCTTCATGTAAAGGTATAGGTGATGCGGCTGTACAAGAAATATTGTCGCAAAGGCCTTATACCAGCGTAGAAGATTTATTTTGGAATAAAGACGGCTCGTGGAAACATTCTAAGTTAAACAAAAGGGCGATATCAGTTTTATTGCAACTAAGAGCTTTTGACTCTATCGAATGGAAAAGTATGTTTAACTCGTATAAACACTTTCACGACGTTGTAATAGAGAATTGGAACGATATTAAAAAGAGCACTAAGAGAGACCCGGAAAAAGGCAAAAACTTTCTTAAGTCTTTTCTTTTAGAAAACAACACCTCTACAGAATGGACAATGCAAGAGTTAGCAGAAAATAGCATGGCTTTGTTAGGAACTGTTAATGTAGAGATGATAATGCCGGATAATCTTCTAGATAGGCTTTCTGAAAAAGGCGTGTATTCTATAGACGAGTGGTCTGGAGAAAATATTCACTGGATGCTATTGACCGATTACATCTCTAAAAAAACAAAGAAAAACAAGCCTTATTTTATACTAACTGGAATGGGAACTTCCGGAAAAAAGCATAAGATATTTTGCTGGAATCCTCCCGCTGATAAAAAACCTAGTAAGTACAAAGTTTTTGCAGTACAATTGCAAAGCGGCGATTACGGTTTTTCTACAACTTGGAGCAAACTTATGGAACTACGTCAAGGTAGTTAAGGAGATTATTTTGAAAAAATTTAAAAGCTTGCAAGATGTTTTTCTAAACTACTGTAAAAACATCACAAAAGCGCCTTTAGTAAATAGCAGAGGTTCTACTCAAAGAGAACTGTTGTTTGAATCGTTTGAAATAACAGACCCTACTGCAATAGACATAAAAGTAGATGATAGAAAGTTTTCTACAAATTATGCCTTAACCGAATGGCTATGGTATCTTTCTTGCGATAGAAACGTAAACAACATAGGTAAAATGGCAAAAATATGGAATCAGATATCTGACGAAAAAGGTGAAGTAGAGTCAAACTATGGAACCTACATAGCTCCTCAATGGTCTTGGATATTAGGAGAGTTAACTGACGATAGAGACTCTAGAAGAGCAACCATAGTAATAAACCAAGTTCATCATAAGTTTTCTAACGAAAAAGACTATCCTTGTACCCAGTACATACAATTCTTCATAAGAGAAAATAAGCTTCACATGGGTGTAAACATGAGATCCAACGATTTAATTTTTGGATTGTGTAACGACGTTTTTACATTTTGTCTTTTTCAACAGCTAATGTTAAATGATTTAAATGACAGGGGCGCAGAGTTGGAGCTAGGAAGTTATTTTCATCATGCTGGAAGTCTTCACGTTTACGAGAGGCATTTTAGTATGGTTTCTGGTATTAATTCAAAAAATCACAGTAGCGAAGAGTGCAATAAATTTGAGCTTTCTTCGGGAATAACAATGTCTGGGTGCCCAGTCTTGCCTCAAATGGATATGCCCAAGCAGGAAATGCAAAAATATACTAAGAGCGTAAAGGAGAAAATATTCCGTGAATATTCTTGAAGAAGCAAACTCAATAGTAAACCAGAGGTCAGAAGAAAAAGAAAGGCAGTATGGTCCTTTTAGCGAAGGAATGAAAAGGGCAGCTTCAATAGCTTCAGGCATGTCGGGAAAAGATGTTGATGCAAACGATATGTACATTGCTTTAGTAGCTTTAAAGCTTAGTCGTCAAAGCTATCATTTTAAAGATGATAATTTACTGGACGCTGTGGCCTATTTAGGAGCTTGGCACAATTTTATAAAGGATGAAAAATGAAAATTTGTAAAACAAGAGAAGTAAAAACGCCGAACAGAGGAACCCCGGAGTCTGCAGGTATAGACTTTTTTGTTCCTGACGATTTTGAAAAGTCAGAAATACAACCCGGCCAAGCTATATTTGTACCCAGCGGAATAAAAGCTGATGTTCCTAAGTCGCACGCCCTGATTGCTTTTAATAAAAGCGGAGTAGCCCTAAGGAAAAATTTAGCAGTAGGAGCTTGCGTAGTAGATGAAGATTACCAGGGAGAAATACACCTACATCTTTATAATTTTGGAACTGAACCTGCAACTGTATCGCCAGGAGAAAAGCTTGTTCAAATGGTGTTAGTACCCGTATCTTATGGAGACGTAGAAGTAGTAAACGAAGAATCTCTCTTTCAGCAAGAGTCCGAAAGAGGATCAGGCGGATTTGGCAGTACTGGAATTTTCTAATGTCTTTAGTTATTAGTCCAATAACAAATCACGCAAATAGAGACCACAGCCATAGAACGGGCTGGGGAAGAATGTGGGCTGCATCTTTAAATAGCAAGCTAGGCTTTAATAAAGACTGGACTAAAGAAGACAAGGTTTATTTAGAACACGGAATGGAATTTAACGCTAAGTCTAAGGGTGTAAACGTATTTCTAAAAGAACCAAAGTCGTGGGATAAACTAGCTGAAAAAGCTAAAATGTTATCTAACTTTAATGGAGAATTATACTCTTTAGATATAGACTGTCCGGACTATGGAGAAAGACTAAAGACAAGAGTTAGGCCTCATTCTACAGACAACTATAAAAATTTAGATTTTGATAAAATATCAGCAGTTTGTAAGAAAGCTAAAACAATTAGGCAAAAAGATTTAAACAAAAAAGGCTTGGTTTTAGGCGATTCTCACTCTTTATCTGCCTGGAGAAAAGATGCGCATCTTTGTAGAAATGATGGACAGACTTTAAATGGAGCAATCAATAAGGGTTTTGATTTATGGATAGACGATTTTAAAAAAACTAATTTAAATTTTATTAGAACCTATTTTGGAAATATTGATATAAGGCATCACATCTGTAGAATATCAACAGGACAAAAAGAGCAGTTATCGACTGTAAGCAGTCTTGTTTCTAGATATTTTAATGAACTAAATAGAGTTAAAGAAAAATACAGCCTTGACTTAATAGAAGTTGTGGCTGTTTTGCCTATAGAAAATATATCTAGAAAGCTTCCTAAAACTGGATACTATAAAGGAAAACCATATTGGGGATCTTGGGAGGAAAGAAACAGAGTGCATATTCATTTTAATGAAGAGTGCGAAAAACTTTGTTTAAAAAATGGTTTTAGTTTTATAAAATGGCCTAACAGTTTTTACAACGAAAAACTAGAAATGGGATTTGAAAACATGGAAAAGCCTAGGTCAGTTCATGTTAGTCCTAAAAAATATATGTGGGAGGCATTTAGTGACTAAAATAACAACAAATTTATATTTTGAAGATTTTTTAAGATATTACGAACTTGCAAAAAAAGTTCAGAACGAATGCAACCTAGGCGGTAAACCTTACGTAGGTTCATGCGGTGACGACTTAATTGAGAATGTTACGATATACGATACTGTAGAAAGAAGGCACGCTGGCTTTCAAAATATGCTTCAGGATATATGGCTAGGATCTAAGGCTCCAAAGTTTTATAAGTGGGACGAGGAACATAAAAAAAGAAATAAAACGTATGACAACCTTCATGAAAGATTTAGTAAATACGAGTGGTTGTTCTTATTCGTTCTTCACAGAATAACAGGATCAGGCGCTTCTTTTGAATCTGATCACGGATATAGAAACACAGCTATTCCTGATTTAGTTGGTCAAAAATCGTATTATATGATGATGAATACAGTAAGGTATTATCCAAAACCTATGTATACTAGCATAGGAAACCAAATACCTGCATTTCCAAAGCCTTCAATGGGATATCAAACAGGAGGAAAATTTTGGTGGGGCCAGCATTCTATTAATTTGGTAGACGATGTTTGGAAATTTATAGATGGCATAAATTCGTCAGGAAAAAAAGCCAGCATAAGAGAAATAGTTGATTTTATGTGCGAATGGAATAAAGAACGCGGTATGAAAAGGTTTCATTTTCAATATACTGCTATTGCTGCAGACTTAGCGGATTATTATCCGGATATTGTTGATGAAACTAGTCACATGTATTATGGAAAAAACGCAAAGGAAGCCATGGATCTTTTTGCAGAAAAGCCTAAGAGCGTAAATAAAAACGATTTCTATGATTTAGTAATGGAAGAATCTAAAAAGAAAACTGGCGGACTTCCCAAAGACTTGGAAGACGTTATGTGCGACTATATAAGGTATGTTGAAAACTATATACCGGATAACAAGCAAAAAACCTATTCGCACCTAGATAGAACAAAAGTTTGGAATACTAGTCTAATAAAAAATCACCCTAAAGGACGTCAAAAGTGGATGCTGAACACACCAGAGTGGAAATGGTAGGTTTATCACATGGCACATAATAATCACGTAATAGATGGAATTAATAAAGATTTATCTATAAGAAGTAGATCTGAATGGTTAAAAATTACCGAAAACTGGAAAGATCCTTATGGAATTCCGGAGGTCTCAGTTCACGATGGAGTTCACGTAGTCAGAGACGATTATATGGTCGGTTCAAAATGTCGATTTGCAGACCTTCTGATGAAAAATACTAAAGAAGATACCTTAGTTTATGTACAACCTAGATTTGGATTAGCTGGACCTTCTATACTTGAAGCTGCTAGCAGGTATAATAAAAAAGTGGTATTGTTTATGCCTTCATCCAAAAAAGTTTCTCATCACCAAGCAGTGTGTATAGAAAGAGGGGCTGAGGTAAAATTTAGAAGAATAGCAGCCATGCCGGTTTTAAATAAATACGCAAGAGAATGGGCAGAAGAAAATGGGGCATCTTTTATTCCGCTGGGCTTAAAACACGAATTAGTAACAGCTTGTGCAGTAAGAGTGGTTGAAAACTTGAGGCAAAAGCATGGAATGCCAGGACACGTCTGGTTTGCAATATCTACCGGCGTATTAGGTAGATCGTTACAAATAGGTTGGGATAAATCTAAGCATCATGCCGTAGCAGTGTCTAGAAATTTAAAGTCTGGTGAGCTAGGATCTGCCTCCGTAGTATCAGACCCTAAATCTTTTACGGCAAAAGAAAACAAGGACGATCTTCCTCCTTTTCCAACTGTTTCTAATTACGATGGAAAAGTTTGGAAGTATATTCCTAAAGGCAGGCTAGAAGAAAATCACTGGATGTGGAATGTTGGAAAAGAGCCTGAATTAATTAACCAGTCCATATATGATGAAGTTGATAGCTATAGAGACTGGGGAGAAGTAAGATAATTTTAAAAAAATGCTTGACGGCTAATAAAATTATCTAGTTATATTGGATTTTTATTATGTATGAACCACAATTAAGAATTTATACCGGTCCAATGTTTGGATCTAAGACTACAAAAATGCTAGCTTTTTTAGAAAGGTGCTCTTATCAATCTAGAAAAGTTGTTGCTTTTAAACCCAAAATAGACGAAAGGTATTCAGAGGGTGAAATATGCACCCATTTTGGAATGAAATTTCCGGCTATAAATGTCAATTCAGGCTCTGATATAATAAGAGAATCTTCAGGTTTTGATGTCATAGGTATTGACGAGGCTTTTATGATAGATGAATGTTCTGATGCCGTTTTAAATATTTTAAAGCAGGGTAAAACAATAGCAGTTTCTTCAATACAAATATCTGCGAATGGTAATCCTTTCGATGAAATAAAAAATATGCTTCCTTGGGCTACCCACATAGAAGTTTGCCCCGCAGTTTGTCCTGTTACAGGAAAAGATGCCTATTATACCGTTAGCAAAGTAAGTAGCCTCTCAGAAATAGAAGTCGGCGGAGCTGATATTTATGAACCCAGGGCTTGGACGCATACGCCCTTTATGAACCATAAATACGGGAGTAATTTATGATTGAACCATCTAGCGTAGACTGTGTAATATATCACGCTGATTGTACAGACGGTTTCGGGGCAGCTTATTCTGCTTGGAAACTATTAGGCAATAGGGCAGAATATCACGCATGCAAGCATGGAACTCCTCCGCCTGATGTAAAAGGTAAAAACGTGGTCGTGTTAGATTTTGCTTTTAATAATGCTACCACTAAAAAAATGATTGAAATAGCAGATTCTTATTTAGTGATCGATCATCACAAGACTGCAATGGTCGAGTTGCACGACATACCCAACACGCATTTCGATATGACTAAATCTGGCGCTATGTTATCTTGGGAGTTTTTCCATCCGGGCAAAGAGCCTCCTAAGTTTATTAGGTATATCATGGACAGAGACCTATGGACTTGGGAACTAGAGTATTCTAAAGAGTTTAGTGCTGCTTTTGATATGGTTCCTTTTGAGTTTGAAGAGTTTGAAAAATTTGAAGATGATTCAGTTTTTGACGATGCGGTGAAAAGAGGAAGCTATATTTTAGCATACTCTAAAACTGTAGTTAAAAAAGTTTGTGAAAAAGCGCAACAAAGAAAATTAGACGAAAAAGACGTTCTAGTCGTTAATGCTTCTCACTGGATGTCAGAAATAGGAACTAGGTTAGCCCCAGACTGCGACTTAGCCATGATATGGTACTGGGATCATGAAGCAAAGCACACCAAGGTTAGCCTAAGAGCTTTTCATGATATAGTTGATGTTGGAGAGATTGCTAAAAAATTTGGAGGTGGCGGCCATAGAAAAGCCGCAGGTTTCCAACTACCTGCAGGAAAACACATAGAAGATATTTTCGATAAGCCTAAAAGGTCTAGAACTAGAAAATCTAAGCAGGAATAGCCATGAACAGGCCTAGCTGGGATCAAATATGGATGGAGTTTGCAGAATTAATATCTAATAGATCTTATGATCCAAGATATAAAGTTGGAGCGGTAGTAGTAACAGAAGATAATACGCAAGTTTTGTCTGTAGGTTACAACGGTAATTATTCTGGCGGACCAAACGAAGTAGAGTCTACTGTGCCCGGACAGTCAGGAATGCTTCATGCAGAAATCAACGCGCTGCTAAAAATGGATTATAACAATCCAAAAAATAAAAAAATATACTTGACTCTATCTCCCTGCAGATCTTGTTCTAAAGCCATAGTAAACGCTGGTATAGATGAAGTTATTTTTAAAGAACAGTATAGAGATATGTCCGGCATTGAAATACTTAAGAATACTGGCATTTTAGTTAGAAAATATTCGGAGATTTTTGATGAGCAATAGATTTTTAGAGTCCGATTTAGAGGATGAGCATGGCAACATACTGATATCGCCAGGTTTAAAAGTTAGGCATATAGACTCTCAGTACGAATACACAGTCGACAGCGTTGTAAAAAATGGTGAAGACATAGAGGTAATTCTAAGACTTCCTACAGAGCCTAGATTTGAGCCTAGTAGTAGCTCTGAGTTAATACAATCAAGATCTTCGAGTAGTCCTAATATCATGTACGAAATAGATCCCAACGCTGTTTTTTACGAACCAGATTCTGAGGAAGAAGATGAGGGCGAAGGTTTAATTTCTGTAACTCAATCTGAATTCGAAAAAGAATACGAGGTTAAATAATGAATTCAATTAAAAAAAATTTACAGTCTGCAATAGACGAAGTTGTTTCAAGCAAAATAAACGAAGCTTATGTTTCTGAGCCTAAAAAATTTAATCTTAAGACCGATTTCATATCGGAAAAAATTAAAAAATATAGACAGGAAGATTTCGAAAACTATGTAAAAGCTTTAAATAAAGTTTCTGCTAAATTAGACGGAGCAGATAGAGAAAACGCTAACGATAAGCACAGTGATTTTAGAAGCCTAAAACTTGATGAAGTGCATAATATGAATGCAGCTTTTTTAAGAGCTCTTCATTTTGAAAATATAAGTGACCTATCCAGTAAGATAACCATGGACATGTTTTGTTTTTTAAGGCTGGAAAGAGATTTTGGTTCATTCGATAACTGGCAAAAAGATTTTATAGCATGCTGTCTATCTTCTAGAGACGGTTACGCAATGACTGGATACTCTGTTTTTCTTAAGAGGTATGTTAACTTCGTTATTGACACAGAGGCTTTAAATGTACCTATGGGAGTAATCCCAGTTGTAGTATTAGACGTAGCAGAAGGTTCTTACGTAAAAGATTATATGGGCGATAGAAGATCTTACGTTTTAGCTATGATGAAAGAGTTTAACTGGTCTCATATTGAAGAGAGATTCGAAAGAGCTGAAGCAGTCTCAAAGGTTTTTGCAAAATGAGGGATTTAACTAAAGAAGAATTTGAAGCATTTGTAAAAAGAATGTTAAGAGAAGCCCCTGGCGATGAAGATGAGTTAGACTTAGAGACAGAAGATGAGGCCGAAGAAGAGTCTGAAGAAGCCGCTGCAGAAGAGGAAGAAGCTGAAGAATCTGAAGAGGATGCTGAAGGCGAAGAAGATGAAGAAGATGAAGACTCAAAGGAAGATGAAGTAGTCGTAACTAAAGGGTCTGAGTTAGACAAAGAAATACAGTCAGTGCTAATAGACTTTGAATCAAGCGCCCTTGCCCCAGTCGAAAAAAACGAGTCTTTAATATATAAAAACGGAATATCTTTATTGGTAGAAAAAAACATGCAATTTAGCTTAGACGCTTTTGCATCTGATGTAGCTAGATTAATAAAGAATTATGAAAATTTGTTAGATATGGAGTCGATAATATTGAATAAATCCATAACTTTCGTAAAAGAAAAGTATGGAGAAGATACTGCTAAAGATTTAGAAAATATATTATCTAACTCGCACTCTATAGATATGGAAGAAAAAGACCCAGTCCAAGCTCCGATTGCTGTAGGGGCCTCTAAAGAAGGCGCAGATGCCAGTTGATAAAAAGACTCGCAGATTAATAGATTTTGAAACAAAAAAGTCTATTCATATAAATTTAACGAGAGAAACTCATTCGGGTTTTAAAAAGTTTTTATTTGACTATGGTTTATCTATGCAGGAAGTTTTTGAATATTTTGCATCTCAAGTAGCAGAAGAAGACAATTACGCAGTAAAAATAGTAATGGGTTCTTACAAAAAAAAGAGAGACAAGATTATTAACAAGGTTTCTAAAAAGGAGGTTGAAAATCTTTACGATGCAATTTCTCACGAAGATCCTTTCAAAAAATAAAAATTATGATAATTCTAAAATAGAAAAACTAGAATCTAAAATTAAAGAATTAGAAGCTTCTTTAGCTGATCACGAATCAGCTATATTGATTTTAACTGATACCATTAATCGTTATTCTATAATAAACGAGCAGCTTTGCCGAGAAATGAATTTAGTAGGTAGATGGGCAGCTTCGGTATCAAATTATGTAGATGAAGAAAAGGAAGAGTTAGTCGACGCATTTGGCTTAGATATTGATGACGATGATGAATACTTAAACTAAGGAGGTGTTCTCATGGTAGAATCTTTAAAGGCTTTCTCTGACAGATACGTGGAAAGGTTTATTTCTAGAAAATTTTTAGCTTGGATAGTGGCAACAGGATTATGCGCTTACGGTACTGTAACCAGCGATAACTGGACTGCGATAACTTTAGCATACATAGGAACCCAGGCTTTGGTTGACATGGCCGTAAGATGGAAACACGGACCAAAAGATTAAAATGTGGTTTTTCTGTAAATTAAAGACATACTGGAAACAAGCCCTAGGTTTTATTTCAATTATTCTAGGTTATTTTCTTTATAAAAGAAATGAAAATAGTTGGAAAAAAAACTACCAGAATTCAATAGATAACGAAAAAAAATCTAGGGAAGTAGAAGTAAATTCTTTAAAAAAACAACAGTCTGAAAAGCAAAAAATAGAAATAGACCATTTAAATTTACAGAAAGATAGCAAAAAAGAAATTGAGACCTTAAAACAAGATTTAGAAAAAAAGAAAAAATCTTCTATTGGTGAAAAATCTATAGCAGAATCTATAGCAGAATTAACAGGTGCCGAGCATGTTAAAAAAGATTAAGGTTTTTTTTCATATTTTTTTATGCATAATTTTAATATGTCCTTGCGCTTATTCTCAAGGAAAAGTTACAGAATTGTCTGAGGGAGATTTAGCGCCTTTTTCCGGAACGTTAATGACCAATGACGTTGCTACAAAACTTTATTTAGATTCAAAATTTTCTAAAGAAGAGTGCAATATAAAAATAAAAGAAAAAATAGACACTGCTTCAATAGCTTGTAATAAAAATATTAAAATATTAGAATCTAAGCTCAGTATAGAGTTAGAAAAATTTGAAAAACTTATAGAGATAAAAAACGATAGAATTAAATTTTTAGAAAAAAACTGGCATCCAGATCCTTGGTATGAAAAAAACTCTTTTTGGTTTTCTACAGGAGTTATAGCCGGTGTCATAATTACTATTGCTGCCGGATATGCAATCGGCCAAGCTTCGAGGTAAAATGAAGAATATATTTTTAGAAGATGTTGCTTATGGTATATACGATAGACCTAAGAAAAGCAAAGAAGAAGAAGTTACTGTTCCTACAGACCTGCCTGTAAGCGCTAGTGATCACATGAGTAACCAGCTAACGCAGCAAAGGCCTCCTATAGAAGATGAAGATTTTGTTCCAAAGACAAAAGAAGAATTGTCTAGAGCCGTTCACGCTATAGGATTATTAGTTCCTAATGACCAAGTTGAATTTTTTTATAATTCCGCAAAAAAATTACTAGATGCATGTAACGACAGAGAATTTGATAGAAAATTAGGAGAACCAGAAAGCAAAGAAGACAGCTCTAAAGAAAGCGCAGTGTCCGAAGCGATCAAAAAAACTCTAAAGGGGATGATAAATGAAATTCAATATGGAAGCCCTGATGAGTATGATGAATTTAGAGGCGTAGATAGAAGAAATGATACTGCAATAGATTATTTTGGAGAAAACGAGCCTTTAGAAAGTAAAGAAGAGGCTGACGGCGAACTTACGCTAGACCAGATTGCTGCTAAATTAGGATACAAAAGCGCTTCAGGTGTAAGGCAAGAAATAAAAAGATTAACAGACAGGCTTCAATACTTTGTTACAAAAGTAGAGCCCGCGGAATTAGAGCAGTTAACTGATGAGGCAGCTAGTTCTTATATCGATATATGGTCTCAAAGCGAAGATCTAGACCCAGAAGACGTAAGTGACTTAAAAAGTATAGGCCTATCTAGAATAAAAAAGCTGCCAGCTTTTAGATACTTTTTTGTAGATAACTTTATAATGCCTTCATACAGGGAAGCAACTAGAGAGGCAACCCGCGCCCTAAATACTGCAATTGACGAACTAGGAGTTCCTGAAAATTTAAAACAAGCCGTTTTTAATGAAGTTACAGGCGCTTCATCTCCAGGAACAATAGCAAAAAGAATGAGCGATTTGGTAAAAAATGGGTCATTGACAAAAGAACAAAAGCCTATGATGTCTAAAGTTTTGTCTAGCATATCTAGCTTAAGAAAAATTGCTGAAAAACAAGCAGATTTTATACAGAGGTCTAGAGATAAATGGAACTCTAAATCTAACAGAAACAAAAAGATATCCGTAGGAAAAGCTATAGAAATGGCGCACTCAGAGAGTTAATTCGCTATGAATAAAAAAGTTCAATTACTTATGAAAGAATATTTTTCATACCCTGTTCAAAACAGAGAAGAGCTTTATGATTGTCCAATTACTCCATCTAAAGAGACTTGGTCTGTATTTGAATCTCCAGAAAGATTAGAAAAGAAATTTAGTTTTTCAAGTAGAAGCCAAGCAAAAGATTTTGTTATAGAAATAATGAATATAGAAGATTCTATGTTTCATCATGGAAAAATAACAATAGACCATACGGATGTAAGCGTCAGCGTATATACAAAAGACCTAAATAGAATAACAAATAGAGATAAAGAATACGCAAAACACGTAGACAATATTTTTAGAGATGTCCAAGATTACAAATATGGATGATCTAAAAGCCCAGTCAGAAAAATCTAACATCATATACAGCGAATCCTTAGAGGGTATACTTCCGGAAGATTTAACCGAAAGTAGTCATAAAAATAGATTTATTCTAAATTTATTAGAACATACATATGACCTTTCTTTTATATCAGCAAAAAAAACAAAAAACGGTAACATCTGTGCTTTTAAGATATATAATTTTAACTCAATTAGTTTTTTAAAAAATGATAAATGTTCCATTGTTATAGATGGAGAAAGTTACGAAGCGGATTTTGTTAAGATAAGCGAAAATAGCGAAAATAAAGATAAATTTATTGTAATCACGGTTTTACTGAAGACCTAATAATTATTCCTTAGAGGTTTATAGCATGGATATAACTAATTTAAATTTTTTAAATTCTCTTATTAGAAAAAACGCAATAAGAGCGGTTGAGTCTATTTTAGAATCTAGAGCAGATTCAGACGAAAGAAAAAAGCAAAAAGATTTAAGCTCATTTATATCTAAGAGAGGGCTTAAGGCTAGCGAAGATAAATCTAAAGACGTAGATGACGTAGATGAGGTAGAAAAAGATTCGGATTCTAACGTAGTAGATAAAAAGCCTGGCTTGGAAAAAAAAGAAAAAGAAAAAAGAGAGGATAGGACGGGAGGAAAAGGAACTGCCGATTCTGTAAAGGCTAAAACACCCAAAGAAAAAGTTTTTAAAGATCCTTCCTTGGTAGATTTCGTAAACAAAATAAACGTCTTAAGAGGAGGAAAATCTGTAGATTCTCCTAGCATAAAAAAAGCCTTGTCTTCTTACTTAGATTCTTTATCAACTGGAGAAAAAAGAAGCATGCTAGTTTTTTTAACTGCCGTATCACAAATAATGGTAGGCAAAAAACAAGGCGCCGACGCTTTAGACCCTGAAGAAGCCGGAATTAAAACAGCAATACAAAAGCCAATAGAGAAAACAATCAGCCAGAAAAATAAGTCTGCCTCTAAAGTAGGAACTGAAAAAGTGCCTATAGTAGTAGGAGAAGTTGCTAATAAAGAAATGGTTAGAAAAATATTGGAAAAATATAAGGGCATGAAATGAACTATTTTTTGTTAAAAAGAAAAGTTAAAAAACTTCTATCTGAATCTAGCGCAGTAGAAATGCACAGATGTATGAACGGAGACTTTGTAAAGTTTGGTTCTGAAAAGTGCATTGACGATATAGACGATAGAATCAATGACGCAAGAATAGAAAGAGACTGTTGCCCTGGAAGAACTGACGCTAGAGAACACTATAACGGAATACTTAAGGTTCTAAGAAGAAAAAAAAGAAGAGCTTTAAAAACTAACCTAGGAAGCGAGTTATGAAGTCACTAAAAGAAATATACGGATTTAATAATACTAAAAAAATAACTACTAAAGAGTTGAAGAGTATTATTCTGGAAGAAATGAATCTTATAAAAGAAGAAGAAGATTCTCAATACCAACCTATAGACAACGGAACTAATATAGCAGATGTTCCTGGGAAAGAAGTATATAAACAGCTTACTTCTGGAGATATGAACGCACCTTTAATTCAGGCTATGTATAAAGCAACAGAAAAAGCAGACAAAGAGACAGGAGAAGTTAAGTCAGGCTGGGCGCCAGGTGCTATTAAGTCTGCAGGCGGCCCTGAAGCTATTAAAGCTTGGGCTGAATCTCTAGGAGAAGAAACTATTACTTCTAGAATAGCTAAAGTTGCAAGCGATCTACCATCAACCGGCCTTCCTAAAAAAGAAATGCCTGCGTTAGAAGGAGGTGATGCAGACAAAGTAAAGGATGCTTTATCCCCTGGAGGAAAATACAACATAGACCTTGAAGCACAGTATGCTGGCGGAGAAGAAAGCGTGGATAGCTGGATGGATTCTCTTTCTGACGAAGACAAGGCAAAACTTGCTTCTGGCGAGGAGCCCGAAATAAAAGAAGAGGGTGTCATTAGAGAAGAAAAATATCCTGCGCCTGGAACAATAACTGGCGGAAGCACAGAATCACCTGTCGGACAAGCGCTAGCGTTTTTAGTAAAAGGTAAGCATGACGGAGATGATTCTGACGACAATATCCAAGTTAAAGTAAACGATAAGATGAAAAATAGCAGTATGATTCCAACTCAAAAAAATATACTGATAGGCAAATCTTTACTATTTGCTTTCTTACATACAACAGTTGGAGGCATATCTGATCTTTCCGATATGGGTGGAGCTTTTGTAACTTCTGCAGGAGAAATACTTGACGGCCACCATAGATGGTCAGGCGCTTATATAGCGACAGGCGGAACGCTTGAACACGATAACGTCCATATAGTTCAAGGAAATAAAGACGACCTTTTACCTGCTTTAACTACCATTGGAAATGCAATAGGTAGAGACCAAAAAGAAAGCAAGCAAAATTCTGATAACGTTATAATGGAAAACTGGCGCCGGTTAGCCGGTATTCTATAAGAGGAGTTTCCAGTGATTGAAGCTCGTTTACGGAAAATAGTAAGAAAAGTATTGTTGGAAGATAGATCTAAGCTAGATGCAGAATCTAGATCTGATTTCAATATACCTACAAAGCTTAATCCTAACTCAATCGATCAGATAGAGATAGGATCTCACTATTTCATTTCTCCGGATCAACAAATTTGGATAATACGACGAGAAGAATTAGATAAAATCCAGCAAGATATTCCTGTCTCGCTTAAAAATAAAGACAAGACAGATCCGGTATCAGAAGCTGGCCCGGGTGTTCACGCGCTCAGAATACAGCAAAAAATAAAAGCTAAAATCGGAGGAGGAAGAGTTGTTGAAGATTATCTAGCAGCGACGATTGTTGTCTTAGGTAAAAATGAAGACGGAACAACTAATTTCGACGATGAACACGACCCAGTAATCGTAAAATTAGGTAGTGCAAAAGGGCCGACAATAGAGTCTCTTGGTGGATATGAAGCTCAGTGGGCCGATGCTTCAAATGCTCTTCCCGAATTACAAATTCCAAAAGTAAGGGCTACCATTGCAGAGCTGTTGGCTCCTAAAGGCGTAAAGATTACTTGGCAGTACGCCATAGATCAAATGGTTGCAGCCGGCTATACTCCAAAGACGAGACAGTACGAAACAGGTGAATTTACCGATGAAGACGTTGATATTGAAAGAGATGTAGAGCCGCCAACTCAAGCAAAACTCGAAGGAAGAGGAGAACGTTTACTGTCTTTTATTTTTCCGAACCTATATCCAGTCGGGGCCGATGCAACCACTGCAGGAGTCGATGTTAGAAACTCTGGCGAAATAGGTGGTTGGCCAGCCGCTGAAGTTAAAGAGACAGAGTTTAGAATCGGAGCCGAAGGAAGAGCGCCGGTTTATAAGTTTATGAAAAAAGTTGTTCCTCTCGCCGGGCTAATGCATGAATTAGTTTTAAGGGCTTCGGAATCTTCGGAAGATAGCCCTGTGTTCCAGAGATTTTTACAGCAGTTCGATGATAAGATGCTAGAAGCTTTATCTTCGGCTGATCTTAATTTATGCGGCGATTCTCGAGATAAAAAAAAGGTTGCAAAAGCAATTTATAATACTGCCATGCCCATCCAAACAAGAGATAGTTTTAGGCTAGTTTTGCAAATAACAAATGCGGTTTGCAACATTTACTCAGATAAAACAGCATCATCTCCTAATGCTACGATAGATAACGCCAGTGCTTACGATATAACAAACGCTGAAATTGCTGACGCAAGATTAAAATATGTAAAGATGGATCTAGATGCACGCGGTAGGTACGGCCGACAGACAGCCGGAAGTTTTGAAGCCGGTGAAATAGCTGTTTCTCACATAACAGATATGGCTAGCCAGTTGGAAGAAGCAATAAGTAATCTGGGCGGGCTAGATGGCATGGATCAAGAAACAAGGGATCTTGCGGTTTCATCTGCATACGGAGAAAAGGTCGCTAACGCGAGCTCTTTAATTGATGCCGTAAAGTCAGACCTTAGAGAAACGCTTAGGGGAACGACGATCTTTGGAAAAAAAGCGGTAATAATTCTAGATAAAAAAGTCGGTTTTACAGTTGTAGATTCAGAGGATTTAGAGAACGCTTTTAAATACGGCGATGAAAGTTTAGAGACTTTGCTGTTGGGAAGAATTACTCAAGGCGGTCAAAAATTAAATCTAACAAGTAGGTTTAAAACTTTAAAAAGCATCGAGGATCAAATTAGCCAAGACGACGTGACTGGCGTCACCAACTCCGGCGAGTTAGAGGTAGTTGATGCCCCGGTCGTTGTTACCACAACACTGGACAACCCAATTGGCGATGCAAAAGTTGAGCAGATACAAGATGGCCTAATAAGAGCTGCGGTTCACGCTTTATTAAAAGAAGAGTTAACCCGCACCGACAAAAACGATATTGAGCGCATTGCTAGAAGACAGGCTAAAAAATATTTCGATCAGCAGATCTCTAGATCTATAGAAACAGAAATAGGTAAAAGCTTTTTAGGAAAAAGAGGAAAAATTAATAAACACGTAGATGATGCTATAACTGACCGTTTTAAAAAATCAAAAAATGACAAAGATTTTGACGAAGCTGTTATAAGGGTCTGTAGAAGAGTTTTAAAGGCTATGACAGACATGCATTACAAAAGAAGCAATTTAATCGATCAAATGCCTGTTCCTAAGTCGTAATAGCTAAAATGTACAATTTAAAATTTCTATTAAAATTAATTTATGGGAATTTTGCACGTATTTGATTTTGACGACACTTTAATAAAATCTGAATCTAGCGTAAAAATATCTCATAAAAACGGAAGCACTTCCATACTTTCTTCTGAAGAATATGCAAAATATAAAGAAGTAGATGGAGACATTTTTGATTTTTCTGAATTTGACTCTTATCCTAAAGGCGCTGAAATAATAGAGCCGGTTTTCAGCGAATTAAAAAACTCCATATCACAAGATGGAAAAAATTCTGTAATTATATTAACTGCCAGGTCTAAATCAAAACCCGTATCTAATTTTTTGTCAGACCATGGAATAGACGGAATAAAGGTTGTGGCAGTAGGTAGCAGCGATCCTATAGACAAGGCCGTTTATATAATGTCTCAATTGAAACAAGGAAACGTTGATTTAGTAAGAGTTTTTGAAGATAACGTTAAAAACATTAGAGAGATAAGAAAGATGATGGTTAACGGAAAAACAAAACTACAGACTCATAGAATAAAAAACGGCAGGATAGTTTAAGATATTAGCTATTTCTGAAAACTAAATTACTTTACCAGCAGCATAGTTAGTATTGAGGAATTTTTATGAAAAAAGTAATAAAAACAGAGGCAGAAATAAAAGCTTCTATTGAATATAGACAAATTTTAAAAGAAGAGCAGCTTGTTTATGATACTTTTATAGCTCCATTTTCAAGGCTATTTACAGCAATAAAATTGACAGCAAAAACGGTACTAAATATTGCTGGTTTAGCTTGGGGCATGTTTACTTTAAGCCCGTCTAAAATGGAAAAAGCTAGAACCAATTTTGAAGGTCGACAAAAAGAAATAGAAGCTGAATGGAAACCTGTCATAGAAGAAAGTGAAAAATATTTGAAATCAGGCGAAGCCGCTTTAGCTTCTCTTATATTTGCACCGGCAGCAACAATAACAGCGGTCGCTATGAAAACTGGCTTTGACGGAACAACAGGGACATTAGACGCTTTGAATAAATCAGGCCTTAGAATACCTTTAGTTGGTGCTTTAGGTGGATTGTCTGGAGACTACACATATGAACCAGAAAAAACAACAGATTCGAAGCCAGAAAAAGAAAAATCGCTTCTTCAAAAAATTGCGGGACTTTTTTATATAGAGAGTTCTTGGCTAGAAGGAGATCTCATATTAGAGGCTGAATCAGGAAATAAAAAATTCGGAGTTTCTAATTTTAAAAAAGAACTTCCTGTTTGGCTTAATTCGACCGGAATCATGAAAAAATTTAAGAGCTCTGCTGATGAATATTACAAAGCCCATGAAGAGCCAATACAGTCTATAATCGAAGATGCAGAAATAAAAATTTCAGTTCTTAATTCTTTATCAAAACTTTCATCCTTTGACGAAGCCAAAAGAGTAATGGCAGGAAGTAATATGGATTCAGAATCAATAATGAAAAATTTTAACGTCGCAAAAGAAAAAATAAAAAAAGATAAAAATTTTACAGCCGGTGTTCCAAAAGAAATAAAGAAAAAAAATCCTACCCCTGAAGAGATAAACGAACAAGCAGAAAAAGCGGTTTTAAAAACAGCAACTACAAGAATACAAGTAATAAAAGAGGAAGCTAAAAAAGCAATCGACTCATTTAAACCTAAGGATTTAGACACGGATCTTTTATCTACAACTAACGCTGGAAAAAAATTTATTCAACTGTTTAATAATGCTAAACTAAGTGTTGACGGCCTTTAATATATCACTAAAGGAGTTAAAATGCAAAAAAATTGGATACCAGAGATAATGTATGAGGACCCTGCAGAAGTAGGGGCATCTAGCCATATACCCTTTATACCTGTCCCCCAGGGAGAAAGTATGCCTAGAATTATATTCATATTTGAATCTAGAGAAACAGGAGAAACAGAACCTGGTCCTAACGGAGAAGATCTTCCGGTTACCGAAATGGACTTACACCAATATGCCGACATGGCTGTTTTAAAAAAGGGCTTAAGCGGAGAACAGTTCGATGCTGTTAGAAAAGTATTAGGCTTAGAACCTTTAAGCGTTGCTGCCTCAAAAGGAATGAAAATTACAGGCGCTGTCAAAAATAATTTAGGACAATAAGTGTAAAAATAATATACTTGCTATATAATATAAAAGTATAGTTTGTTTGATTTTTTAAAGCTTTTGGAGAAAATTATATGAATCTAGAGATTCAGAGCCTTGTTTTTGTACTTCAATCTTCGCCACCTAAATTAATACCTGGAAAAATTATAGAACAAATAATTTCTAGAACTGTAGAAGGTGAACAAACTAAGCATGTAGTTCAGTTTTCTAATAAAAAGACGTTTATATTAGAAGAATTAAAAAAGCCTTGGTTTCCTAGCTTAGCTAATGCAAAAATATACCTGGAAGAAGAGGCAGAAAAGCTAGTAAACTCTGTTATAGGCGAAGCAGTAAGCACATCAGAAAGGCTGTTTGGAACAAAGCCAGAAGTATCAGAATCAGAAGAAGATGTGTTGTCCGGTCTTGAAAAACAAGTAGATTCTAAAAATTTAGAAGAAGACGAAGTTTATGTCGATATGGGAGATGGACAAAAAATGAAAGTTACCCTTCCGGAGGTTCTAAAAAAAAAATGAAAATCCTAATAATCGATTCTTACAACATGATTCATCGAGCTAGGCATTCGTTTAAATTCAGCAAAGACAATACTACTTTTGGGTTTTTTAGATGCCTAAAATCAGAAATTGATAGACATGAACCTGATTCTGTTTTTATTGTATCCGAAGGAAGCCCGAAACACAGAAAAGAGCTATTCCCTTCTTATAAGGCTAATAGAGATAAGAAGATAGATAAGGATTTCTTGAGGCAGATTGACGATATATTCGAATTGTGCAAATACTTGCCCTTAACAGTAATAAGGCACCCAGACTATGAATGCGATGACGTCATAGCTATGATATGCAACAATTCTCCAGATTCAGAAATAACTATTTGCTCTTCTGATTCTGATTTTATTCAATTGATAGAAGAAAACGTAAAGCTTTGGAATCCTATAAAAAAGAAGTTTATAGAGAAATGGCCTGTTGATTATCTTATATGGAAATCACTAAAAGGGGATTCATCGGATAACATACCAGGAGTCAAGGGTGTTGGAGATAAAACAGCTACTAAGTTAGCTGCTTCAAGTGATAAGTTGAATGAATTTTTTGAAAAAAAGCCGCTACTAAAAAAAGATTTTGACCTAGCTTTAGAGTTGATAAAATTTAAAAACATAGATTTAAATGATAACATGCTTGAGTGCAGCAGTTATAATTTCTCTGAAGATTTACTAAAATCTTCATTTGAGAAACTTTCTTTCAAGTCTATAACTGAAAAGTCTTGGGGGTCTTGGAAAACAACTTTTGGAGCTTTAAATGACGGAAAAACAATTAACATTAGCAGAGCATGAAGATCTTAGAACTAGAGGTCTAATACTGGAAACAGAAATAGCTATTGTATCAGGAGATTTACTGGTTGCAGAAAATGTCGTAACTAAATCTAGAAGAATAGTAGGTAAATCAAACATGCTAAATGAATCTAAGAGACTATTAAAAGGATGAACATTACAGAAGTAAAATACGGGACAGATGCAAGAGACTCTATGGTAAAAGGCGTCTGTAAACTAGCTGATGCAGTATCTGTGACGCTAGGTCCAAAAGGTAAGAATGTAGCTATACACTCGCACGGAAAACTTCCTCACTTAACAAAGGACGGAGTAACAGTAGCCAATGTTATAGCGTTTAGCGATCCTTTTGAAAACCTAGGAGCGCAATTAGTAAAAGAGGCGGCGCAAAGGTCTGCAGAGGTTGCAGGCGACGGAACTACAACATCTACAGTTTTGGCTAACAGTATACTTGTTGAGGGGTCTAGATTAATAGGAAAAGATGGCGATGTAAGAGATTTTGTATCTGGCATAGAATATGCTGCAACTCAGGTATTAAAAAATCTAGAAACATCCAGGGTTTCTGTAGAAAGCAAAAAAGATATAGCCAATATTGCAACCATTTCAGCAAATGGGGATTCTCATATAGGCAATTTAATAGCTGATGCTATCGATAAAATAGGTGAAGATGGAGCTATATCTGTAGAGCAGGCAAGAGGTCTAGAAACAAAGTTAGAAATCGTAGACGGAACAGTTATAGATAGAGGCTTTTTAAGTCCTTATTTTGTTACTAATTCTTCCAAGGGAACCGTAGAGCTAGAGAAGGCATGCGTACTAATATACAACCAGACGCTAAATACAGCAAAATCAATACTTCCTGCTTTAGAGTTTGCAGCATCTTCAAACAAATCGATACTAATTGTAGCTAATGATGTAACAAGTGAAGCTTTACAAACTCTGGTTCTGAATAAAATGAAGGGTGCTCTAAACATATGCGCAGTAAAAGCCCCAGAGTTCGGATCCTCTAGAACCGTGGCATTACAAGATTTAGCTG